AGGTAACTATATATTCTCCAATAACGTAGTCTTTATTTCAAGACTTAGGCTAATACCCGGCCAGTAAACTGGATATATAAAACTCAAACATTGTTTAACGTTTTATATATTATTGCAGATATTACTCCACCAATGACTCTCATTTATCTTCTCTCACCATACAAAGCGATTATATCTGGTCTCTATCATCTCCACCACCTTCTTGATATCAGATAAAGTTAGTTTCTTTATCTCCATATTCCTGCTATCCATTCTGACAAAAGAGTCCTTGAACTCCTGCTCGGTTATGGCATCCAACCTAAATAGATTGTATTTTATAAGTAACTGGGTTACGTCAAATATCAGGATATTAAGATCAATATCATCCTTCAACTCATTAAGAAGATCACGCATCATTTCCTTAATGGCGTCAGTGTCAAGTTCCAGCTTCTCGGCCTCCTTCATCAGCTTCTTGATGATACCATTGTACTCGATTATGATATTAGCGTTATCGTCATCGGCAGGTAGAAGGATATCCATCGTACATTTTATACCCACCTTATCACTAAGCCTTTTGTTGAACTCAGTCATATAATCAAAAGCCTGATCCCTGCTTAAAGCGTATGTATGGTCAAACAACTGCCTTTGTCTGTTATTGACAAAATAATGACTGGTGTATAACATCATCAAAACCTTCACTCGCTGGATGCGTAGGTCTTGCATAATTTTCCGATGTAAAAAACTATCTAACTGCATAATATAAAGAGTCCCCACCGGGGCCATCACACACCCGACAGGGACCAACTTTTAAATATCTTACTCGTCAGGTGATGGACTGACACCGCGAAGATAAATCAAGATAATTTATTTAGCAAGGATTTTCCGCTTCATTTTCTCCGGATACTACGTTACCGTCGGAAACCAAAGACTTGTCCTCGGCCGCCTTCGTAGGCGAGGCGAACTCCGATGGCAGATCCGGCAGGTTAGGGAACGAGACTTCCGTCTCCTCCTTGGATACCTTGTTCTCCTTGATACTCATCCTAAACTTAGGAGCTATGAAAGGATCGTTGTTAAGATCGATGTTGATCGTAACGTCATTCATCAAAATATCCTCCTTAGTTCTGGAATCACCTATCCATCCTCTTACGTCAGCGGTCATAGGCATCCTGCTAGCCGCTTCCTTGACAGCTTTAAGCCGGTTCTTGATAACATCCACGTCTCCCGCCAGCGGAATCATATATGTCTTATTATCCAACCCTGATCTGGCTATAGCGTTATTAAGATCCATTATATCATCAATACTTACGCCTCCGCCTAGACCTTCCGTAATCCTATCAGCCATCGATCCGATCATGGATGAGAATGATGATATATCCTGATTTTTCAATCTTACGGGGTACAGGTAATTTCTTCCATTTCCTGTCTTTATAGCTACAACCGGGATACGCGAATTTTTATAATTACCATACTTGTCCCTAACGATAGCCGTACAGAACGGGAATATGTTATACCTAATATTATCCTTCATCGTAACCTCCCCGTTCTCTATATATCCTACGCTCTCGACCTTACCAACCGTCTCATTGGTAAAGTCATTTTCGGATACCATCAACGTACCATTATCATCACTTATGCTAAAATTAGGTCTTCCTGGCAAAACACTGGTGACTGCGCCTACGAACGGTATATCAATCTCGCCAGCGACAGATCCCACATTATCCCTATACAACTCAAAGGCCATACTCCTTAAATCAGCGTTACTCCCTTTTGAGTCTGGATCATTGGCTTTTAGCACCGAGACAAAATTACCATCACTATCCACGATCTTAATAACCATATTATCAACCAGCTCTCTGTAAGCCGACTTAGTCTCATCAGAATTAGGATCAACGGCGTTAAGGCTATTGTATTTATCATACAGTCCCTTGGTGTATGGATCTGACATATCCATCTTAAACCTTACCATATCACCCTTGCGAAGGCTAGCCGCTGCTTCCTGATTCACCGACTCGTTATTAGACCCAAACGTATCACCCGTATAATAAGGGACAATAGACCCATCCTGCCCCTTGCGATACACCATGAACCAATTGGAGGTCGATAAGGCGGTCTGCCGCCCCAGTATGACACCGGTAGCGTTCTCGAAAGCCTGAGCGTCATCCTCACTAATCATCCATCTTGAATGATTCTTGGACTCAATAACGCTGAACATGTTCGTCCCATCAGTAAAATCCATCACCATCTTATCATCCATAACATATTCACCGGGCGTGACGAGAGCCTTAAGCCCGGATCCCGCCATAAACCTGTCAAGCCTCATTCCTCCTACCTCATAATACATGACCCCACCGATCTCCCTCTTTTGAGCCATCAACACCACCGGATTCTGGGCGGCGTTGACCTCCGTCCTGCCGGTGGATGTCCCGGGTTCGCTCTCCGTGAGAACATCACCCATAGGTATAGACTTATCGTAATCCTTGACAACCATACTTCCATTATCATACAGCCTCATCCATTCCACGAATTGAAGAAGAGGATCATCGGAATAATTATTGATAATATCAATAGCCTCATTAAGTTTATCCTGATCAACTTCATTCCCGTTGTCAATATCATTCATAAGATCATTGTAAGTCTGTATAGCCCCCTTAACCTGATCCTTATCAAGACCATTAATGTTTATATCTATGATATCATCAATAGTATCTCTGATGTTATTTAAGACGTTATCGTTGGTATTTAACCTATCTATCATTGACCTAATCTTATTAAGCCTAGCTATAGGATTATCGCCAAACCCATTTACAAGATCATTGATACGATCCTTATTATTATCATATATCTGCCTCTCCCTAGGAGATAAGATATCCTCATTACCGTTCCATATCTTTATAGCTATATTATTGATTCTATCATCAGAAGGATTTATGATATCCTCATTATCAGGTACATTCTCAACGATACCTCCCTCATCAGCCTTGATCTCATTCTCCATAGATCTGGCTATCATATGATTATATGTCTTGAACATAAATGCCTCATCCTCTCCTATAAGACCATCTTGATAAGCTTTATCTATGGCCTGATCATTGGCATAAAGGGAATTAGCATCAGGATCATCGGTATTCCTGAAATCATACTTGCTGTCATCCTCCTCATAAGTCTTCCCCCATGCGTTCGATAATATCTTCATGAACCCGCGCTCCTGCGCCCGGATGAATCTTCTGTCACGCATACGACGAAGTGACTCGTTTATATTCTTATAAGCCACAAGATTATGACGATACTCGCTAAGCAACGCCATAGCCTCCTTATGATTATCAACCCCACGGATAGATACGGCATTCTCAAAACCGACTATAGTCTCATAAGCTGCCATAAGATCGGCGGCGCTGATCCTTGATTCATCCCTGTTTAATAACAGCTTAGATATATCTGTCTCTGAGTTAACTAACGTAGCTAATCTCCTCTCCAAAGCAATCCTATCCTCCGTCAATTTAAGAAGTCTATCATTCTTCTTGGCTAACTTGACCTTATCAGACTCAAGAGCTTCCTTAGATGTGACACTCTGCTGAAGCTTCAAAACATTCTTCTCCATTTTCTGTATATCATCTGTAAGCTTCCTGAGTTTCTCAAGATCCCTACTCGAATCAGGATTAAGACGAGAATATATATCTAAAGCAGGTCCTATATCCGTATTGTATATCCTTCCTAACTGATTAGCGATATCATCCAAGTTATCCTTAGCCTCAAGACCGTTATAAGCCATGTTGGAGATATAGGTGTTAAATGATCTATTGGATATACCATAGGTAAGGGAGTCGGCAAATCTGCTGGCCATAGTAAAATTATCAACCTTCTTATTGAACTCACTGATAAGGTTGGACTTATACTCATTTACCTGCTCATCTGTCATATTCATATCGGAGGCTATATCGCTATTAGGTATAGACTCGATGACTGTCTTGAAATTCTCCTTAGTATCATCTAACATCCCCATTTCCTGATCATAACGAAGACGGTTGAATACGGCATCACTAAAAGTCTTATCTACGATTCTAGAATTAGGTATATCATCAGCGTTATTATCCGTTTTCAAGCCTGATAATTGAGCGTTAAGAGCCATACTGCCACGAATAGCACGGATAGCGGCGGTAGTCAAGGCGCCGGCATTGGTGTTGTAGACCTCCACCATCCCCTTGTTCCGGGACATGTCTTGGCTCCATTCCTTTATACCACCAATAGTTTTTCCTCCCATAACCGATCCGATAATCATACCGATGCCGATTTCCTTCCATCCCTGATTAGATCCGTAAGTCTCCTTGAACCCGTTCTTTATAGCCTCCATATAGCCTATATTCTGCCGGATAGCCATAGGATTGTATCTTGATTCTACCCAATCCTCGGCGGATTTACTAGCCACTCCCTGAAGACCTTCCTCATACAGACCCTCAGATACCGGGCGTTTGATGATATTGAACGTATTCCCGGCTATTTTCTGCCATTTCTTAGGCGTTATGGCCCTTAATGTCCCGTTATCCATCCTCTCGGCGCCTACGCCAAATATATTGCGTTTTATGAACTTATCCACGCCAAGATCCATGCCGAACATATCGCCGAACATAGCTATATTGGATAATGACAATATACCGACATTAGCGCCAAATACGGCATTAGCGGCATCGGCGTTGTCAGCCCTGAACTTCATAAGCTCCTCATATGGGACTTCCCTTCCATAAGCGTTACGGTAAGACTGCCTGAAATTCTCCTCAGCCTCCATCAACATGCTTCTAGCTTCGACAGATGCCTCCCATGAGGTAGATGTACCAAGGAAAGCGAGGGTGTCCAGCCCCTTGCCTATCCTCTGTCCAGCACGGGCGGCCCTAAGGTAAACGCCGAACGCTTTCTTGGTATCCGAAACCGCTTTGCCTATCCTAGCCAAAGCCACGCCTGCCCTAGCTCCCGTACGAGCTAAGTTCATCAATCCAGCACCGGAATATACAGCTGATGATAACATGGCACCAGCGGTAAAAGCAAGACCGGATAAGAAATCGTTAGACCAGAAATTAGCCGTAGTCATGCTCTGAAGAAAATTCATATCCCGCTCCTCTCGATTGTAATAATGAGCTAGACCATAATCCATCTTCTTATCCTGATCATCCAGCCATCTCGTGAAATCGTTATCAAATACGGCGTTAAAATTACCTCTGGATACACCGGCGTAAATACCATAAAAAGGCTGGATAACGCCGCCTAATCCGTATAAAGCAGCCTTACCCGCCAGCTTACCCAATCCTCTCATCCATTTCTCGGTCCTACCCTGGCTCCTAGATAGACGCGTGTCGTTATCTACGCCTGGAATATAAGACTCGTATTTAGGTATCCAAGTACCGCTACTGAGTCGATATCTTGAATCCTCCAACGATATCTCCGGACCTGTAAGGTTAAACCTACCCTTATAGCTTTGGTCAGATGCCATATATCCCAATGGGGACATATGCTTTATATCATCATAATAATTTGTCTTAACGGTATTCTTAATCCTTTCCGACAATGATGGTATCTGCGACTTTGATCTCTCCGAAGCAGAGTACGGATCAAGCACGGGAGGCAAATCACGATCCGGTATATCATAGGTATTCGTACCAATGGCTCTAGTGGCATCAACACCCATTGTAGGATAGCCATATCTTTCGGCCAATTTCTTTCCATCAGGAACGTTATTACCGGTTTCCATTATTTCCATTATTTCCACTATTTCTGTTTTTTATCTCTTGATCAATGATACTGGCTATAGGGGAGATGAAACTCTCGAAGTCATCGGTAGTCGATCTGCCCTCACTCCTCCAATACACCTCATTTTCCTTACTAAGTATCTGTTGCCACGCCATAGTCAAATAATACTGAGGACAAAAATCAATCTTTCTGGCTACTTCGTCAGCGTAAGCTACGCCATCTAGGTCTATAGAATACAACGGGGTATCTCCCTTACTGGCTTTCCCCTTACCATATATATCCACATTTATGCCAGAAGATCCATTATTATACTTATATCCTGAAGCCCTTAACTCGTACATGGAAGCGTTATCAAACAACACGTCAGTAGCGATCATCATCTGATTCTTCCTGATATTACCGTCATTTATATTCGTAAACATATCTATATAAGGCATTGTCATATCTTTGGCCCCGCTGGCGTAAGCGAATGGAGCCACCTGCAATGACTTAGCCATCTTCCCATAAGCGTTATCACTTGAATTAGCGAACGATATAGATACAACACCAGAGTCGTAGGTCTCGGATGGAATATTTACCTCCTCTTTATAGAAAGCAAGGTCATTGGCAGCCAGATCAGCCTCGCTTACCTCAATAACGGATCTACCATCACCTCCATTATTGCCAATGATCTGATACTTACCATCACCTATAGGGGATATGGTAAACGTTATCTTCGTATTGGCATTATCCTTATCCTTAGGAATAAAACCACCACCACGGGTAAATAGGTCACTAATCTTTATATAATCATACTCGGCTTTGCTTTTAGACGGATAATCACCGGAAAAGATATACTCACGCTCGGCGTACTCATGACGATATTGCCTTAAATAATCCTCGCCAGCACGCTTTGCGTCATCATTTAACCTACCCAAATCTCCACGGCTCCATTTATGCCTTAATAAATCATTTCTTTCCTTATGCGCTTCGTCATATATAGCGGTAGCGACAGCGATCGCTCTATTATCCCCAGCAAACCTGTCTTTTATTTCCTCGATATGCCTATTCTTGTTAGCCCCAGATACGGCAAGAGACATTATAGATTCAATATCATCAAGCGACAAAGACGTTCCCATAAGATCATTCAAACGATCCATAATAATACTTGACTGACCTGAATCTACCGATACGTATGGCGCTTCCCCTTGAATATTACTATTAACAACGTTTATATTATCATTTAGCAAAGAACTATAAGCAGATAGCTTAGCCCAATCGTCTAATGTTATATCGTTTATGCCATCTATATCAAAAACCTTATCACCATTATTGTTAATATCCCCAAGATTGAATGTGCCAAATCCGTAACTAATGTCTATACCTGATCCTTCATACGATCTAGCCTCTTTCTCAATTATAGCATCAACACCATCCAAAACAGTATTCTCAGCCTTATTGAAACCCTCATTAATCTTACTATACTTATTCCTTTGGTTATTTAACCCAAGAAGCTTTATATAACTATCCTTTCCATTATAATCAAGAAGTGTATTCGTAGATCCACCATTAGCCTTAAAATAAGTCATGATAACCTGACCCCTATCCATATCCTTGACCACATTACTATTCTCAGGATCAGATGCCCATGCGTCGATCTTCCTCTTGGCATCGTCTGATAGAGACTTTACAAAATTCTCCATGCCTGTATTCACCGCCTTTTCATTGGCTATAAATCCATTCATGAACTCATCGCTTATATTCACATCTTCAAGATTGGCACTCTTCGTAACCACGGTGGGACCGGTCATGTCATCGCCTCCACCATTTCCATTCTCCGATTTACCTGATTTACTAGCTCTTATCAAAGCGGATTTCTCCATGGCTAGATTATGCCTTTTTGTCTCATTGAACTTAGCCCTCTCCATTATCTGTTGATTAGCCTTGAAATAATAATCATCAACACCAAGCGTCTCGTATGAGTTATTATAAGACCATCGTAACCCCACGCCACGAAGGAACTGCTGCCTCACCATGAACATGCCGGCCCGCTCCGGACTGTAGTTGCTGCCGATAACTCCCTCAGCCTCCTCCACGAAATCATTTTTCTGCTTGGTGATATCCGCCAGCTCTGACTCCAACCTAGCCTTTTTGACCTTATCATTGCCAACGCCCTTTAGCTTTGCCCGTATAGATTCTTCCTTGGCACTAAAATCATCAATATACCCTTTAAGGAAATCAGAGGTACTCTGGACATTGAATAGGTCAGGATTCGTCCTAGCCATATACCTACCCTCTAGTTGCATCTGAGCTTTGCCGTTCTCTGATATGGAAGCCATGGCTATATCCCTGACTTGAGCATAGCTTATTTCATCTATATACATCTCACGCATCTCCCCCGTCCTGTTACCATTGGCATCAATCACCGGCACATTGACTTTCTTTCCCTTATTAAGGGAGATGAAGTTCTTCATCTTCTCATCAACCTCAGCGTGATAATCCGTATAAGGAGTATAATGTATAGGATTAAGACGTGTTCCTACCTGACCGTCATTCATCCATGCCACGGCATCGGCGAAAGCCTCAGCCTCGTTTATAGGACTATACATCTTAGGATTATTCAATTTCATATCCTCCATCTTCTCACTAAACGACCGGATCTCCCTAGTGCCGGCAATGGCATTCAACACACGGGTATCCAGAGCCTCTCCAAGACGAGCCTGTATACTTCTGGCTATACCATCAGAAGCCAGATTAGATTTACGATACACGTTATTCACGTCCTGTATCAATCCATTTAACCTATTCTGAAGATATTCCCTATCCTGAGGTTTTATAATGTCAGAATTGATAATATAATCAGCATACTCGTTTATAGCCTGCCGATTGGTATCTATCTTCTGCTGCATGTATCCCATACCCTGCATCATGACATCCATGTTGTAGGGTGATACGTACTTACCGTAATTCCTTAATATACTGTATTGTGAAGCCATTATTTATCCCTTTTTGCCTTTAGTTACTTCCTGAGCAGGATATAATCTCCTGTAACTTAATATATCTCCTTGAGGGTCTGCGATCAACTGGCCATTGGGACCAATCTTAACATCCCCAAATATAGATCTTAATGTATTCATGGTCGTAGCCGTGTTCCACTTCTGCTGAATCTCATCATTGACGCTATCGAAATACCTAGCCCAGTTCTCGTCATTTATAGCCAATCCCTGCAATATCCGTTGTTGATAAGCTTGACGTTGGGCTATGTTCTTGTCGTAAGTATTCGCCCATGATTGAGAATTGACATTATCAGCCCAAGTCCTTTGAGCCACATTCCCTTGTTCTACCTCATTTATATACTTACCTATATTGGAACTCATGATAGCCTGTAAATTGGAAGATAAAGCCCCTCTCTGGGAATCCGGGACATTACCCATCTGATCCAATTGTAATTGGAAAGCACGATTAGCCTCAACCATATACTGATCAGCCGATCTCAACACCGGGTCCACGGTAGGAGCGTAATGTCTTTCCAGACCTTCCGTTGTCACGGCTCCCGGAGTCATCCTGAACACCTCAGGAAAGTCAAGACCACCACCTACTATATTCCTGCCTCCATTGCCGCCGTTCGACTTACCGGCATTTGTGTTGGTTTTAGGAAGTGTATTAGGATCAATCAGCTCAGGCATATCCAGCTTAACATCAGGATCCTCCACATCACCTATATCCATAGGACCGGGAGCCACCTTATGCGGGTCAAGTATAAAATCAAGACCTTCCATTCCCTTCATGGATCTCAATGCCTGCATCTTAAGCATATCCTCGCCAAGTATCTTATTAACGACATCCTTGTTCTTATCAGAGAACAGTTGGCTAAAATGGGTGATACCGGCATCGTTAAGAGCCTTATGCTGTTCCTCTGTAACAACGTCTAGACCGATCATAGGGCGAGATGTGGTAAACAAACCTAATTTATTGTCTCTCATCCTATCATGATATGCGGCTTTCTTGTCTTCCGGGTAATTACCTTGACTATCCTCACCGCCAAAGGAAACGAGCGTCGTGTAATCCCGAAGCGCCTCGGCGTTGGCGATGATCGGGTTCTCAGCCGTAGCCAAGCCCATCCAGCTACTTGTCTGACCGTAGATAGCGTCTTGCAACGCCCTAGCCCTAGTGCCCTCTGAAGCTCCCATATAAGCATCGTAAGCGACCGGATTGAATGTCTTATAATAATTCAACCTCTCATCCGTATTAATACCTCCATAAGAGCCATCAGTTCCTTGGCGCTGATAACCGAAATAGTTAGGATCATTGTTGAACCTATTCTCGATCGGGCGGAAAGTTAATTTACGACCGAACAAAGACGTGCCTCCTATCTCCATCTTCTGGCGAATACCAGCCACTTTCTTAAGCAGCTCTTTCTTAGCCTCAGCTATATCCTCCTCCGTAAGACCGTATTCTTTCATGGATCTGGATATGATATTATCTATCTCGCCTCCCTTGGCAAAATAAGTATCCTCATCCTTCTTCATCTTCCGGTCTTCCTGCTCCTTGTATATGACATTAGCGAAGTCCGTAAACCTTCCCTCTAATCCATTAACCGTATCGTTGCTATCATTTATAGCCTTAGATAATACGGAGGCGTTTAAACGCCTTGTATTCTCGTCATCTATCTTATCGTTTTTCTTCAGCTTCTCCAACGCCTTCTTCTGGTCATCGTAAGCCGATTTAAGACCGATCTTAGCCTTATACCTGTCCATTAACGTAGCATACGTATCCTTAGGCGTGGCTTTGATCCCATACGTATCTCTGATGTATTTAGCGAAATCCGGCTCTATGGTTGTGTCGTCGGTAATAACCTTCGTACCTTCCTCCAAGGAAACGGGCGTTCCCCCATCGGCATGCTTCTGCCCCATGGCCTCCATCGGCGCCTCTCCGGGCTGCTCCACGTACTCGCCCTTCTCGACCTCCACGTTGGCTTGATCTTCCATCGACTTAGGTAACGGATATAGGTACTCACCGGTAAGGCTTCCGCTATCGAACCTATTATTAGGTCCCAGATAAACGCCCCCGCCATCCTTGTACTGCATTTGGGATTGCCTTCTTTGCCTAGCCTCACGTTCCTGAGCTAACCTAATATTGGTACGAGTACCTTTCTCTGACGCTATCCCAGAAACCACGTTACGAGCCAACCCCATGATACCACTAATTCCAGAGGCTATGGTAGTTATCGTATTAGCTGTTTTAGCCCCGGTGGATAAATCGCCATATCCCTCGCTTCTCATACGACCTATACCACGACCCATCTGAGTGAATCTAGACCCTATATCATCAGCGCCATAGTAAGGGATGGTGGTAAAATCAAAAACATCCGTACTACCAGACTTATCAACCTTCTTATTACTGTCAACCAACGCGCTCAAATCACTTGTATCAATGGTATTAATATCAGGATGCTGAATATCAAATCCTATCTGGGTAGACGAAACCAAAGGCTCCACTCCAATACCCTGAAGACCAACAACATTACCGGGCATAATAGGGGTGACTTCCCCAGCCTCTTGATATTTAGGTATCTTCCTCTTGATTACGTATTTGCTCATGTCTAATTAATTTCGTTCTGACACAAAGATAATTTAAAAAAACAGAGACTCATCATTTTACAATGACGAGTCTCTCAGCAAATGCTATTATTATGTACAGAATTAAATTCTTTTTATGAATAATGATCCTATGGCCTTAACCAAGTCATAAAAACCAGCAGAGCTGAGGCCTACAGCCACTCCATATAATAAAGCTTCCCACCATTCACTCCCTATAAGCAATGGAGACACCTTTAGAAACCACGCTAATATACAAACCAGCATACCTATGACTACGGCTGATAGGACTTTAGCCCACTTATGGGTGTCGATATACGGCACAACCTTAGCTAACTGCGTAGCTGACATCGTGACGAAAGCCATGATGCCGGTGAAGGTAGTTAAATCAATAGTGATAGCCCCTTCTGATGGGATTACCTCTTGCGCCATCAAAGCGAATGGCGTCAATAACATAGCAAATAAAAACAACAATCTTTTCATATCTAAAACGTTTAATTACTTCACAAATATAGTATTAATTCTGTGTTCTGCTCATACCCTTTATATTAAGACTTAATCCCGGTATCATATTAAGCACCAACTGCCTTTTCGCCTGCTCCCTACGCATACGCTCGGCTTCCGCTATCTGCTTCTCTGATTGGGGGTCGTTCTTGATGTTATTAGCGATATCCTCTATAGCTTTCTTGTTAGCGCCAGATTGAGCTAGCATCTTATATAACAGGTCTTGACCTTCCTTCTCCCACCAGCTATCTATGGAAGGGCGAGAAGCCAAAGAAGGATCGGCAGGGGCTACCGTCTCAGGTACGGACTGCTGACCTCCGTCCCCCGTGCCCGAATTCCGCTGCCCGAACTCGTATCTCATTGGCTCGACCTCAGGGACACCATACCTATTAGCGAATACATCAGCGAACTCAAATCTCTTCTCGTTTCTTAATGTCGATCCAAGAGGCCTTCCATACCCCTGATTCCATGCTACGGTAGCGTCCTTGTAGTTGGTAGCGTTATCAAAATCAGCCTTTGAGTACATATAATAATTATATACATTGCCTTGAGCGTCCTTATCAAAGAACTTGCCTTGGTTCATGTAGTTCCATCCTAGCCCCGGTACACGACCTTGATACTCATCCACAAGATAATCCAGTTGTTGGGTTAATGTAGGCTTCTTTCCGTACCTGCGCTGTAGCTCTTTCTTCCTCGGTCCAAGCCATTGCTGGATACCAAAGTCACCGGCGGCTCCTAGGGCAGTGGTATCCCCTCCGGATTCGGCGGCGATGTTAGACAGGATGCCGATCGCTTGTGTTTGTGGTATCCCCTTCTTATCCGTCAGATAATCCCATATCTCATCATATACAGCCATTTTGCTATCCCCTGATCTACGAGGATCAATCACATACTTGCCAGAACCATAAGAGCGATTGGTATTTACAGGACCTCCCTCTTCTTTCTCCTCCTTATCATCAACCAGCATAGTAGAACCAAGACCTACATAATAATCCAAATCCTCATAAACACGGTTGACAACTTTCTCGGCTATATCCTGAAATTTTTTCTTATCATCCTTATCCGGTATCCTTTTCTTTATCCCTCTCAACGTCTTACCTAAATACTTGGTGAACACGTCATTTGGGATGCTCGCATAATCATCCAATTTATCAAATATCCTACCATAAATACTTGACTCCCAAGGATTGTCAAACACATTACCCTTCCCAACTATCCCCATTTTGTAAGAAGGAGCAGATTTAAGAGGGACACCACCGGTAAGGATATCAAATTCTGGATGGGTATCATCTAGAGGTTTATCATCAAGCTGTTTATAATATATAGGAGATTGACCGGATATCACACGATCAAGATCAGATCTATACATCTTTCTTGTTATATCCTCTATCTCTCCTCCATCTTGCTTATCTTCGATCTTCTCTCCCCATAGCCCATATTTCTCCATGGGCCATATGCCGTCTATGGCATCCACATAACCAACGGGATACTCCCCGTCCAGACGCCGGTTTCGCCGCTCGTCCGCCGGGTACAGGGCGTTGGCCAACGGCTGCGTGATATGACCCAACCCCTTATCCTTGGAACTCGACATAGCATCCACCACAGTCCGATATACAGGTCTTAATTTCTCAGGTAGATATAATCCCGCCTCATCAACCAACTCACCGATCTTCTTATTTATACCCCTGAGGCTAAAATTATAATTACCCATACCGTTCTTCAACGGGGACAACGTACCTCTTATCCCATTCATGCCTTTAACTGCGGCTCCTCCGCTAAGGATATCAAACTCCGGGGATACGTTTCTCAAAGGACTATCATCCATACCCCTGAAATACATAGGACGCTCGCCTCTTACGACACGATCAAGATCTCCCTTATACAAATCCTTTATCCATGAAGGGATTTCCTCCTTCTTATCTTTCTTAGCCATAAATCATGTTTTTCACAAAGATAGGCATAATAGCATGTAGATTAAAACAGTAAGCGGATACATGATTCATATCATCTACCCGCCTATACCATCAATGCATATGATAAGCCGCTAAGGCTTTCTTAGCCGAATCCCTCGACTTGTACTTGGCCGGCCATAATTTACCGGTCTTGTTGCTAACCACTCGCCAATTACTCCCTACTTTCTTAATGCATCCTGACTTCGGGCATTCGCCCTTCTTCTTACCGCTAGCTTTCCCTGTTGCCATAACATCAAATATTTAAATTACAATAGTACTTACCTCATAAGTATCATAATTAATTTTTATCTTACTCATTTTTGAAGAATTCGGATCAAAAAATACCAAATAAGCGGCATCATAAATATAACTTGCTATGATATATGAATTAAAAGTCGCCGTAAAACCGGAGCCAGATATCACTCGTGAAAGATACATATGATCATTATTTAGAATATAACTTTTTATATCATCATATTTTGATTTGGTTATAGATGATACTATATCAATAGTCCCAGGTTCTAATAGATAACTTGATATGTCTATACCTCTTATATCCTGATATAACCCATTATCCATCAATGCTTTATTCCCAGTCCCTTTCAACTTAAGATGAAGCTGATTATCAAAATTTATATTATCTTCTGTATTCCCAAAAGACCTTACAATAACTATCTCGGTGTCATCTGATGATGCTATATTTAAAGAAGAATTAATATATTCAACATTCAAATTAGGGTAAACAGATATAGATATATCTGAAAATCCCATATTAAGGGAATTATTTGAAGCGCTGATATAAATAGTGATACAATCATTCCTTTGATCATTAAAAACCATCAAATCATTAATATTCACGCCACCTAACGCTTCCACAAAAGAATTGTTAGGTCTTATCATCCTGACATTGGACGTAGAACTACCATCAAACAACGACTTTATAGTATTATATTGAGATTGAGGCAAAGTAGTAGATTGATCTCCTACAAGCTGTAAGATGATAGCTAAAAAAGCATCCTCATCATCACTTTTAGCTACTGCGTCCTTCCACGTACCATCACCACAAAGGAACCTACCCTCATCCCCCTTAGCAGGAGCCGGCACCAATCCCGCAGCGCCAGCCCCGGACGCCGTGGCGCCAACCATATCCTTGACCTTATCAAGCCTACTTTCTATTTGTTTACCATCATATTTACCTTGAAAATCTTCCATATCATTTCAATATATAAGAGGAGGCGGCAAATACCCCCCCCCATATGTTAATAACTCAATAAATTTTCTCGTCATTACTAAACCATCTTACTATCATCTTGAACCGGCTCTCAATGTCATTCACGAACCTTGCCAAGAACCAATCGCCACGAAGACGATCACGCCACCTCCGATGATAATCGACAGCCCTGGGGTCGATCTCCCGGCCAATATCGTTCACGTCCTTAACCCATACCGGTAGGTTATTAGTATCGTCCTTAACCTCGTTGAAGTAGTCGTTGATGTTGATCTTCTGGTCCACTTCCGTCACCAGTATATCACGGCTATCGTCGTTAGTTATAGGATATCTTAGGCGCTGGCTCATGTCGTTCTTATCGGCGATGGTCATCCTAAGCTCTCCACTGTTGTTGGTATCGTTATAGAACCATGCCTTATTAAATCCAGTTGTTCTTCTAACCTGATAATTAACCTCATCCTGATACCTTCTGGCATCCATCCGATATTGGTAGTTCGTGAGGATCTTATTCACATACTGCTCACGGACAGGTACCTCTATGACGAACGGATATAGCTTACCATAAAATACCTGATACGATTGATTGGTTAAGCCATGTGACCACAATCCCACCTCCCGACTATCGTTAGAATAGTTCTTACCAGACTGGAAATAATGCTGGTGCTCGATATAATAGTCAGGGGTGTATGATAGATATGATTTCCACTCACCCTTCAAACAATTATATCCAACGGTAAAGGAGACATCCGTGAAATGGCTGGTGTCCGAAAGCTCCACCGCCTGCCCGTTCCTGTAGAACCGGCCTCCCCTGAATTGGTACTCGCTTGGATTCCCTACCGGTATGTAATCCCTCTTGGTTATCAGAACCCTCTTGAAACGATTATCCCAACCCATGGACAGACCTATACCAAAGAACTTGTTATCGATATCATAATAAGACAACTCAGCATCCGTATCGGCGTTATATATCCGGCTACGAATGATCTTCATCTGAAGATGCTCCTTAAACCAGTTTCTAAGCCCCGGTGTGACCTCCGTAAGATTCCTGCCATTAGAATCTACCTTGAATACCTGACCACGCCTTAAATCGACCCAAAAATGCCCAAATTCACAACTAATCATATCCCGGCTCTGGGTCCCGGAATATCCTAACGTCGTATTATTATACTCGATACCACGAGAGGCGAAAAGACCACCTGTCCCTAGTTCGCTATTCTCCGGGGATATTCTCTCCGCCAACACGTCTATGGCATTGTACAACCCTACCTGATTCTCGAAGCGGGCCAATATCTGATCCGACTCTATCCCCTTCATGCTTATAAGTTTCCCGAACGAGGTCTTGAACTCATGATAATCCATAGGCTTGTACGACAGCCAAGGATCGGTCATGCCGTTCTCCGAAACGTCGGCGGTGCTCCATATGACCCCGTTGGGTCTTTGGTAGGCGCAGTCCCAAAAATTGCTATCATACGTCTCTGGTAATGACCTCCCGCCTAGCGTAAAACGATTCTTGTACACAGGACTCATCTTAAACACATTATCCCTTGATATAGGGACATTACGCTCTTGGGTCCATGATATATAATCCCCTACTTCTGGATAGAATCCCTCATAAGGCTCAGGTCCGGCTATACGGAAATTGCAATTGATCTCAGACTCCACAAGGAACTGAGGTATACCATAGAAGTATAGGAAGAAACGACCGCTAAGATACATATCTCCGGTCTTGCAAGCCATCTCGTAAGCGCTCTTCCGGCTAGGGAAAGAGTATAGCGATCCAGTATCCGTATCGGTCTTATTAAGATAATCCTCCCCGGTATCATAATTAACAAAATAACGTGGATACCCGATATTCCGATAGTCGTAGTAAGGGAATGGTATCATATCTCCCTGACCAAACTGGGTCAAGTAAAACATAGGCATTTTTCTTTTAAGAGAGAATCTGGATATAAACACATCACCTCCAAAAACAGGTTTACGCTTATCCTCATCCATCAACCCGCACCCGCCTAACGACACCCACCTGATATCCTCTATCTGTCCGTATTGAGCCGGAGAATATTTCTTTATCCTCATATAAGGACAAGACACAAAAGATTCACGTGTCATAAAATGAGGCGTCATTCCAGCCACCTCATCGTTACGAATATTGCATTCATCCTGAATACGACTGGTATCATAACTTGATACTAATTCAGGGTATTCAAGCATATACTTATCCATGCCAAACGACATGAATAACGAATGCTCACGATCGAGATTATTTACAACTATAGGCTTACCGCCTACTACTTTCCCTTGTGATGAGATATCCGTTACCGGATACAATCCGCTTTTAATATACTTAGCCGTAGACAACCCACGCAACTCTGACGCTCCTATTTTTTGATAAAATAGATTATAATGAGCGACAGAGGTATAATAATAAGCGTAATTCCATCTAGGCCCCCTATCTATCAATGCCGTTAACCACTGATACCTGTACTTGCCTATATCCACCACGGACTGAGCTGTGGCCTTGGCGATACCTGTAGCCAGACGGATAGCCGTCAGCGCTATGCCAACAGGGTTGGCTAAAAAGAACACGCCTCCACCGACATATTGCTGTGAAGCCGACTGATATGTATACTCAGCTATAGCGGATATTAAATTAGCCATAGCCTCCACCGTAGCCAATGACGTCGCCATACTATAAGCCTTACTTCCTAATATCGTCCATTTAGGGTGATCCTCCACCTCCCTGAATATACCGGAGGATTTACCTAATTGATAACCATCAACAAGGCACTCAGTGGGAGCATCAGGCTTGTTGAAGGCAATATCAGGGCTTAAGAATGAATACCAGATATTACCCTTCCTGTTAAACGGATGCGTTATAAAATTCTCACGATTAATATCCTTATAGATATACATATCATCAGACAAATCGTTGTAAGGATAATTAGGATAAAGGTTAGCCGATCCGTCGGGATCATCGTACTTAAACATATCATAAGCCAGACCTGTGCCAATAACACTCTTATCCAACGTCCTATCGCCCCTATACAACTCATATCCTATTATGGAATCCCTTCTAACCTTATCTATAAGTCCGTTCTCTACCGCTATATCCAGAAACTCATTAACGATATCATCATCAAGCATCACCCCCATAGGATAAATATAGGAGTCAACTCCATATTGACCGGTCAGTTGAGACGGATTACCCATGAAAGGAGCGACAGAGTTATCCGGGAACTTGTAATGACGTATAGGTTTCTGACAAAACGTGGTTGACGTATTGGGATACTCAGCGTTATCCCCATTACCAGTGAAATAAGACTTACCCTCAACGGATTTAGGAGACCCATAGTATTTCGTCAAAGAATCTATTATATCCTTCCTCTTTAATCCTCCCGATGATATCCCGATCTTACTTGAATCATACAACTCAAAATTAGCCGGATACTTATTGGTAGACTCCCAATATCCGAAATCACCGTACTGATATGGTCTGGGAGCGCAATCAGCGGGTTTATCCCCACATGAGATACATTTCGCCTCATAGGTAACAAATCTCCTTAATTTCAATTCTTTCGTGAAGAAGAATACGTATTTCACCTCCAGTGGCCGAATGCCAAAACAGAACGGGGCGGGGAAAATGGCGGTGCCGGCCGTATAGAATCCGGCAAGCTCCTTCATGTCCTGCCTCATGGCGAAACCGGTGAAGAACACGCATACCGCAGGCTCGATGCAAACATATATCTTATGGAAAGTAGTCTTGTCATCATTCCAGAACAAGTACTTTGGCATCATAAATATCTTATGATCTACGTAATTCACTATAACACCTTTCTTGGCATCATTAGCCAAAGGATTAGGAGCCACGGTACCTTCCTTGTCCGAGAAAAACGTTATACGAACCTTATTGTATGATGACGAGTCGCCGATCGGATAATTATAGTTACCCATCATCTCTATATACATAATACCGTTATCAGGATCGGATAAACCGCTTACGTATTTTTCGTAATCCAACTCCACCCATCTGGCGTATGAGGATACATGTGGATAGAACTTGAAATAAGTCAAGTTGCTTCTACCGAACCAATTGGTCTTGGCGTCAATATCATTCTGCACAGACACACGATCTTCCCAATCAGTAGATATGCCGGTATTGAACTTAGAGTTATCACCATCACCAAAAAGACACATGGCGTTCTCAATACCAAACTGACTCTCATATTGAGGGAAGTACTTTTTCATTGAATCCATCAATATATCAAGCATAGTCTCGGTATGCTTCTTGCCTTCCCACCCATCGCCTTGGAATAAGAACGTACATTTACCCAATGACCTACCTCCTTGGAACGTGGGTAGTTGAACATCATCAATAGTAGGATTCACGTAAGGATCTCCTACCGAACATCCATTAGTACATATACCCTCATCATACAACTGCCGGACATTAGACATATCCTGACACAAGACCAAGGCGGAAGAATCTATATCAGACGGGAATTTATCCTCATCCTGACCATCCAGCCATTCCTGAACCAGATCTATGATATTCTTGCCTCCACTAGAGTAATTATCAAAATCACACAATACAGAAAACTTCCTTTGAGACTCGGCGTTACTTTGTATTAATGTCGTAGGTTCGGTCTCCACGTAATCACTAGCCAGCTTATACGTAAAATCAATCCTAGAATCTACCAAAGAGTTTTTATCCAATATAGTCCTGGTCTCTATCCTCTCGATATTATCACATCCACTAGGGAAATCAGGAGCCTTTATACCATCTTGATCTTCCGGCAACGATATAGCCTTACATAATTCATCGGTAATACCTACATTAGGCTCTATAATATCACACAAATTCTCTATATTATCAGCGATATAATCAATAGCATCATCCACCGTAACATCTTCTCCAATCGTATTAATAACGAATTGAGTCTCTCCTACCGTGGCATATTCCTGTTCTACATACCTGAGTTGCTTAACATCTAATTGATTCTTGCACTCTCCCCCAAAATCATCAAATCCCCAAGACGGATCGTTTATAACCTTGGCCGTATTCTTAAACTGCCAAAGATAACGGCGGCTGTTCCCGGCGCACTGCGGGTTGTTCTCCAGCACCGACGCAGCCGACAGGTCGTCAGAGTTACCGTCCTCATCAACGATAACCTCCATCTCCTCCCTTGTGGCCGGACGAGGGATAAGCGGGAATCTAGCTGTCCTGTATCCCGTATTGGTAAAGAATCTTATACCCAACGGATATACCTCGTCACGCATGAAAGAGGCGTATTTAGAGCAAGCCACACCGTCTTTATACAAATTCTCCGTGGCTATAGATGTCTGCCATTTAACGAAATGACCCAAGAAGTTAACGACCGGTTGAAGATTCCATTCATTCTCCACGGTCAAGCCGTATTGAAGAAGACGATTCCCGACAGACGTCATGCCTCTGGCTGTCTTATATACCGGTATTTCCTTGGATAACTTCTCCATGGTCGTACGCTCGCTATACTGATCCGTAAGGTAATAGATGGTCCTTTCCGTTATCGGATGTATACCTTCTATGAAATACTCAAGAACCGGGCTTTGCTCGCCATTATATCCAACGGTGTTCTGTATAACACCTACCTTATAATGAGATACCTGCTTATCTATATTGGATACAGTAAGCCGGATACCCATGTTGGTTGATTTGCCCCATAAGCCATCACGAATGACTATATCCTGACGATCGAATATCATGATAGGGTTGGTCAATGAGCAATATCCGGTCTTCTCTATCCCGAACTCATCGCACAACGCCACGCAGAACTGGTAGGTCCCGGCACGCAGGCTTCCCCCGAACTCCACGACCTCAGGCTCCACGCACGGGGCCGTCAGCAGCGGAAATACCAGTAGCTTCTCGCAAGCCAGCCTACACCTCTCTATTGGCTTATCATCCCCACATGTCTTATATCCATGATAATGATACCAGAAGTCACCATCATCATCCGGATTAAGTGCCTTGTCAACCATAACATATCGCTGGGGGTTATATCCATCAGTCCAGTATATCACCTTACCACACTTCTCATCCTTGATCTCTATATCAAAGATCGGGTGATGAATGGAAAAGTTAAGACAAGGGTCATCGGTCCCATCCTCTATCAACACCTCCATCAAATCACATATCTCATCGAAACGACCATCCGACTCCTCAAGCCTCTCGCCAAGGATACGATGAATATCTTTCCCTGATCCCGCTAATTGATCCTCTACGGTCTTGACATAATCCAATGACCTCATGAACGTGATCTTAGAGGTGTTGTTATCAGGATTCACCAGAAAGAAATAAGTGTTATCACCAGCTATATCATTCTTATACCCAATAACCTTATAGCCATCAAATCGCTTACATAAAAGGGTACTAGGCTCGTTCTGGATCTTAAGCTGACTCCCATCGTCACCCTCTATGGTAGCGTTCAAGGCGAAACTGTACTCAGACGGGGATAGGTCCTGTGGATGCTTATCCCTGTTCATCCCGGAATCGGGAACCGCTATATTAGAATTATTTTGCACGATGTTATGTTTTTCGCAAATATAGCAAATCCGCCAGATAATCACTTATGTGGCGGATTCTAATAAACTGTACGTATTATGCAAAACATTCAAATCGCACAAAAATAGAAAATCCTTCTGACTCTTACAAGCCAGAAGGAAAATCTAAACACTTTGCAACGTTTACCCCTAATGAAAATACAAAAACATAATAATTATGGATTTTTCCCCATGTAGCTTGATTGCTTGTCGGCGTCCTCTACGGATATGTAGAAGAACCCGTTAGTCACGTATCTCTCATTGACGTCCACAAAATCAGTAGATCCTTTGTCCACCCCTTTCTTCGATCCCTCATCACACACAGCGACCAGACTATTAAAGTCATTGGAATAACCTACGACTACACCGTGCATATCCCGATTTCGAGGATCGAATACGTACCTCATCTTACACCTATCGTAAGCTAACTCTAAAGAGCTTTTGCTTAGCCTCTCATCTAATCCAGCACCCGCTACCAAGGCCAAAACGCTCTTTGATATGTCACTCATGGTGGTATCCTTGGCCGGAGCCTTAGGCATAGAAACGCCTTCCATGACAAAATCCAACGCCTTATCTACAAGACCATCGAAATCATCATCTCTTATATAATCCTTAAGCACCTCCAGTATATATAACCGGACATGGAGTTCATTGTTAACATCACTTAATGTAATCATAACGCTAGTTTTCGGCAAAGCTAGATTATTCCTGCGCAATAAAAGATCAAATATGTCATAAGTAAAGGACTAAAAAAATAAAAAAAACTCTCCTATCCTCACGGACAAGAGAGTTAACAGATATTTATATTATGAAGAAATAGCTACTCACCTATTCTTACAATACAGTCACGGGACTCCTTGTTATAGATCATCGTACCTACCTTAGAATACAAGGTCTTTATATTTTGCCAATTATCCTCGCCGTGAGCGGATACGTTAGTAGGGGCATCACCGGTATAAACCTCCTCACCTCCTATGTTGACAAAATCATATCCACGCTTTTCCATTGTCCCACCCTTATAGGCTGTAAATTTGATAGTGACATTTCCTCTTTCTCGACCGCCATACCAGTTACCGTATATACCACATCTGATCTCAAGAGGTAATTTATCGTAATTATCGCCATCCAACAACGGTCCCATCTGGATCAGAGCCGCCTCATTACCTGATTCCATGTTATCACCACCGTGGATAAGATAATCACCTACCCGCTCCTGCGTGGTCTGGTTTTGTTTACTCCAACCAACCAGCTTGCCGTCCACGTCCGGGAGGCCGGTGTTATCGAAACCGGTCGCCGTGTCGAAGTCAATGCCGTCCTCGTCAGCCCAGATATACCTAAGCACAAGGAAATCGAACTCAGGGATGATCACCACCGGAACCGACTCCTGCCTGCACACGAACGTCTTCTCCTCCTTGGTGCCTTCTTTTATAACCTTGTACGTAGCCTGACGTATCTCTCCAGTCTCATTGATATCAGCGGTAACCTTAACCTCGGCAGGGCCGGTACCACTTGTCTTATCTAAATGTATCCAATCAGCCATATCATCGTATTTTGTTAAATAAGTTTAATATACTTATCAAAAGCGTTGGGCCACATACGCTCATGAGACAGCATCCTTCTCCTATTATCCTCAGCCAGTTCCCGATAATCATTCAAGGTAATCATCGACATCTTAAGCTCCTTCATGGCCCTAGCGAACTTAACCGGTTCTTGCTGAGCATATAATTTGTAAGCGTCACCAGCGCCTTGTATCAAGCCATTCACGGCAGCGTTCTCGAAGATCTTCATCTTGATATACGTCTCGACATAATCCTCAAGGTATCCTAACGCCGTTTCAGGTATATACGGAAGACCGTCATCATCCTTGGGTGTAGCACGATATATGATGTAAATAAATCCATCAAACCCAGTATACATAGTATTGCCAGATATAGTTATATCATAATTATCCCAAGCATATTTATCCCGATACTTGTCGGAGGCGCAATCACGCCTCAACCCACGACCTATGGATAACCTTACGGGATGATGATAATGGAAACGAACCTCGTGAGACCCGATATATATCTTCTCCGTGATCGTCTTCTCAAACTCCTCCTTACAGCACTCGGTGCAGGAGTTCCAACGGAAACCGCGCTCGGTGCGCTCGACCCAGCCGATCTCGTGTTGGAGGTCAGCCTTAGCCTTGTCGCCGCCAGGAATCTCACAGATAAGAGGCTCACACCTATAGGCGTCAAGCATGTCGAAAAAATCGGAAGGCAATACCGCCTGTTTATTACTGGTCTTGACAACCGCCTCTGACATGACCGCTATAACACCCCCGAACCTTTTCAGGGCGATCTCAGCCCACCTATAAACAGACGAGGTATCTATAGCCCCGCTATCATCGTATTTATGTAAATCGGCCTTGATCTCGGCCAATAGCCCTTTTATAGTCATATTTAAGTCTTTTGCACAAAGATATGTATTTGAATCCGTGATACAAAAAAAAATCCAGTCTACCCTCACGGGCTAACTGGATCACAAAAACTTCTACAGCTTATAAACCCATTTAACTCCAAATACCTTACTCTCCGACTCAACCTCCCGATACAAGAACTTATATCTCCTACCTGATTCCATAGCCAACCTACATTCCTTATTCAAGGCCGGAGAGATATATAGATGAAAATACTTATTCCTAGGCATAAAATCCATACACGTATGGACGTAAGAATATCCACCCGTCCCACGCCTATTAATAGTACCGGTAAGTTTATTCAGATATATCTTGCGGTTAGGATTAATCTTATGACATAGATAACCGATGTTGTTTATATAAACCCCTCCCTCATCCTCCAGATACCTATCACGTATGACTTTCCAGATCAACGACTGGCACTCAAGGATATCATTCTTATCCACGATCGTATGCTTCCTCCTTTTCCCGTTCTTAGACATAATAGATCTATAGAATCGAAGAAAGTATTGATCAAGTATTTTAAATGACTTTGTTTTCATATCACAAATATAACAATTTCATCCTAATACAAGAAATTTATACACAAAAATACACCGCCTGCACCAAGGACGAGGCAAATAGGATAGCCGACAATAACCTACAATCCGATGGTATCTCTTACGCTAATGGCTTAGCGCAGGCCGATAGATGCGATTGCCTCGAAACATGGAGCGCTTACGCTAGCGGAAGTTTTAATGGACAATGCTTAAGTATATCCGTAAGCTATGATAATCCATGTGGTAAATCTAAAACAGCATCATTTGATGTGTATTATACTAGATCTGAACCATCTGGAGATGTAGAATATTTCTCTACCACTAAAACAGTCACCATACCATCCGGATCGGGAACGGTATCAGGCGGAAGTGATTGTGTTAGCAATGCTACAAGCATGTATGTATCTAATCCAAGTCAAGGTGGAGGCTGTTAAAAACAAAAAGGAGAGGTTGATTATCCTCTCCTTTTTATATAAACCTAAGATCTTTTCTCTTAGTATGATTTAATATCCTACTAATATGTCTGGTACTTAATCCCGTTCTTTCCTTTATCTTATCATAGATATAACCCTTGGATACGTAAGCCGACATATCTCCCAGATCTTTTATAATCTTGTCATACATATCATGCACCTCATTATATCTTATGATTGAGCTATCCCTCATCCCTCTTTCACCTATACCATCAACTATGGCATCATTGAAACCGAAGAAATTAATTATTGATCTTATTATATCCATTATCACTGAATCTTTTGAGTTTTCTTGTTAATATCCATATCCGGATTCTCGTCCGTAGGAATCTGCAATTTGGTTATCGTCTCTCTTAACGTCTCTGAGACAACATATTCTAGTAGCTTGTCAGGACATATGAAATCATAATCCCATTGAGATGTACATGGCTTATCTTTTTCAGCTCCACATCCCCCTAGCTCTAACGCCGCTTTTCTGTCGAGAGTTATAAGATCAACATTTATAGCCTCTATGTTAATATCTGGTATATAGATATATCCATCATTGACATAATAATAGTATTGATCTATATTCCCGTATTTACGTTCCTTGTTGTTAGCGTATTTTCTTAACGATATGGAGGTAAATATAATATCATCCATGATGTTTGATACTTTGATGATAGCCGGACCTATACGGGTATATATCATATCGGGCAATCTTTTCTTGGATCTCATAAGTATCCTGCATAGTTTAAACTCATCAAAACAACAATCAATTTTCCGAACCCTCTCCATCTCCATGCAATTGATATGAGTATACAGTGATTCCTCGCCGAACAAGGTTCCATCAGCATACTTCTGGGCTATATATGATCTTGCCTTTTGTCTTCCTATGGATAATATCCATCTCCTACTGACATGAGCGTCCTTATTGATGGAGTTCATATCATTTATGATTCTAGATACAAATTCTGAATTTTTCATATGCTAAATACTGAGGAGGGGATATACCCCTCCGGTTATTACTTCTTTTTCTTAACCTTGCCTCCACATTTCAGTTGAGGTTTCTTTTTCTCGGAGACCTTGCCTCCATTAGCCATTTTCTTTTTCTTATTGCAAGCCATAACTTAATGTATTAATATTAACGATACAATATTAATGATTTTAATTAATAGATAAACAATGCGCATTGAATAAGCTAAACTCACATCGATTCAGACGGTATCTCTTACGCTAATGGCTTAGCTCAGGCCGATAGATGCGATTGCGTGGAGCCAACAAAAACGTGGTCATGGTCGGTATCTATGAATAATGATTGCATGAGCCATGAACAACTTGTCACATCAAGAGGATTTACGATTACGTATAATAATCAATGTGGTAGATCTATATCTGGTTCTGTGAGTGGTATAGGATATACACAAAACGGAGAAGAGCAGGTCAATAGCGCTAGCTTTACAATTCCCGCAGGATCCGGAACCAAGAGTGGAAGTGTATATTTTAGCCGAGAAGTGGTATGTGGAGATGTAACAATCTCTGGTCATGATTCAGGTAATTGTTGACAATCACTGCTGTTATGGTTTTTAATAAAAAGGAGAGACTTATTAGCCTCTCCTTTTTTTGTTATACATCAGAATCTTAACAGTTCCCAGATCCTCCTCCAGAAACCCTTATAGACCCACATTGTACTCCTGAATCAAAACCTATGACACCGGTTTTTTTACCAGACCCAGTAGGTATACTTACGGTAGTACTTCCAGCCGTAACGGTTTGTCCATGATCATTCCTACCAGTAACAGTTACAGTTATTGATTTAGATGATCCACATTGATTATCGTAAGACACTTCATAGGAGCACCTTGATGCAGATGTAGAACCAGACAGACCATTACAAGGATCACCGCTCAGCATAGCGTTGGCGCTCCACGTCTTTGTTGGCTCCGGGCAATCGCATCTATCGGCCTGAGCTAAGCCATTAGCGTAAGAGATACCATCGGATTGTAGGTTATTGTCGGCTATCCTATTTGCCTCGTCCTTGGTGCAGGCCTCATATTTACCAGCGATTTGCTTATAACTGATAGTCTTAGGAGTACAGTTGCTAGGACAGTTCGTGGCCTTGACATTTCCCCATCGGTCATCATTGCCAACCTTAGAAGGACATATCCTAGCATCAACTAAATTTTGTAATGCATCCTTGTACTCTTTATACTTGTTATAAGCTTGTTCACTAGCCAGATTCGATGAAGAAGCGCAATATTCACCAGCGCTAACCACCTTAATAGGGCTATCAGGAACACATACATCACCGCATTCGCCCGAACATCCCTTACATACCTCATTGGTATAGATAGTGTAGTCATGTGGATTACAGCAATGTTCACCACCATTCTGCCAATATCCTGTAGGATCACACTCGCTAGAATAATGCTCCTCGCTATTACCATTATTACACCTGCTATTATCCATATGGTATGTATTATCACATCCGCATCCACAAGATCTTGAATCGGACTCAACCAACTCATCTTGATCTGAGGCTGAAGAACAAGGATTGGTCTGATTCCTACTCCTACGATAATCGCATCCACTACAATAATAATTCCAATCATCATAAGATGGGGTATCATCGTCATCGGCGCAATCACCATTCTTGTTAGCGTAAGCCTGAGCGGCGGTCTTAGTCGCCGTATCATTCTTGAAAGCGTTTTGAACCTTGCTGTCGGCATCCGCCTGAGATACGGTAGATGTCAACGCTGACAATCCTAAGGCACTATAAGGAACGGATAGAGCGACACCATGTTTACATGTACCACAATTATCCTTATAGAACGTAGCGCTTCCAGTACCGGTCCACACACAAGTGCCATGCTGGTTAGCGTAATCCTGTCCTCTCTGGTCTAGGATCTGCTCTGCCTTGCTCCTGGCATCAGCCAAAGAAACCTTGCTGGTGATAGGCGTACCGCCGTTGGCTTGCGTAGAGGTCACCGTTATTCTCTGACCAACCCCGCTTCCGGCGCAATTGTTCTTATAGAAGTCACGGCTTGCCACGTAAGTCCAAGTACATCCACCGTTCTTATTGGCGTAATTCTGACCATCAGATCCACGAACGGCATTCTCAGCTTTTTTATTGGCGTCAGCCAAGGAAACGGTGGAGGTGTACGGGTGTCCCGGCAGCCTGTCGCTACTTACGGATACCATGTCGCCTACGCCGCCGTCAGCGCAATTGTTCTTCTGAACCTGACCGGTATAGCTTCCTGTCCAAGTACAAGTACCCTTCGAGTTAGCCACGGCCTGACCCTGAGAGTTCACGGCGGCCAATGCCTTGGCGTTAGCGTCAGCCTGGGATACACATGACTTAAACTTACCATCAGAGCTAGGACTTGGATCCGTAACATCATTCTGAGTTACGGTAACAGAGCTTCCAACTCCACCATCCGCACATTGACGGGTAAAGGCCTTGGATGCCGTACCAAACCAGAAACATGTATTATTACCACCAGCTATATACCGCTCTTGATTATCAGGATCAGTATAACAGGTATTAGTGTTACGTTGATGTAACTGAGAGATACAGTCCTTACATACAGTCTCTATAGTCTCCCATACCGGTTGCTCGGTCTTCGTATGGCACGTATCATCGTAGTTCTTATTGACGAACGCCTGACCCATTCTGTCGATATAGGCCTTAGCCAAAGCGTCTGCCTCTTCCTGAGAACGGGTTGAGGTGAAGAACTGACCCATAAGATCCGGAGTTACGGTGATAGGATCGGCGTACTGACAAGTAGGACACTTAGGAGTGAACTCCTTGCTATAATTACCTACATATATCTTCAGTTCGTCGCAAGTACCACGATCGTTGGCTATAGCCTGACCTTGCGCCTTGACAGCGGCCTTGGCAAGCTCATCGGCGGCGAACTGGCTCTCATAAGAATAGAACGGACCACCAGTGACATCAGCCTCCGTAACGTTAACAGATGAAGGTATCAATCCGGATGGACAATTATTCTTCTCGAACACCTCACTATAATGACCGGTGTACTTAGGAGCCTCATGGCAAGTACCACGCTCATCGGCAACCCTCTGTCCTTGATTCATGACAGCGGCCATAGCCACCAAGTTAGCCTCATCCTGCGATACGCAAGACTGGAACGGATGACCATCGACCATATCCTGTGTCACGGTGAACGGATCTCCTATCTGATTAGCTCCACAATTGCTCTTAGTGAACTCGAAGCTAGCCCTACCGGTATACATAGTAGCGTCAGAACAAGTACCCCTGGTGTTAGCCAAAGCCTGTCCTTGAGCCTGTACGGCGGTCATAGCCATAGCGTCAGCGGCGGTCTGGGAGTCGTTAGACTGGAATGGGTGTCCTTCTACCATATCTTGGGAGATCGTCACCTTAGATCCGATCTTACACTCACCACAGTTGTTTCTCGTGAACTCCAAGGAAGCACGGCCGGTGTACGTACAAAGGGCGTGGATATTGGCAAGGGCCTGTCCTTGGGCGTCAACGGCGGCCTTGGCCTTGTTATTGGCATCCTCCTGAGATACGGTAGACGTGAACGGATAACCGTCAACCATCCTATCATTTACCGTATAAGTACCACCAGTGCCAGTACCACAATTGTTACGGGTAAACGTACGTGTATAAGTACCGGTATATACAGGCACCTTCTCGCACTTACCTTTCACGTTAGCCACATCCTGACCTTGAGCCTCGACGGCGGCCTTAGCCTTATTGTTGGCGTCTTCCTGAGATACGGTAGACCTGAAATCCCCTGTCACCATAGTCTCATCCACGGTAACCTTGGTTCCGTACTGAGTCTTATCGCAATTGTTTCTGGTAAATTCCTTGCTATACTTACCGTAGTAGATCGTCTTCTCCTTACACTCACCTTCTAGGTTGGCTTGTTGCTGGGCGTTAGCCTCAAGATCAGCCTTAGCCTTATCATCAGCGTCCTTCTGGGAGATAATAGAGAAGTACTTACCGGCGGAAACGACATAAGTATAAGGTTGACCGATATGGAACTCATCGCAATTGTTTCTAGTGACTGTCTTCTCCATCCTAACGTTATAGTAGACGTTAGTCTGACAATCGCCACGCTCGTTGGTGATAGCCTGACCTTGCGCCTCCACAGCGTCCTGCGCCAGCTTATTGGCGGCATCCTGTGATACTGTAGAAGTGAACGGATAACCGGTACACATCTTCTCATCCACGGTAAAGTCAACAGGCGTAGAACCTTCAGGACAATTGGTTCTCTGGAATACCTTAGAATACGATCCGGTAAATACCGGTATCTTCTCACAATTACCCTTGATATTAGCTATATCCTGACCCTGAGCCTCTACAGCGGCTTGCGCTAACTTATTAGCCTCCTCCTGAGAGACGATAGACCTGAAGTCGCCTTCTACCATAGTCTCGTTAACAACAACCTCCGTTCCGTATTGAGTGGAGTCGCAATTGTTACGGGTAAAGGTCTTGCTAAACTTACCATAATAGATATTCTCCTTAGGCTTACACTCACCTTCCAGATTAGCTTGTTGTTGACCATTCTTTTCAATATCCTCAAGAGCCTTCCTGTCGGCGTCCTCTTGAGAGATAGAAGACACGTACTTACCCTCAGGAACGATGTAAACATATTCCTGACCATCACTGAACTTATCACAATTGTTACGGATAAAGGTTTTCCTTTGCTCCTCGTTATACCAGATGTCAGTTATACACTCACCATGTTCATTGGCGTACTTCTGTCCGTTAAGAGCTATATCCTCCATAGCCTTAGCGTCAGCGTCCTCCTGTGAGATAAACGACTTGTACGTCCGCTCCTCAACCACATACAAGACAACCGAACCGTGCTGGTTGGCTAGACAGTCATCCTTGGTAAACGGCTGAACCATCTTGATATTATAATAAACGGGCTTGGCATCTTGGGCTATCATATACTCCTTAACAACACTACCGTCCTTTGACGTTATACGGAACTTAGCCGTACAGATCTGACCGGTGTAATTAGCCTTGTATACGATGTTAAGCTTATTATCGCCTACCCCATGGCTCTTGTCGTTAATGGCAAAGCAATTACCCTCAACGCAATTCTTATCTACTTCCCTTGCCATGTCAATCCTCCTCTATTCTCCATGAAACATTATCTCCGGCCTCTACCCTCACGATCTGGGTATCACCATCCTTATTAAGCGTCAACCTTTGCGGATCCACGTTAAAGGGTGGTTCCGGTTCCGGCTCCTCGCTGCCATCGCCACAAGTGCAACATACCAGTTCAATATCATACTCGGTATTGGACTTGATATCGATAACGACCTGACCGTTCTCACTAGTCACGTTATCAAAGTCATGATCAAGTATAATATAAGGTATATCATTAGGCTGTTGATTGATATTAACAACCTTGCCATTCAAGACAAACATCTCATGATGCTGTTCGTTATCCATGTTCTTAGGCATGGCTATAACGAAGCTAGCGTCATACAGGTCAGTGGCTCCCGGATCCTCAGGATCGGCGTACACCACGTATCTGCTATCCTCGTCAGGTATCTTAACGGATAGCCCGTTGACGTTCATAGACACCATATAGCATTTACTTACCGAACCACCAAGAGTAAGGCAGGAGGCCTTGACCGAGGCGGAGTTAAGCTTGGCGTTGATGACCGCCGTCCCGCCCTCCATGTCAAACATGATATTGGCCGGATCCACGCTCACCCGCTCCATACCCTTCTGGGTTATGGTAGCGAGTTTCGTTACCTTGCCTTTCTCGACCGCTACGTAAGTCTCCCTAGGCAACCTACCCATCCATCCCGGCTCTACTTTAATAGCCACCTTATCAGGGCCGGTACCGGAAATCTTGTCGTAGGACACCCATGAGGAACCTTGCTCGATCTTAGCAAGAATATCTTTTAAATTATTCATATCATTCCGCTTGAGTTATAGTCCATTTATCACTCTTACCTACGATAATCTCCAGAATCTGCTCACCGCCCTCAGGAGGATACTCGAAGTTAGTAGGCTTAATCTCAAACACGCTGGCGCCACCACAACCAAGATCGCAGATCATGTCCGGCAACCATCCCTCCTCGAAAAAACGCTCTATAAGCTCCCTGACGGCCTCTGAAAAAGAATCAAGCTCCAACCTGTCTGCTGGGACAGACCCTTTCTTAAGTGTCTCACCACATACCCAACCGTCACACTCGGAAGCCAAGACCGTATCATACACTCTCTTAGCCATAGCATGAAGTATTTAAAATATTACTATTCAATGTAGTATATACGATATTAACATCAGCGAACTCATCGCCCATGCAATACCTTTTCTTGAACTTAATGGATCTACCAGAAACGACATACCCGTCGTTAGGTACGATAGTACCGCAGTAGGTCACGCTAAGAACATTCAGAGGCTCGTATCTTAACCTTACGGCCTGCACTCCCTTAAACGAATCCCTTTGGATGGACGCCGTTGCTCCAGATACGGCAACCAGCTTCCTTACCAGAGACTCGATTACGCTATTCATGCCATCTCCGTTCCTGATATCTGCCTCAGGAAAAGACTGACCATCATATATGATCTGGGAACTGTAGATACTACATTCATCCCCCGGTCTATATTCCGGCTTACATGGATTACAGTTATTCCTCATATCAAATCAATTTATTAATCATTCTCCTTAATTCAAGTATCTCAGCATCCCTGTCCCGTATAGCCTTTATCATAGCGTTAAGGACATCAGACATATCGCAGCTGGGAGATAATCCCAATGACTCCACACGTACCTTGTCTCCTGGATAAACACAGTCGGTGCTCATGTACGTAGAGCACGGTACTTTCGTATCGTCTACAGTAGGCCTGTATTGTTTCTTGTTACAACCATTCATTGTTACCATACCTCCTCTTCAGTTCCGCTATCGCCACCGCCATTACCGGCGTTGACAAGCTCGTTTATAATCTTCTTCAAATCCAGAACCTCGCGATGGTATAAATCTATCTGCTTATCCCTAGACGCTATAATACGCCTCAATGAGTCTACAACGACAGAGATATCAGTGCCTTTCTCTATACCGTCCACCACCAACTCATCACCTGAGTATAAGACGCATTTATCATATAAAACTATAGGACATCCATAGCCAACACAAGGCTCGTCCTGACAATCCCTATCGCAAGGATCACAAGGATCCTCAGGGCATTTGTTAAGAAACCTATCTATCTTAACGCCATGACAGCATTCTTTAGGACGCTCCCTCGAATGATCATGACAACAACCACCTGTATTACACATATTAATAATATTAATGTTTTTAGCAAAGATACTTATTTGGTTTGATTATAAGACAACGAGACGCATGAAACAATAAGAGGTAGAGACCATAAGCCCCTACCTCCAAACACTAATCTAACATTATGGAAAACACAAACGCATTCTTACCAATAACATTGATCCTCTTGATCAATATTCTCAATCCATTTCTCGCACTCAAGATTAAGATCGGCGTACTCCTGCCCCTCTACCATCAAAACCTCACGGGCTTTGGCGTTGGCATCCTCTACTGATATCCATGATCTAAACCTATTGGCTTTGATAGAATAATATACCCTACCTGATTTATATCCAAACGGACATACCTTCTCAAACCAATCACCGATCGTAGTATTATAGAATACAGGGGAGCAACTACCTTCGGAGTTAGCCTTCTCCTGTCCTTCTTTCATGAACTTCCTATAAGCTAACGTATCAGCATCAATCTGGGATATATCGGATATGACGGCTCCGGCTGGCAATTCATACACAATACCTTCTTTACCTGATGTCCCAGCCTCACAATCGTTCTTGTAGAAAACGCCACGAAGAGGCTGTGAGGCCCAGTCCTTACAGCATGTCCCAACGGCGTTGGCCTCCCCCTGCCCGATCCTTCCAAGCTCAACCATCGCCTTATCATTGGCGTCTTTCTTGGATACGTATGACACAAACCTGCCTTCCTCTACGCATATTTGTTCCTTGGACCCCTTACCACTTACGCAATCGTTCTTGATAAACTCATCGCATACCTGATCATTATACCATACGGACGGTATTATGTCGGCATATGTGTTGGCATAGTCCTGACCGTTAGCTTTGATATCATCCTCAGCCTTGCTGTCAGCTTCCTCCTGCGTATCGCCAAAATAGACGTTGGCCGGGACCCGGTAGTCAACAGAGCCGCCCACATACCCGGCAGGCGGGTTGTTTCTGGTGAACGTCCGAACTATTTCTTTATTACCGTATACCATTGTGATTCACTTTGTCACAAAGATACAATTTAAAATCAAATTACAAAGGAAGAGCCTTTTTGCTTCTCAAAACCTTATACAAATAATCCCTTAACTGTTCTTCTGTGGTTATATATCCAAACTCAATCATCTTGGCTATATCAATCTCCAGCTCCATCAACTCCTTAGCCTTAGCCTCCTCTCCAACAGAATTTCTTATCATAGTCTCATGAAGGCCATAGACAATAATATTTACGGATCTGGCCAAATCTTGTATTTTATCTCTTAGTCTTGAAGATTCAATTATTTTAGATAAAGCGGAAGACATCCTCTTGTAAGCATCACCAGCCTTATCCCTGTAATCTATAAGTTGATCATGTACAAATCTCAACACCTGAACTTCGAATCTAGGATTTATCCACATGGCAAATTTTATAAACAACAGAGGGTGCATCCACACCTTATCAGGAGTTTTACCATGCTTAGTTGTCTTACCTTTTACTTTTATAACTAATTGATTATCACCAATGTCGATTTTTCTCCTATGGCTTTCATCTTCAGATAAAGCACTAATAAATTCCTTAGTTCTACCACTATTCATAAAATCATCAAGCCGTCTTCTCGTGCTATCGGGATTATCATTCCATTGCTTAAGTAAACTGTTGGCATCAAAATAACCATCACTAGTTCTTTGAAAAACGTTAAAATCACCCATTTTTCTCGTCAAAACATTAACCGTCTTCATTTTTTAGTCTAATTTTGAGATTAATAATTAAATACTTTATGTCCGCTCCCTCGTGAGAGTCGGCGGACATACAAAAATAGCCAATCGGGATGATAAACACAAACCGATTGGCTATTTTTAATATCCTAAAATCAGGACATTAATTACCCATTGCAAATCTTATCCTCAATAGCGTAAAGGATTTTAGCTACAGTCTTATCGCCACTTACCTTCACGCAAGACTCACCAAGATCCCGGACATCTATAGCCTCCCTGATACGGGTAAGCTCGTCATATATCTCCTCTATCACATCAGAGATCATAACACACTCATCAGAGTCCTTATGCTTTGACCACTCTGGTAGATCACCCTCATAAGGTACGCAAGTGGACGGAGTTATATGTGAACAATTATACTTTCTCATGCCAGCAACTTATTAACACGTTCCTTTAACGATCTCACCTCATCCGGGCATAACCCGCAATCATTATCACATAATGACCTTTGCAGACGAATTATCTTACCCCAATAGGATATATCGGGCTTATTCCCGATCCTATACCTATGGTATCTCATATATCTACCCCATTGGCAGGACAGCCATTCGTCTACGGACTTACATAAATCCGTCCTATCAAGGTTTGATATGCTCTGCGCGCCCATTCAGAATCTCCTTTCTCATTTCCTGTACCTCCTCGTCAGGCGGGCATCCATACGGCAGGTTCTTGATCCATTCACGGATCTTTTTCTGCATATTAAGATAAGATACACCCACGCCATCACCCTTGGTACGAACTTGCTTATATATACTAACCACGTCACGTTCCATGGTCTGCAACGGATCTTGCATAACCATACAACCAGCGGTTCTTCTAGAAGCGTACTCCATATCGCTAACAGCGGTAGAAGAAGAATGATTCATCATACTTCTCTCAATCCTTTCTCTCTCGGCCCTTAACGCCTTTTCCTTACAAGTATTACAACCCACGACTAAATATTTTTATGTTTAACAATCCACGCAATTGGTAGCCATCTCAAGAAGCTCTCCGACACGATCAATAATCTCATGGGCGGCCCTTATGTTATCCAACCTGACATTCGCCTCGGCTACGACCATAAGTGTCTCCATCTCCTGTATCTTGTCTATAAGATCCTTATCCTTGTCCTCGCATAAGACATCAGTCTTGATCCATAGCCGGTCGAGACGTCTGCGTATAAGATCCGTCTTAAGATACTTGCGACTGAAGTTGTAAGTAGAAGGGCTACCTATGATCTTGATATCATATATACCATCAGGTAGATCAAGGTACTTGACATTACAATCATCGTAATTAAAGCAATTGAGGCCTAATGTTAGGCTAGTAAAGGTATTGACCTGATTCTTGCCAAGGAACAACGTAACGGGGTCGGACATGCCCGGCGTAGTGATCTCGATGATCGCCTTCCTGTCCTCCAGTAGCCCCCACTCAGACTCATCCAGAACCTGCAACACCTTGGGATCACGTGTCTCTAGCACCTGAAATGACAGCCGAATATCATTCATATTAACCTTCTTATCGTACCGGCATAAGCTATCGTCATAACGGGCTTGCATATCAAGATCCGGGATATCGGTATAATATGTCTTAACCTCATGACCGTTGATAAACACCGATGTTATCTGACAAACATGAGACCTAGCGACATCAAAAAACACCATCCTTACATTACCCTCATAATCGACTCCCGATGTCGGGTATGTCAATATCTGGGTATTATACTCACCATCGTTACGCCTAGCTACGACAGTAATTACGATAGGCTTCTCTATATCGTAATCATCCATGATAATCCTAGCGGCAAACTTATCATGAATTATCTTCGGTATGATATTGATCTGATTCATCTTAATATCTTTTTCACAAAGATACTAATTTGATCGATAAAACAAACGAGGCTATAAGATAAGAGCATCAAGAAGATCCTGCTCGCTTAGAATTATACCTCCATTGATAGCCATAGACATAGCTAAATAAAGACATAAGCATGTGAGATCATATCTAAGCATTCTACTCCTAAGAGATACAATAAACTTTTTAAGGTCAGGATTATCCCCAGCCAAAGACATATAGCCGCTAAAAAGGAACGTATTGTATATAGGATCGGATGTAGATGATTTGATATCGCTGTAAGACATACCACAAATATCTACCCACAATCTTATAGATTTGACGACTATCTCCTTTACAAGAGACTTATTCAACAAACATCCGAATCTAACCAAAGCCACTATATCTCCCCACTTCTGATCGGATATCTCTTTAATAACATACATCGACCCATTCAAAGGATCTTTTACGACAGATGACAGTATATTCTTACATCCAATGGAATCCGATAGCTCTTGGATATTAAACATATTATTATCGTGGTTAAATACGATGGACATATCTCCACCTCTTATGATACTAAAGCTACTCATCACGAATCCTCCACAAAAGAATTAATATCAAAACAGTCATCATAAGAGCATAGGCCAGGCTCATATCCTTCCTTGCCATCCTCTATGTCAGAAATAGCTCTATCAGCAATAGATCTTAACTCTAATAGACTTACACCTAAAAAATCTAAGGCCTCTTTCAAGTACTTATATAAGGACGAGGTTTTAACTTCCTTAAATCCCTCGTGAATCAAATGACTATTGAATATACTGAAAAGAACTTTATCATTCCTACCGTCAAACCTTTTACCATTGTTTTTAAGACTACCATCAGAGTCAATCATCTTCCTTATCTTACTCGCAGATCTGGTATTTATGATATTCACCATAATCATAACTTTGTAGTCAACAGCGGCTCTTCTAGCTTTATTAGCCCTCCCCTTTGAACTTACAGGTGCATTGTCCTCGCCGCCAATATACCTGAACTTAGCCTTGCCTACAAAGCATGATGGATAAACCTTGCGAATATTCCACTTATAATTATAATCACCGATTGATCTCATGATCGACAACTCGCTATCAACTACCATCGATATCATCTTATAAGCCTTCTCAAAACACTTAAACGATCCTACATACTCATAGATAAACCGGTACGTCATACCTAGCTTAAAATCTTTATCAGATATCCTATTAAACACTATAGCTCTATCAAAGTTGATGATAATAGCCATAATAATCTTAAGCCTAAAGTAGGGAGGTATATAAATATCATCAGGACTGATGTTCCTAGGATTAGCCGTGGTATAATCAGCGCCAGCGAAAGTATCTCTACGTTTCTTGAAATTACGCGGATATATAGGCTGACCTTTAGATAGCTTAATGCAAGTACGCCCCTCATCTACCTGCTTCTTCTCAGCCTCGGTATACACCGGAAATTCCTTTATCATAGAAGAGCATTTCCTTATATAATTCAAGTCGAAATTCATATTGTTCATATTTTGTCCACTTCAAATATAAGCAAAATATAAGACCTTTAAAAGAATAAGATGAATTAATTTTCCCATATATCACCATTATTATTTCATTAATAACATAACTTGCTGAAACACAGTTGTCCATTTTGTGACATGTGTAATAAGAAGCTTCGCCTCTTTCTGAAGCAAATCTCATTATAAAGCATTCCTTTATTTAATTCTTACCAATTTCTAATTAATAACCCTATTAATGAAATGATGTTAGCTAACGCCTTTTATTATCTAAAGTAGACATCCAAAAAACATTAATTTAAAAATGAGTAGTATGTTGGCAGATAAAGATCTTAATAATCCCACTCAAGACTCTTTATGATTGTATTATTGAGATATTTACTATATCCTTACATTCGATCTTATTTGGCAGATGACTACTATCTTTAAACATAATGATCCTATATGTTTACTTCTTTTCTGCGCTAAAGCGTGAAGTGCCAAAGGGAATCGGCAGGGTTGGTCGTGAGTCGCTCCGCTCCTGGCCGGCCATGGGAGGCAGCCACCAGCCCCACGCCATGACGCCGCCACCTTGTTTATTGGCTTCCAGCAAGAGTCACCTAAAAACAATACTTGTCTATACAATTATCTCTACGGTTCCAGAAGTTAAATAAGAACTATTTGGCTTTAAGGAAAGTTGTTAGTTAAAAAGATGGTCAATTAAGTTATCTGGTCAAATAAAATCTTTATATTCGCGTCACGGTCGGTTGGATGAGTGGTTTAGTCGGTGGTCTGCAAAACCATATACCCCGGTTCGAATCCGGGACTGACCTCATTTTGGTTTTGGTTGGTACGTGGGTAAGGATGAATGGCAAGGGATTATGGTAGATCATAAACCCTTTTCATTTAGGAGGATCAAAATTAGACGTCCATCTAGCTACATCACTTATCCTAAAATTATCTATCACAAAAGATCCTCTATTACTGCCATCCCTTTGTCTATTAAGATCTATATTATATAACCTCAACGAATAACTAGGGCATTGTAACTGACCCACAAGAATACCATTAATAAAACAAAACAATTTATTATCAATATTCCTTGCCATAGCAACATGATACCATCTACCAACATTTACATTACCTGCATTGATCCCATATAATCCTCTATAAGTGGCGAAATACAAACATAAGCCATTATCATTTGCTATACCAAAATAAAAAATACCATTAAACCATTCATGACCAACAGCGCAGCCATCAATGATAGCTAATGGCTTATACCAAAAATCAATAGTAAATGGATCTCCATCGTTAAAATAAATGGATGACAATACATTGGATGTATCGATCATTCCATAAGAATCGGACGTATTCGTGTATTTGTATCCAGTCCTTGTAAGATCTGTAGCGAACTCCCCTCCCTTGATGCTTAAACCATCCTCAATATTAGGGGGGGGTATCCACCAACCTCAAAATTATTATCAAATCTCATCAGAAATCTTGTATGTTCATCAACAAGACCATCATTCTTATTATTCAACATTCTTCTTCTCATAAAATATTTATCCTCTTTAATATATATACCAATACCAACAATATCATCAAAATGCCGCACACTATCCATACTGTAGGCCATTTGGATTCTTTCTTGTCATCTACATCCTTAGATTTGATATCTATCTTATTGTCCAAATCCTTTATATCATTCCTCGTCTTATTGAATCCAACGGAATCAGCCGTCACCGTGCTGTCCCGCCGGCCAATGACGATATGGGTATCTGTCTGCGAGGACACCGGTCGCTCCCCCGTGGCAGGATCAACATCCTTGTTCGTATCGAACTTCCTCTCCGTTATAACAATATCGGCATTAAGATCAGATGTCTTGATCTCTACGATCTCCCGATCCATGACCTCATCTATCATCGTCTCTATCCTGCTGATCAACCCACTATCAATAGACGCTTCGCTAACCTGCCTCCTGCTTCCGCAAGAGGACAGGGACAGCGACAGACCTAAACAAAAAACAGCCCTAAGACTTATCCTTAACCTCATCATCAGCAATCTTCTTTATATCGTCAAACGTCTCGTCAGGTATGTTCTTGGAAAAACTAAACATCTTGAATACGTTTATCCTCTTAAACACGGCCTTGAATACCTTAACCAAATAAGCGTCAGCGAAAGTATCCCCTATGGTATTCAAGAAAAGCATGACATATCCCACAAGGGCTATATACACACCATATTTGGTTACGGTAAGTATCATACTAGCCTCCTCCTCGATCGGGTATAGCGTCTTATATATAACACATAATGTCATTACTATAAAACAAGACAAAGCGAACTCCTTAAGAATATCAGTTAACCTGACCTCCCTAAGCCATCTCTTAAAACTAAACCGTCTTCTACGGCTTCGTCGGAGCTTCCAGCCCCTTACGCTTTGCGCTAACCTAGCCAAGAAATTCGCTATTAATACTATAAGTAATACGGTCAATAAATGGTGTACTGGCTGGAAATAAGCCCAACAAGAGGCACCATACGCAAGCGCAATATTCCACAAAGCCCCCACTCGCTCTATCATGTCTTTGTCTTTCATTTTATACCCTATACGCAAAGTTAACCACTATACCATTAAGTACCTAAAACACCACGGCGTGTATACCGTTCCTCGTATCAAGGCTGTCAAAATGTAACCAACCCACCTTCCCCTCAAGCCGGAAAGGATATGGTAACATATCTTGATGATCCAAAATCAAGCCTCTGGCCTGTTCCGCCGTCATCGACTTGACATCGAAATCCCCAGCCTTACCCAACACATGAGCGGATAGATAAACATCCTTCTTATCCTTGACGATCTGGCACATGTTGCATCTAAGACCACGCTGGGAAAACTGCCCCTGCTTGTCCCAATTATTACAATACATAGGCTGTTTAATTATATCCCTCCGTAATATAAGAAGATTATGGAGAAACGCTGTATCAAGAAACTGCCACGATCTGTCCTTCCACTTATTGTATGTATGAGGACATACCAATTCTACTATATCAAAATACAATCCAAGTTCTTTTATGATATCATTTCTATCCATATTAAGCCGGTTTTATCGTCCATCTCTGGGCGTAGTTATTTTTTAGCACATATATCTTCTCCATAGGTGTAGCTGGAGACCCGTTGGACGAGCCTTTCACGAATCCTTCCGGCGCCTGCTCCGTGCCGGAAGGACGCTGGTTCTCGTTAGGGAATGTACTACTATACATAGAAACCGTAAGTCCATAAAACTGATTCCTTTTCCCATCCTTAGCCACGGATGTCATAGTTATCTGATCCCATTCTGTAACCAACCTATAAAAAGAATCCACGAAATCATCTGATCGCTTCTGGCTATGAGTGGAACAATTCACCCCAAACCATGTAATAGACCTCATCTCATAAATATAATCCGGAAGCTTATCCATTCTAAGACTATTGCTATGAGCTGCAATGAAACTAGTAAGATGTTCCAATCCCCTTCCAGACATATTATCATCATTCCAACCCGTCCTCCTTTCTCCACTTACCCAGTCATCTAAAAAATAAAAATCAGTAATGTTAGGATTTATCTTATCTACCTCGAAAGAAGGAAGGGTATTTATATCAAAATAATTCCACATATCAGAAGGGCCAGGATGTATTTTCAACGAAGTTAATTTAGGAAGATCATTAAACTCCTTTATATACCTATCCAAATAACATGAAGACAATTCAAGGGTTTGAAGATTTTTCATATTCTTTATATTCCTTATCCCGCTAGATTCTATATCCCTAAGATCAAGCATATTAAACATATTTAAATAATATACCTCTGTCTTACTGGTTATAGCCTCAGGAATTACGGTCATTCTTTGCCCTATATTTTGAAGATCGATATAAATTAACTTTTTGGATCTTGACAACTTGTCTACAGGTATACCGTCATTAACATACAGCGTATGGGATACGACCAAAAACTCAAGTCCTGGTATATCCACAATCGGGAAAGATGTCATCTTGCAAACTTGGATATTGGCATAATAAATATCACAAGTAAAATCTATCGACACAGCCCGTTGTACGTCCCTCCTCCCATCAGCGTAAGCATGATTATCTATAGGTACGTATTGCGATCCATCCTCCTTCCTGAACCACCACGTAGTATTGGGATTTTTCTTATGTTGTATCGCTAAAGAACGGAATATAATACGATAATTATCCTCCCCTTGAACCTTGGTCATAGGAAACTGTTCCTTTATTCCATCCCCCCAATCCACATTAGCCATACCGGGCTTTCTGGATCCAAACTCAACAAACGTATTATATGGATTACCAACGACAGGATCTGGTACATAATTATAATCATCGGTATAATAATTTCTAAGTGCCCTATCCCATGTGGTGAACCACACGAACTTATTTGATGAAGCCTCATATTTATATAATGTCTTAGCCATTACCTATCTTGTTAAAATATTCTACAATAACATTCCTGTCCAATCCCATAGAATCACACAAATACTCCCCTTCTGGTTGACCCCCAAACGATAATACCTTATCCGTATCATGAGCTAAAACATCTCCATTGCCTACAAAGGTACGCCCATCGTCAAATACGATAAGCTTATATGGCTTATACGACCTCGTGTCAATATCAGAAGATCGTATTGACCTTAACACCGAAGCCTCTGGCGCCATACTAAACCTCCATCCATAATTATTCATAAGCACATAAACCATCTCCATAGGAGTCGACGGAGAGCCATTAGACTGACCCTTTATAAAACCAGAGGGAGCCTGTAATACGCCACTAGGTCTTTTATCATCAGGATAGGAAGCTGAATACATACTTAGATACAATCCATAAAACTGATTTCTTTTGCCATCGGAAGCAGAGGAAGACATAGTGAGATAATCAAACCCCATCACCCTCTCATATAATGTCGATATAAACGTATCACATCGAACTTGGGTTGACAAGCTGCGATGCATATAAAAGTTATTCATAGACCTCATCTCATATATATAATCCGGGAGATTACTTACATCTATATTACTATGACTGTATGAAGCGTCGATATGCTCAATGTTTCCCAATCCCTTACCGCTCATATACGGATGCCAACTCACGACAGATCCATACCATCTATTTATATGATCGAAAATCTTTAAACTAGAATTTATCTTATCCACCTCATCCATAGCCGGGCATGTGTTAGGATCAAACGATGATGTGGCATAACCAGGACTTAAATACAATTCTTTTAAATTATTGAATGATAACCATTCCTTAGGATATAACCTTACCCTTCCACCAGCTAAATGCAATATCTCCAAATTAGGCCACATGGAAGGGAATTTCCTTATATTGGAAGCTTCGGTATCACTAAAGTCAATAGACATGGACAAATTCAGACCTTTCAATTTAGTTAGTCTATTCCAATCCTCCGGGATGGACGTCAACGTATCCACACCAAACTCACTTAATGTTATACGCTCTATATTTACCGATCTCATTATCCTATCCTTTGGTATATCTGTTATGGTACGATCCCCAGGAATACTTATAATTATATTGATAAGGCTAGGCATATCAAGTATAGGGAAACCTACCATCATAATCCTATAGGATTCCATCATCGTAACATCATTGGTAAAAGACATAGATATCACACGCTCCTTATCCATGCCATCATCATAAGCATGATTGGGGGCGGGAACATACTCACTCCCATCCTCTTTGTAAAACCACCATGGATGACTGTCTGGATTCTTACGATAACTTATATCCCTTCTCCTGAACATCAACCTGTATTGACCATATATAGATCCACTCCTAGCCCTTACAAAAGGGAATTGCTCTTTACTCCCATCTCCCCAATCAACCTCGCACATGCCGGGAGCATTAGAATAAAATCCTATAGTCTCATTATAATTATTACCATCCAATATAGGATCAGGAACATCATCAGTAGTATCATTCCTGTTAACGCCCCTAAAAGCGTATTTACCCTTAGTAAAAAATGTTATAGAGCCTTTATTCGTATCCTTACATATCAGCCTCATACCTCTCCCTCCTCTATTCTCCTGAAATACTCGACAACCGGTGAACTGTCCAATCCCAGATCGTTACAGATATCTATAGCCTCGTATTTGTCAGCGAAATTATACTTACTCATATTATCATCCAATACATCTCCGCCGAACACGGATACATGGCCGTCCTTTACGCCAAGGACGAAAGGGGTGATCCTAGCCTTCCCAGCCCGCCTTGCCCTCGTAAGGGCGGCCTTAGAAGCCGGGGCAGGGGCCAAGACCCATGTCTGCCCGTAGTTATTGGTAAGCACATACACCTTCTCCATAGGCGTCGTAGGATTACCGTTGCTAACACCCTTAACAAACCCCTCAGGGGCTTGATAAACGCCAGATGGTCTCTTGTTGGTAGGAGCTGCGGAAGTATATAAATCTAAGGTAAGTTTATAAAACTGATTCCTGTTACCGTCAGAAGCCGTCTGTGACATCGTTATATAACTCCACGACATTATCTTATCATAAAATGTATTTACGAATGTATCAGCCCTCTCCTGCGTATTTATAAATGTACCACCATCACGCAAAGTCCATATCCTAAATTCCCTTACCTCATACAACCAATCTGGGAGATCGTCTACCGGTACCGTGCCTGAATTACAATACGTGCCCTGAATCTTATTCAACTTACCTTCTACTAGATCTTGTTTCCATGAGCTACCACTACCCATAAAAGTAACGCCTGTCTTATCATCTCCAACCTTATCCACCTCATCAAATACAGGTATATTATTCCGATTGCTTATAATGCTTATACCTTTTGCTGGAATAGAATTAAAAGCCGGATCATAAGAAGGGATGTTACACCAGTTGAAGTTAAATTCAGTAAGATTCTTCCATTCAGAGAATCTTCTCCAATTAGAATCAGGATTATCAGCGAAATTAAAAACGAAATTACACCCAAAATACTTCAATCTTTTCATTTTTAAAAACCCCTCCGGCCAATTATCCCAAACACCAGGGTGAGAAAAAGATCCCATCTGTATATTACGAAGATTAACGCTCTTGCTTATCCTGTCATATGGGATATCTCCATTTTTTAAAACGGACCTGACCATAGCCAAATAAGTTATATTAGGTAGATTAACTACAGGAAACTCATGGAGGACAATACCCTCCATATTGAACTCCCCATCGATTACGTTAGAGAACCTCATCGTAACCTCCCTACGCCTGATATCGCTATACTTATGTGGAGGAACCGGTATATACTGAGATCCATCCTCCTTCCTATACCACCATGTAGTATCGTCAGGATTCTTTTTGTACTCAATATCTAAAGACCTAAATACTATCCTATAACTACCGTCAGATATCTTGACCAAAGGGTATTGATCCTTTGTCCCGTCACCCCAATCGACGTCCACGAATCCTGGATTGTTTGCCGAGAACCTGAGATTACGATTAAAAGCATCATAATCTACTATCGGATCAGGCACATAATCAGCATCCTTCCCATTATAACAAGGGAACCTATCCTCGTTAACATAAAACGTCACCGAGGACAGGACCGTATCATATCCTACTAAAAATCCCATATCAACTAATTGAGGTTATATCATAAGACACCCATTCCTTGTATCCGTTAACCATCTCATATACCTTGTTGATGGTCTTGCATACGACAGCGAATCCGATATCCACGTTAGGGAACTTCTCGTTAAGCTCATCTATTGTAAGCTCCTTGGTTATGCTCTCATCCCACTTACGCATCTCCTTTACCTCCATAAGGATCGGTTTACCAGTTGCGCCTACGCTCATGACCCACTCACCCTCACGATTGGCATCCGCCAGATCTGGGAAGATAGTAATGCCAAACAACTCCGTGAGCACGAACTCATCACCGTTCCGGGTAAACGACACCGCCGCTCCTGGGGTCAAGACTACCTCGTTCACCGCCAGCATACTCACCAGCTTCTTGGCTCCCCCTGATACGGTATCATTCAACACGACAGTCACGTTACCCGTAGCGCTATTAACAAACTTGATATCATTCTTCTCGCTATTTATAGCCTGTAACCTAGACCCAGATACGATATTTACGATCTCATAATTCTTGTCGTAAGTGCTCTGTAGCGTCACATTACCGTATTTAGTATCGATAAGGGTAATCCACTTAGCCTTACCACCTACTATCTCAACAAGCTTATAAAACACATTATTCCCGTCAGCGTCAATCCACCTAGCTATAGCTCCCGGAGCGAAATTAGTTACCTCCCGATCTTGGGTATAACTTATAGTGCTTTCCGTAGGCTTATTAGCTAAAGTAATATAAAGACATTGCTCTACGTCAGCCTCCATCTTGACTATCCCAGCACCATCGTAATAATAATCAGGTACGTTTTTATCTCGTATCAACAAGATGGTACCTTCCTTAAGCTTATCGGCGTTAGTAGGATCGTCTACGAAAGATTTCATTTGGATATAGGTATCGAAGATAATCGACGTACTCTTATCCTCTATCTTCTGATTAATATCATCAACAATATCGTTAATCTCGTCTTTCGTATAATAAGGAGATAAGTCAACCTTAGGGCCTTCCTGCTCTAGAGCTTGATTCCCACCCCACCAATAATCGGGGACATCCGACTCGCGAATCCAAAAACTATCGCCAACACGGAGCTTAGCCGTGTTCTCCGGTATGGCCAACCAGTCGTTCATAGCCTTGACAGTATCGAATATATAAGCCGTATTCTTACCCTCAGCTATACGTCTTACGACATCCAGCTCATCCTCGATGTCATCAAGCCTTTTCTTTATATTATCAACCTCCCTCTCTAGTTTATCATAATCATCTTCCTGGTCTATAGCCTCTCCAATAGACATATACACCTCATTAATTAGCTTATTGTAAGTAATACGAGCTACTTTCTCGTAAGATGTCTTATACGATCCGGCTCCTTTATGGGTATTACATACAAAATCATATGTATTCTGATATACTACAGATCCACCGGTATTTATAAAATTATATCCGTCTTGGCTCATCGTACCTCCCTTGTATCCGACAAGCTCAAAAGAGCATTTACCCGTGCCTTTAGATCCAAACCATGTAGCGTAGGCCATAAAATACGTCTCTTCAGGTAGGATATCATAATACTTAGCCCTTAAATCCTTCACCGACATCCAAACACATTCCTTACCAGACCCGGTATTATCACCACCCCATTTAAGGACTTCTCTAACAGAACTATCTCCATTTCCGGGACCAGACCAACCTACAGCAAGATTATCTATGGTGGGAACATTAGAATTAAGGGCTTCCGTCATAGTATCCAAATCCCTTCCAGAGCTTGATTCCCATAAATACCTAAAGGTCACAAAATCGACATCTCCAATCTTAACACCTCCAGTATTACTAGGATATGTTTTTGTGACTAACTCATAATACCATTTACCGTCACGGAAAGTAACCCTTATCCTCTCTACTTGCTTAGGGGATATAGAGACATATGATCCTCCAACGGAGATATTATCGCTATCAACCGCACGGGAAGTCCCATCCTTTGGATCCTCAGGATCCACGGGGGTGTAGATCGTGGCCTGCTTATCTCCGGTGTTGATAATAACTATATAATAGCTATCCCCGTCAAGACCCTCGTCATGAGCCATGGTGACAAAACCTTGCTCGCTATCCGGTCTCCATTCAACGACAACCATATGCTTGTCCATAGGTATACCGGAAACGCTGTTAACGTAGTTGGTTGAAGACATGAAAATAGCATGGTCATCATAAGCCTCATCTACACGTTGATGTTTAGTGGCCAGACCATCAAGACGAGATATTTCTATGGGGTCGGAAACCTCGACCCCGTTATAATCATACCACTTATATCCTATCATCGTATTCTCACGACGATATTTCCTTTTTCTTATGACCTGACCTCCAGCTAAGGCGTCAATCATAAAATAATCATTACATACTTTAACCATAGCCATTCAGATTAACAGGTTTGACATAAACAAGCCACTATAGTAGCGCCAACAGGAATGGAGGTCAGTGTCGTACCTACCGGGTAGGTAGGAGAGGATGACTCCATCACCGTTAACGACGTCCGCTCAACGACCATATCGTTATCCACCAACCGACTTCCCTCCACATAGAACCGGCCATCGGCTACCTCATAGCACTCTCGCACCGGAACCATATGTCTTTGGCTTTTATCAGCGTAATCGCATATCGTGACCTTAGCCCCATCAGGAATAGAAGACAACTCATCTCCAACACCGTAATCCGGATGATCTGAATATACCACATAAAGCTTGGACTTAATATCCTGCAATGCAGGATTGACCGTCCTAAAGCCCTTTAGATGGATCTTATGCCCCCCGATCTCATAACAATCATCTACATCCATGATATTGAGATCACAGCTAATAACGGTCCATCCGTCTATAACAGATTGCGTAGGTGTAGTATTTAATCTATATGCTGGATCAGTAGACTCTACGATCTTATAATCAAATGTCTTGAGATCAAGATTACCGTTAAGAGACTCTTGCCTCCGGATCTTTACCGTACCATTGCCGGTATCATAACAGGTCTCGGTAGTATCTATAAGCCGATCCATGTAATCCGGCTCCTCGCATTCGATACGAGTAAAATTAGATGGCAAAGAGATATATTGAGTACCAATCTTGATATCATTATCCGTAGAACTCAATACATGATGATTATACGACCTAATATGATTTAAAGGGTTGATAACGTAAGTGGATTTAATTCTTACCGATCCTCCTGGAGTCGAGTAACATTCTATCGCACTTCTGGTAATACGATCATCCAACCTTTCTATGGCACACCTTTCACGGATAAAAACCGATGGGATGCTATTCATCCTATCCCCTAGACCATATCCGTTATCAGACGAGTCCACAATCTCCCAGAACTGGTTTCTTTTCCCAAGATCACCATCATAAGACACCACATGTCTCATACGTATGCTCCCGTTTGATGTCCTATAACATTCCTCGATATCAATAGGCATTCTGTCTTCCATATCCGTGAAATCACAAGACACCAAAGACCATCCGGTAGGCAGGGTGGATATCCGCTGTCCCGGGGCGAAACCGCCGTTATCCGAATCCAGTACCTCGTAGCGGACGTGGCGCTCGTTTGCCTTGGCATCATAAGACACGACTCTCCTTACCTTGACATTACCCTCACCGCTATCATAACATTCCACGAAAGACTCGATATCACGATCCTCCATATCCTCCATCTCGCACACCATGCGATCCCATCCTCCAGGTATGGCATTATATATCCTATCCACGAGAATATCGGGATTCTCAGATCGTGTAACGACATAAACAGCGCCCCTTATATCTATATCTCCATCATAAGACGTTATTCTTAATACCTGTACACGACCTTTATCTGTATTATAGCATTCTTTCCTTGACTGAAGCATTCTATCCTCAAAGTCAACGAAATCACAAGGAACCAAAGAGAATCCGTCGGGGAGGGTAGCTAGGGCGGCTCCTGGGACAAAGTCTGCGTTATCGGAGTCCACTACCTCGAAACGTGTGTATCTGGCCTTTATCTTGGAGTCATACGACACCATCCTTCGAAGTTTAACGTTTCCGCTACCGCTGTCATAACACTCTATATAGGATTTGATATCTCTCTCCTCCATATCGTCAAAATCACAGACTACCCTTATCCAAGTGTCTGGCAAGGAACTGAAGCTGGCGCCCTCAGGTTGTGACGGATCGGTAGTCTCCAGGACTTTATAACTCTTATCCCTAACTCCTATATTCCCGTCCCATGACGTAAGAACCTCCAGCTTCACCTTACCGGCCGGTGTCTTATAACATTCTATAGTTACCTCAATATCACGATCCTCCATATCCGTGAAGTCACAAACGACCTCAACCCAGTCATCGCTTATGCTGGTGATAAACTCACCTACCGGATTCTCAGGATCGGTACTTTGCTTGACGCGATACCATTCCTTTCTGGTACCCATCTCGTAATCAAATATCTTATACCCCTCTATCTGTACCCTTCCGGTCCCGGTATCAAAGCATTTAAGCACCGGTATTATCTCCCTTTGGGTCATGTCCGGAAAATCACATACTATACGCCTCCACGTATCAGGTATGGCATTATACTTCGTTCCAATAGGGTTACTATCGTCAGTAGTATTCACCACCTCATAATGAGACACCTCCGGGTTCAGGCGGGGATCAACCGACTCTACGCCCTCTATCTGAACCTTGCCTCCTTCCGTGGCATAACATTTACTTACGAATATCAACTCCCGATCGGTCATCTCCGCTATACTACAATCTATAGCCACCCACTCGGCAGGGATCTTATCCAATTCCGTGCCAATGGGAGTATCGATATCCGATGAGTTGATGATAAATATCTTCTCGGCCAATATCTCACCCTTATTATTCATATAGGTATGGATACGAGCCTCTACCTGACCTCCCGGAGTACGATAACATTGGTTGACGATCGACACACGGGCGTCCTTGATGTTAATGAACTGATAGTCCTTTTTAGGGACCTCGCTTACAAGTCTCTTTACTCCTTTATCATCGAAGTACACGTAACACCCGTCATTCCTCATCATGACCGGATACGTCTTTCCGTCTATGACAACACCTGAGAAGTCATCTGGCGGAACGGAGAAACCCATGCTACCGAAGATGGAAGCCAGTCTCTTTAAATACTCATTAATAGCCGACATAATATCATATTTTAATTCTACTGCCTCAAAGATAACAAAAAAGGGAAGAGAATTGAATCTCTCCCCTTTAGGAAATATATGAACGCAAAAAAGGTTCTTTATTTCGGCTCGGTTACGATGGCCGGGCCAAGACCAGCGGCAGCACCGATCATGTTAATCATCTCCTGAACACCCTCATGAGCACCATAGCGTACACGTAATATCAAATTAACCGGATCATCGGCGAGATACTTACCGAATCCTTGAGAGTATCTATGAGGATTAATCGTGATCTGGAAGTCCACATATTGGGCTGTTTGTTCAACACGGCTGTATTCGTTCATGAATGTCCGTCCCATGAAGTCCTGATGTTTCGGGAAGCCGTTGAAATGAGCGTAACCCTTCAACTCATCATCCATCATATTGCCGCCAACATGAGTACGCGGGGCTTTGCTGGACAATCTCTCGAAGTGAAGCTGATCCCACCAAATGGGGGATCCCTCATCAAGAGAATCAGGATAACCACCGCTAGCGCCAACGATCTCAACGCTATCCTCTACATAGGTCATTTTATCCATCAAGCACTCTGACGGAGATAATAACATTTCCTTGCCACGGAAACGGATACCGCACTTGCAATTAGTGCCAAGTTCCTGAGCCGATTCCAGTTTCTTCCACATACGGTTGCGGTAGGACGCCGGAGCCTTGCTGGTGAAGAATCCCTCGAACACCTTGTCGCACTCATCACACAACATGTTAGTATATACCGTTGTCTGGAAGCTATGCTGGCAAGCCGCAGGAGTACCGTAGTCAGTGATCTCCAGTTCCGGGAAAGCCTGTTTGATTTCCTCCAAAGCACTGTTTCCGCACTCATCATCCGGGATCGTGATATAATACTTCTCGGTGGATACCTTGCAAGAACCACAAGCTGACCATGAAGCGGTACGAACCGTAGGATTCTCGCACATATCGGATGTCTTAGCCACATAGTAGATAATAGCCGTAGGATTAGCCTCCACGAAAGTAGAGATCTCCTCATCCGTCAATTTCTTGGAAGTAGCGGCAATATACAAACCTGATCCCTTGATCTGGCTCATCTTATTAACCGTATCAGCTACCACATTAGGTAAAGACTCTACCGTAGTAGACATATCAACGCCGTCATCCTCCAATGAAATGGAATACAGGTATCCGCCCTTAACCTCAGTATAGCTAGGCGGGCATTCCTCGCATCCTTTCATGATAGAGATCAGACGTTGAGTATAGTCATTAGGCTTAGTCCCTTTCTTCATCACCTTATAACGTGACATGCTGCCGTTGATGCTCTCACGAACGATCTTCAATCCCGGGTACTGGGCACGAACCTCAGCCAAGGCAAGGTCATCACCAGTATCGCAAACCTCCATACAATAGAAGTTCACGTCCTCCGTCTCAGGCTCCGTAGCCTCGTTAGTACATCTTGTAACCGGAGTGATATCAATATAATCAGATACCTTACCACCACCAGCGATAGGCTGGTTCTTCATCCTCTCGATACATTTCAGGACGGCTGGCAACAAATCAACCTCCTCGCAAGGATCGCACTCCTCGCATTGATTTGGAGTATTATCACAATCATCCAAAAGGATAGCGTCATTGATCTCAATACGACCTCCCTCATAACCAAGAAGCTCGAAAGCCCTGCCGGCGAGAATCAAGCGGATAGCGATACGGTCGCCCTTGGATACGGAGAAAGCCGTGTCATCAGACACACCGTTGTATCCTAAGATAACATCATCGACATAAGCATGATCTTTCTTCGGCCAAGAAGCGTAAATCTCGGTGATCTCATTCAACGAGAACAAAGGCGTGGAAAAATCCTTATCATATATAGAGCGGGAAGCCGCTTGTTCATTACGACCGATACGGATCTCATAACGCTTATCATTACGAGGCTTACCGGTAAAGTCAATTACGGCCTTGCAACCGTTCTCGGAAGTATCTTTAGTATCGTAAATACCGATCTGTCCTTCCTTTAAGAAGATGGAGTCGACATCCACCATCTTAGCGTGCGGGGATACGAAAAGTACCCGGTCTTGCGGTCTGTGCAACATATTATCAATATTTTAATTTAAAAATCATTTACCTAACGCAAACATAATCATAAACAACATCACCGCAATAAAATAAAGTCGTGAGTATACGACATAATATAATGTTTACATTTTATGTAAAATAAAAAGCCTACCCGTTTCCGAGTAGGCTTAATGATCAAACTAACGGTGTTTATTTAAAGGAAGCCACATTATCCTTATCCATCCTATATCTACTTAGTTCATTCTCGTTAAGGTTGAATTGCTTGGCGACCATATCCAGAATCTCCTCCACCAAAGGATCGGGCAGCTCAGGGTCGATGTCCGTGGACCGCTCGCCGGCGGCGTTGATGTACCCGGCCAGATCCACCCGTACCGGATTCCGGTAGTAGGTCATCCTAACCTCGTCTGTGCGGAAGCCGTCCTCATACACCACGACCTTCCCGTCACCTATGGTGTAGAACGTTTCCCGATAGTCAAAAGAAGGTTTATTATTATCATCCCCAAGAAGCTCATGGACATTCTCGTTCTTAGCCTCCCATATGACAAAATCTCCAACCTCACATCCATTATAAGAAAACGCTCCTTTTATATTTGAGAACCATAAATAATCATCAGGAAGACCGAATGATGTCGATTCGGGGTCATCAATATGATTGATCTTATTAAGCGATTTCCAGTATACCAGAAGAGTTTGTATAGATCGGATGGTCTCATCATCCTTCCTATTAAGATAGTATCTTATCAACCTATCCTGAGCCTCATTGAACAAAAGCACGAACCTTCCTGGATCAAGCTTAATCCCGCCATTGGCGAGATTCTGCTCATTCTTCTGCAAAGACCTTAGATACGCTTCTTGGATCGTCATCGTTATTCCTCCTTATCACCTTCCCCTACGTCTTCCTTCTTCTTGACATCCTCAACCTTCTTGGTCTTGGTCTTATCGTCTATATTAGAAATAGACATAAGTTCCTCGTACTCATCCAAGACATTAGCCTTTACACTGATAAGATCTTTCTTGGTAGCCAAAAACTCGGCGGACGTACGGGTGTCAGGGCCTATGATCTGACCATTATATTGCAAGCCGGATGGAGTCATGTTAATACGACCGTTACGTTGAAGGACGTTTATGATACGATAGAACTCAAGAACTTCCTTGAAATCACCCTCCAATGAACGATCCCAAATATCAAGCAGATAATCGATGTTGGTCTTCTTCTCGTTCATCCAGTTTGATAGTGATCCGGTGTAATAATCATCCTCCGTGAAATCAGGACGGGTCACGATGCCGATGTACAGAAGAAGGTCGATGACAGCTTGACGTTCCTTGCCACCTTTCTTAAGGGCGTTGATGAACTTATAGCTGATATTCATCTTATTGATCTCACGTTGCTGAACGAAATCCTTGGCGTTGTCTTTCTCAATGAAACAGAACATGGAGTTCATGAAAATAGGATCACCATCCATTTCCTGAGGAGTCAACATGCCAGAAAATACAGCCAGATATAAATAAAATAACTCAACGGTATTAGCCGTGTTATAAACCTTACCCATATAGATCTTGTCTTTAGCATCATCCCAAAACTCGAAATTGGTCTGGGAAAGATCCTTCTGGGAAATATTCTCAAAAGGCTTCATTATATTATTGACACGCTGATCAACCAACTTATCAACCTCATCCTTATCCATGCCATTATAACATCTTGATCTTGGATAGAAACCGGTATTGTAAACTTCTGAGAAATCATCCCACGGGCAACATACGTGAGTAGCATTCTCAGGGAACGGAGCCTTGGCTATATTGGCATCTTGGAAGGCCTGCGGAGCGCTTCCGTCGTGTTTACCTACTACCTCATACAAGGTATCTGACATGATATTGAAGCCGTTTACCTCGACCAATACCTCCTTTGATTTTAAAATATCTTTCATTTCCTTTTTGCGTTACTTAAAAAAGAGGAGAGGAATATCCTCCCCTCTAAAAAACCAAATTACATATATGAAAAAAACTTAGCCGAAGTAGTTCGGTTGAAGCTCGATGATCAAGAACTTGCTGTTATCCATAACCCAAGCCGCTGAAGCTGAGTGGCACCAGAATTGCTCTTTCATGCCCGGCAAGGATGATACGATCTCATTACCGTTAGCTTTGTGCGCCCAACGACCGTATTCATAACCCCACCACATGCTTACGCCTTCTGGTTTGATATAGAATACGTTGTTATTCATATTACCCAACTTAGCGTTAGCCGTATTAGGAATAGCGGAATACGCGTTAGTCGATCCAGCGTCAGTGATATTCTCGATAATACAAGAATAAGAGGATCTAGGATACATACCATTCACCAACTCGCTACGATCTGTCATGTCAGCGTAATCCAAAGAAGGATCGTGCTCGAACTCTACATTTCCGATGCCAGGAAGGAAAGCGCCCTTAACCTGAACTGGGCCTAAGATCATAGCATCATTAGTACCGGATATAGGATTAGAAGGCAACATACGGTCGCTACCCATACCCCAGCTTAAATTATTCAACGTAGTGAAGAAAGCTTCTCTAATCAACTTCTCTAAATTGATCATAGCCATAGCTCCTACCTTGAACTTAATCCTACGTTCCGTAATAGGAAGATCCTGACGTCCACGGAAAATATAAGAGGCAGCAGCCATAAGAGTATCCTTAGTAATACCCATCGGGCGACTATAGTAGATAGTATAACCACGGCGAAGCTGACGGTAGATACCCTCATTCAAATGGATAGGACCATTTTGATCCATAATAATACCACCTTCTTGCCACATCAACTGTCTAGCTTCCAGCTTAACCAACTCAGCCATACAGAATACCTCCAGCGTGGACGCTACCTTAGCCGTACGTAAATCAAGTCTACCATTAACAGTCTTGCCGATAATAGCCAAATCAGGAATATTACCCTCATACTCGCTTCTCATGGCATTCATACGACGAAGGGCGGTCTCCACGAACTCTGAAGTGCTATTCTGGGCGGCCTGCATGGACTTCATACCAGCGTACATAGTTGTCTCACCCTCAACACCACGGTGGTTTCCTAAACGGAATTCACAAGTCATAGAACCAGCCTTGTCAGCTCCAGATACCTTAGAGAACTGGGTGCTATACTCTCCAAGAGCATGACCGATCTTCCAGTAACGGATACCCGGACGTAATTTCTCTTTAGGGAAGTATTTAGCCTTTCCGCCGATAACACGACCCCAATAACGTGTCAAATCACCTTCTGTCTTAGACGGGATCTCACCTGAGATAAGGATATTACAGCCGTTAGCGGCGTCATAGGTGATGACATCATAAGCCGTAAACTCAGAGGTATTCAAAACGATATCAAACAAACTACCGTCAATACCCGGTTTTAGATGATGACCTGAAGTATCCTCAGCCGTAACGACAGCGAATGTCTTTGTAACAGGTAAATCATAACGGAAAGAAGCTCCAATACCGTTAACGGAGATCGTAGCGCCGTTATTAATCATACCCATATACATCGGAACGGGGTAATTGGCGATATTAGAGAACAGATTCAACATACCCAAAAAATTCTTGTCAGGATCCTCATAATACCAGCTCGCCAATGAGCCTAAGTTATGCTCTACGAGCGATGTCTTATAGTTCTTGGCATCGGTGAAGGCAATAACGTTATCACCATTCACGGTAGCCGGAAAACTTTTTGTCAAAAATGGATTCATTTCTATTTATTTTTAATGTTATACACTCTTTGATCCACTCAGATCAAGGAAGTTAGCCTCTATAGTATCATTATCGATATTATTTTTATTCTGCTTTCCTCCCTTATTGCCAGAAAGAAGAGTGATGGTCTTCTTATTGACCTCCATCTTAACCTTGTTAGTTTTCTGTTTAAGGAACTCGTCCTTATTCATCAAGAACAAAGCCAGATCAGCGGCCATGTCCGGATTCTTGATAGCCTCCGAATAAGCTTTATCTATAGCCGTATGACCTTGATTGTCTATCGGCTTGGTAACGAAATCGACAGCCTTACCTATCATAGTGTCAGTCAACTGGAATCCTGAGCTTATAGATGTCTTAAGACCTTTCTTATAGATCTTCATCTGCTCAATCAACTCCTGTTTCCTTTTCTCGGATTTTTTCTTCTCCTCCTCGATAAGGTTATCCATCTCCTTTTTCAGGATATCATGGAACTTATTGGCCTTGGACTCAATAAACTCATCGCCCTTGCCGATCATCATCTCCATATTATCCTTTATCTCGTCTTCCGGCATACCCAACATCTTATAATAATGCTGGATAACCGCAAGCTGATCATTCTTGTTGCTCATATCAAGGTTATCCAACGGCGCCTGAATGTTCTGATATTGGCTTAATAGTTGGCCAACGTTACCACCGGCCTTATCCACCTCTATCATCTTCTTCATAAAGTCAGACATAGAACCGGTATCAACCTTATCCTTCAACAACTCATCAGCCTTATCCTTGATCAATCCCTCCACTATATCGAGTAAATCATCCTCTTTAGTGATAGTAGAAAGATCGACCGGTTTATCATCTACCATAATATCAAGGTTGTCAATACTATCGATAATACCTCTAGCGGCCATCTTCTCCAAAAAAGATTTCCCATTAAACCCTGATACTACATTATTATCAGTACCGCCTTCGCCAAAGGAATCAGGGTCTGGGTTGGTAGCATCGCCGCCCTTATCCCCGCCACCGTTAGCCGCTCCGCCGTCGGCAGGCTCTTCCTTGGAATCACCTATAGGATTACCATCCTTATCATATTTACCCTCGATATTATTCTTATCGCCATCACCGTCACCACGGTAAAAAAGTTCCTCGACACTCATGGTCTTAAAACCCTTAGCGAAATCACCCATGTCATTCATACAATTTCCTTTTTTGCTTTTTACAAAATTATCATTAATCTAATTACCAATTAAATCAAACCCATTATAGTATATGACAGAATTTTGCGCCAAAATGATTACAGATTTTGTAAAAATATTTACAAAACTTGTAATCAATTCTTGTTTATTATTGACGTAAACCTATCTGTATCAGAACGTTTGTTCCTAGCATCTATCTCCTTTTCCTTTAATTCCAACTTCCTTTTCTCTATCTCCTCACGAGATCTTCGCTCAGCCTCGGCATTAGCCTGTCTGGTTCTCATATCCTCCTCACGGATATCCAGATCCCTTTCCTTCAAGGCTCGATCCGCTATAGCTTCCACATAATCCATACCCTCTTCGTTATCTTGTGTCCTAGCCGCTTGACCGGCGGCCATTATGCTCTTACCCCGTAAATCGAAGTTACCCTTGATATAAGCCAGCTCCTTCTCCTTCTCATGCTCGTCATTACGGACCTGTTGATCGGCTTCGGCTTTTTGCTGTACAAGTCGTTGTTGATTCTGGTACTCCTCCTGTCTTACACGATCTGCGTAAGATCTGGCATCCCTTCCTATCTGATTCATCTCAGCCGTCGAGTTGGCATTCATCATTCTAGTGATATCAAGCAAGTCATTGCCCAAAGTATTCGTCTGTAATATATATTGCTTCAAATTCTCCAATTCCAGACGTTTCTTGGAATTAGAGACAGCCATAACATTAAGATGACGTAACGACAAGCTATTATCCGTAAGACTGACGTAAGCCAAGGACAGATCGCTGTTCCTGTACATCACGGTCCAATCGTATCCTTCCTTCTGGCATACTTGAGCCACGGCTAGATGAATATCCAATGTCCGTTTCTTGAAGTCATCGAAATCATTAAAGTAAGTCTGGGTCTGTAGCATAGTAGCGTTAACTCCCTGTTTTACGCCCGTAGAACTCTCGTATCTAGTTGACTGACCCATCGCTTGCTCGGATATACCTATCATCCTATAAGCCATCATATAGGCGTAAGACGCCATTTCCATACGGGATCTTATCTGATCCGTATTAGTAAGATCATATACACCGAACTGATTATATATGCTGCTCATCTGCGGATTCTGGTAAGGATTGTTTGTGTCATTACCACCTACACCCATAAATGAGACGGACTTAACGATCTGCATAAAAGTAGCCAAAGCTCCCTTCTTGTCCATCATATCCTTATATTCCGTAGGCAGGAATCCTAAGTCGCCTAAGAAGAACTTACCGATCTCCTTCTCGGCGTTATTGTATAGCTGGTTCATAGCAAGGTTATACATCATCTGGAACGGCTGTATGCGATCAGCGAGACTAGACCCTATAAATCCAGAAACCGGAATGACATAATCATACAGACTGCTATCACCATGTATCTGATGAGGTATTGGATCCCCACCAATATATATAGGCTTATCCATTAAATTACCTCCGGTGATCTTAACGCCAAACCTAACCTCAGGGACATACTCCAAGATATAGGTGTTCACCTCAGGATCACCAACAGCATCGGCCATAACCCTCTTTACTTTCTTTATGCCATTCTTCTCCAAGAATTCCGGGAGCAACTCATCGGTTACAAGTTCCTGATCAACCATCCCGGTCTCTGTCATATAAGTTATTAAGAATACCGGTTTCATGGATACCCAATATCCTTCCATAACCCTAAAAAGGCGAGAGTCTATCTCATATCTCTTACCATCGGCCATACCGGAGTTGAAATATCCAAAGGGATGGAAGCGGGGCAAGAAGCGGGGTTGGGTGTGTTCCTCCCCGTCAGGTCCGAAGGTATGGTACTCTCCCATCGGCACACCATAATAGTCCTCAGCGGCGACTATAGACTCATAGTCATGGTATCCTTTCCATGGAATAACCTCATTCTCATACATACCGGTAATAGACGGTTTCTTTTTCTTCCAATCATACCTAGCACCGTCATTAGATACCCATCCCTCATAATCATCGTCACCTCCCATAATCCGACGCTTGTCTTTGGCCGTCATCTTATGGCCGTATCTTGATATCAACTCAACACCCTCGTAATAATGAAGACGGCCTACATAAGATCCATATTGCGGGTATTTCACATCAGGATGGAAAACCTCCATCGGACTCCATACCTCCGGACGATAGTAGTCGAAGCCAACGAAATGGTTCCGGAACATCTTTCCGCTAAGAAGACGATCCCTGTAATTCTCCCTGTCAAGCTCATCCATATAAAACCGGCTACGATCAGCCTCGATCGTATGATCTCCCCATACAGCCGCCTGCGTCTTCCATCTGGTACTCATGAACCTCTGGATATCATCAGGGGTCATAGACGTCTTGGCCTGTTGGATTTGCTGAACATAAGCCTGACGCTCCTCCTCAGAGTTAAACTCATTGTACGTAGGATCAAGACCAGCCTCCACAAGACGCTGATTGACGATAATATCCCACTGTTCTTGTATATGACGATGAAGTAAGTTTGACATCGTATCCTCATACTCACTTATAGCCATATCACCTACCTCATTAACCGTATACTTATCCTGTAGGTTTGTCAGCCATCCCTCAAAGGCGTTTACGATACCACCTATGATATCATAATGCTTCAAGAAAGAAGGTATCCTTATATCGCTCCTTAGCTTCTGCACGTTCCTTAACTGAGGGATAACATCCGCCATCTCCATAAAAGATAACTTACCATCCGCCATCAGATAATAGTCACGGTACATCTGGTTACGATCATACTGTTTCAACCCTATCGTCTCAAGAGCGTCCATACAATCCTCCTTCCATTTCCTGTTCTTTTTCTTCGTGGAAATAGCCTGAGGAGGTAATCCTAATAACGCTCCTTTTGCTGGAAACGAATGATCTCTATTAAACACTTCCATGATTATTCAATTTTATTTACAACAAAGATAGGCGTTTAATTGACATTCATTTACCTAAAAGCTCCTATAGATACCGATCCAAATGCAGAGGCATATATCTCATGGTGTTTATAAGCATCTTCCTTACGGGCGTTATTCATCTCATCTATCTTCGATTTAGGCATGTAGTTATTATCATCAAAATACCTAGCGAGAACCAACGCATGCCCGAAGGCTATTATCCTATCGACGTTCAATCCGGGCTTATACTGTATTATCTCATCCAAAAGAGCTATATCATCAATCAACTCAATACCTTTAACCGTTATATCAAGACCGGTACTATCATCATAACCAATAACGAAATCCTGCCAGCAATAATCCACCACACAGGAGAAGAGCAGGTTCTGGTTGCCGGGGGTAGGATATAGCCCCAGCTTGCTATTCTGCCGGGAGCCGGCCTTCACATACTTATTGGCTATAGCCTCACCAGCGAATAAGAAGAAAGATGCCGGCATACCGCTCTTCCGATTAAGATACTGCTCATACATCTGGTCAGCGTTCTCCATAAGGCATATAGCACCATATCCCTTCTGAAGCACCTCGCACGTACGGCAGAATTGGTCTATAGATGATGGGCGGGATACGTAAGAGGCAACTATTCTATAGGCATAAGGATCTCGGATACCAACACGCCTTTTGAATATATAAAAGGATCCCAATGAAGGAGTATCAGACTTGGCCTGCTTATACGGATCTTGGCCCGCCACATAAATAAAATCATCAAACCTATTGGATTGAGGCATCTCGAATATCTGGACAGGAGCGTCAATAACACCGCCGCTAAACGGGAATCCAGCCAGTTGCTTATTCGATTTAGTAGTCCCCAGTTTATTACCTGACTCAAGAAAGACATCACACAGCATACCGCTATATTGCCCCGACTCAAGGAGATCATTCTTATGCTTGATAGCGTACTCGACCGGAAATAGGTTCTGGGATGAGCTTAAAAAACAGTCATCGATCGTAAATGGATAGAACATAGTATGAGAAGTGTACGCAACCCTATCTTTTGTAGATAGTTTCTTCCGTTCCTCATTAAGTTTATTGGTACTAGCATCGAAATCAGTAGCGTCGATCTTGATCTTATTAAGCTTCTTGTCATCAGGCTTACCAAGATAATCGCCCAATCCTATAGTTCTCTTAACACCGGAGTTAGCCATCTGACCGGGAACGAACATCGCCCATTTCCGTTCTTTCCATGTTTTCCCTTTCATGGCTCTACGATTTAAAATATCCCAGTCCATAACCAGAAGATTGTAGGTCTCAGGATCAGAAAACATTTCTTGAGCGTCCTTGGATAATTCTACCTCACCACCAGTACCAGCCAAGATAGGGCTAAGACGCCAGCCGTAAGGCGTGTCGTAGGACGGCATGGCGGCCGTGTAAGGCTTCTTGATAGGTCCCTTACCAACCTCGTCGAAAATAGCCGTAGCCGGTGTCAAACCAGCCGTCTTCTGCGTGGAGGTCTTCCTACCCATGTTGATGTTGGCTATAGAGATAATGGCATGGATATCACGTACGCCATTGGACATCCTCTTGCCTAATGTAACGCCCGAACTCCAGTCGGTCTTGGTCCTGTTGATCCTGAAAAAAGGATGCACATGATCAAGACCATACTCACAATACTCACCTATATTAGATAAATCGCTATCGCTGAAACCTACCACGGAATGGCTAAGCCCGATCGTCATGGTAGCGTTCATCTGGAGAAGTGATGACATGATGGTCGTATTATGGGATACGACAAAATTGGTAGTAAGAAACTGATGAGATTTATTATCTACCTCAATACAAGTAGCCTTATACTTCCCGTAATAATCTATATCGGATATCCTAAGTCTGTTATGGGTCTTGGATATATACATATCATCGCCATCCATGACGCAATAATATCCCATAGACCAGAATATTCTTCTTACGAAGGATATAATATACTCACTTTTGTAAACGACCTTAAAACGATCGTCACCAGTACTTATGCCGCAAGCTATCTTCATGAATGAGCTTATAAACAACTCTTTCTGTTTTTTGGATGAATAAATAATATCATCCATCTCCTTATTGCTTAACTCAAAGATCCTGTCGGTAGATCCACAAAGGAAAGAGGCGGTCAGAGACCCAAGGAGATGGGGCGACATCAGCCACCGCCGCTCGGGGAAATCCACGGCCTCCCCTATGTCTATGGTCATCTTCTGGAAGTCAGAGTGGATGATACCCATGGTGCTCATGACTTTATAATCACCATGATATTTAACCTTCCACTGATGTTGACCGCAACATACTATACTGCGCCCGTCCTCAAACGTAACCTTATACATATCAACGAATCCTTGAGGATATACGCCTACTATAGTCGTAAGCTTACCATCATCGCCATATATGATATCCCCGATATCAGCGAACCCTATCTTCTTAGGTCCATAAGGAGTATATATCAGCTCCGAGTCCAGAAGAGCCTTGCCAAAACGACGAGTACCAAACATCCCCAACCCTTTCTTCTCCTGACGGGCACGTTGGTACATCTCGGCGAAAAACCATTCGTTATCACGCAAACGACTGATCGCTGGCACACGTTCCCCGTTTGGAAGATCCTGGAATACGGGGAAGAAATTAACATGCCAATAAAGCCATGGGGGGATGAACGTACCATTGATAGTCACCCCATACTTGACCTTATAAGCCTCTTCTTTAAAGAACTGCTTAACATCGTCATCCTGATCCTCCCAACCGAACAGATCGTTCCATACAGGAGGATTTTTCATGTTTACATAAAATTCTGGACTCGTGCTTAGACTCATTTTATAATATCCTTTAAAACAGACTCGATTCCACCAGAAACCTGACCCTTACGTTCCTTTTTCTGGACATTGCTTACAGACCTATATACATCCATGATTCCGCTTTTTTCCATATACGATTCATTCCATGAATTGATCTTATCGATCAACTTGGATATGAAATCGAACGCCCTTGCCATATCTTCCGGCTTCTCCTTGTCCCAAGGATGCTTATCAATATAAGCCTTGGCATCATCCACGGCCTTGGATATGACCTCAAGATTATCATTCACCCGATCGACATCCTTACTCGTCGGCTTTCGTCTTCCCTGTGGCATTGGCTTTCATATTTAAAAATATATTAAACATGTTTATATACATTTATTTACTTTAATATAATCGGATGCCTCTTTCCTCTAATGAGTTTAAGCTTTTTGTATGAAACATCCTTTGGATTTTCTCCATTGAAATCCCTGATATTGAAATTTCCCGATTTTCTTCTTCCATAAATAAAATTTATTTCATTGTTATACAATACTTTATCAAACAATCTAAATCCGAAAACCTCAAAAGGAGCTTGATTATTTTTCTTCTTCCCTCCTTTTAAAATTTTCATTTTATGTATTTGCCTGTTATGCCTACGAACTAAACGTTTCAAGTATTGATACTCAATTCGTTTCGCATTGAAGTTCTTAGAAATTACAAACGCATCGGATGTATGTGATTTTTCTATTCCGTATTTAATCCGATTATATTTTGTAATGTAACCGAACGTCATTGAAACGTTTGAATATCTTGACTTCAACTCATCGTATAATCTCCATTTCATGATTCCCATTATGGCTGCGCCGCAAAGCGACTTGCCTCGCCTTACCTTTAAATCAATATTGCCTTTGTGATATTCCTTATGACAAGTTTCACACAAGGTAATGAGATTGGAAGGGGAATCACCTCCTGTTTTTCGAGACTCGATATGATGAATATTCAGGATCAGATCTTTTGATTTCCCTTTACAATAACTACATTTATGTCCGTCTCTGAACAAAACGTACTCTCTGACATTCCAAAATCCAAGTTGTTCTCCGTTTTGATAATCAATTCCTGAAATATTAGGATTTTTCATTTTATGAGTATCGAACTGAGCGGCCTCAATTACTATTTTAGTAATCGGAAGGATTTTATGAATTTCATTCACTTCGTTTAAATGGGAATCAATTCTTTGTTTTACAGAAGGGGCTACCCAGCCTTTCTTTTTAGAGAAAACTCTGTTGTTAAATTTAGGCTTCCTATATCTGAGCCTTGATCTTCTTGTCCTTCTGTTTTGAGATCTCGTTGAAAGTAAATCTACGATATCTGTTCTTAAGATTGTTTCACAAGCAAATAACTCTTCTTTTTCAGTTGTTGCAGAAAAACCGATATGTTTAGCTCCTGCATCAATGCCCAGAGTAACCGGCTGTTTATGATCGGTTGATTTGTAAGTTAACTGAATCGTAAACGGACAAAGATTCACCACGGTTGCTTTATTTGCCTTAAGCAACCTCCTAACCTTCCCATGCCTTGTCGTAGGCATCATCGGTTTACCATCTATGTCTTGTACATACACCATTTTACAAACTAATTCAATGTTTATTCAACATAAGTCAGGGTAAAAACCCTGTTAGTACCCATCGCCAATGTTATTGAAGGTTTTATATAGGCAACACTGGAACCCAAATACAATCCCTGTTTAATCACCTACCTTAGAGCTACGGACTTGGATAAACATCCGTAGGTAACTATATATTCTCCAATAACGTAGTCTTTATTTCAAGACTTAGGCTAATAATCAGATCCTTATAGATATATTAAAACCCTATAATGAAATTATATGGAATTAATATTATTTTTGATTATGTCCTTAAACTCGTTATACTGTTTCATAAGAAGCTCATAAGATTGAACAACCCCGATCTTACTTACTTCCTTCACGCTCATGTCATGGAACATATCCTCAAGCTCCTTGTCAGCATATCTAAGACGTTCCTTGTCATCATAAAACACGAATCCAGACGTTTTGTCTTCTATAATACTCTTGGCGGTGGACGCATATGTCGTGTCTAAATCCAGATCCATACCGAAGCTGGTAGCCAACTGGATTATGAACATCAACCTAGAATTGACTTTTACAGCCTCTATATTCAACATCTGTATCTTATGGGTCATCTCATGAAGAACGACAAAATCCTCCTCTTTTATCAACGAAGATGATTTAAGGGCTATCTTCTTAGTCCTATCCTCAATATCGCTATACAGACGCTTGCTCTCACGTTTTATGGCTATCCAATGCCTTATATGGGTATCCGACTCTTCTTTAAGATAATCCCTGATCTCCTTTTTTATATCCTTATTCTCCTCCATAATAATCACGCGTTATAATCATTGCTATTCAACTCAATCTCATCATTTATACTTTGGTCTATAGACCTCAATAAATCCCTGGTACTAACATCCCGCAAGAAGCGGACATTACCACCATTAGCCCTAGCTATCCTCCTTAAAGCGGAGTAAAGTATATCACCCAATGAATATTCAGGCAACTCACGGCAACCGACTTCCATGACAATAAGGGCATGGATACGATCATCTATCTTACTTCTTACGGGACTTCGCATAGTATTTACTTATAAGCTTCCCCTATAATACGTAGCGGGAAATGTTTGAAATTACGTTCAGGATCGTCCTTCGTATAACCGATAAGAGATAGGTGTTTCTCAAAATGACCTTCCGTATATTTTGAGGTATCTAACGTCATCCTAAATATAGTTCTATTCTCATTGTCAGGATGTTTGTTATATGACACGTTTCCTATACATCCACATGAAAGATGATGATCCTTGACATGGAAACCATCTTTATGGGTGATAAATAACACGATTTCTATCTTATCACCTATTTTCTGATTAAAAATATTTAGATAAAACTCGCTCTCGTCATCCGTAAGTCCTATATCAAAGGAATCGTTAGGGCACTCGATATTAAAATCGTTATGATCGGCCGTTATCACCTCCATAGCATTCCATTTGGCTTTCTCTCCTTCCACGAACTTCAATGGGCATACCTCGGTCTTCATCCAAGCCTTCTCCTTGATAAAACAACCACACAACGAGCATCCCGGTCTTCCAATCAATCTATGAAATAATACCTTAGGCGGCAATTTAAAGAACCTAATATTAGAAGAGTTCTTAGGACATTTCTTGCATAATTCAAGACGATTCTTATACCATTCGGGATAATCTTTCTTATCCTTAGGAATCCTGCCCAATAAACTGTCTTCCCAAGCTTGGGCTATTACTTGGGCTTTACCAATTGTTTGCACGATAATTATTTTTTAAACTGTTTTTGTTGAAAATCCTGTAATTGTTCCCATGTCATTCCATACCGACATTGATACATGGCCTCATGGTTATCACGTATAAGAGGATCTCCGTTCTTCAACCCCTCCATATCCTCTATCGCCTTAATCTTCTTATCCAGACAATCAAGCTCAATAGGCATCCTTTCATCCGGATAACGATTACCTTCCTTGACAAATATCCGGCGTATCTTATCACGCCTTACCCGCATCTCTCGGAGATTGCATACAACGTATCCGATAAACGGGATTCTGATAGATATATTGTCAGTATACCTAGCTAGGTGGTGGACGTAAGATACGGATGCTTTCATGCACCACTCTACCTGTTGTTTGGTAAACTTCCCATCAGATCTTCTTACCACCTCATCCACGATATCCCTATCGAATGAAATAAGATTCCTACCCATCAATATCCAATTTGTTTCTCTTGAACACAAATCCCATTACACGAGTATCATCACCCTCCCCATCAAGAATAAAATAGTTACGTAAGCTTCTCATCTCAATAGACAGCTCACGGGTACGGAAGTTCCCGTTCTTCTTGTCCACCAGAAAACCCCCACGTTTAAGCTCGTTGTTCAGGACAGCGACGTAAGATTCCTTCTGTCCATGACAATCCATGTACTTAGCCCTGGTATCATCCGAGTATCCGTAGTTGATGTAGAAAGAAAGTAAGTTTATCGTCCTTTCAGTAATCAAGCTCCTACCCTTGGAATCCAGATAGCCATTGTATATCCTTAAGAACTGCTGGATCATATCCAGCCTAGTGTCGTAAGGCAACGCAAATACGAAAGCTTTCCTCTGTTCCGACATATAAAATTAGTTTTCAGCAAAACTACTTAAAAAAAATATCGTTGTCAAGAAATTATGCCATAATCAACATAATATATGCTGATTAACATGTATTTACGAACATCAAAAGGGGAAAAGGCGGTGGAAGTGGCGGAGGAAAGCCAGATAAGTCCACCGTAAGACACGGCAATGAGGCCAGTGGAGCACAGACCATACATGCCTCCGAGCGGCGGTGGACAGCCCTATCCTGCCTCAAGGGACATGACCACCCCTTTTCCCTTTGGATTCCTTCTTGCTATGTTATGGGATATAAAGCCAAGGGGAAATGGGAAGCCTTGGGCGATGGAGCCTGCCGTAGAAGATACGGACGGCCGGAGCGCGAGCGATCGTACAAGACCTCGCTTTTTCTTCTTTGGCTTATGCTCCACCCGATCTCCCTACCGGGGTACCGGCTTCCGGTATAGGATACGGCTTCTACCGTGTTTAGCCTGCGGTATCCTGCCTGACGGCACCATACCTTGGCGGTAAAAAGCAATGTTTTATTAAATAGAGACTTTAAGTGGAGTACACAGGAACTCGACGTCAGGAGAGGTTCTGTGTACGGATAGAGATATTAGAAAGTAGTATATGTTTATAGAGTTAATTATATTTAATAAATATACCTATTAACGCGCGCGTAACAAGTAGGTTGAGAAAAAACGACCGTTCACGCGCACAGCGTTTTACGAACATTACCTACCCTCCTTAAACAACAAATGGGCGACCTTCACAGGCTACCCATCCATCCGAATAACTTGTTTCGTATTGATGAAACTTGTATATTCGCAGCAAATAAAAAATCTCATGGAGACAAAGGTAGCACTTTTACAGAAAATGAAATCAAATTTCGATAAGATTCTTACCGAAGCATATATCCCAAAAGATATACAAGCAAAAAAAGATGAGCTTGGATGCCTAAGGCTTCCGGCAGGATCACTTGTCTGTCCAGTAGATTACAAACCTGTAACTAATAAGGACGGGAAGAAGGTTACGGCCGTAAAATACTCGAACAAGAAAGATAATATAAGAGGTTCCGGTATGGTTATAGAAAAGAAGTGTAAGCAGGTAACGGCTTATCTTTCTATCATAAATGTACAGAAGCATGTATTTTTAAGAAATAGGATGAGAGATGGTTACCGTGACCGTATCGAGATCAATACCGATGATTTTATAGATATCCTATCCGATGGCATAGCTTATTTCTGCTACAGACATGTTATAGAGAACTGCCATGAGGATATAGACTATCAGCTAAAGACGCTTAAGGCTTACGCAGAGGGCGAGATAAGAATAGCTTTATCTGATATCATGATCTACTCGTATAAGGCTAAGAAGAATGAGGATACGAAAGAAATATTCGTAGGTAAGAAAAGATCCGTATACAAATGTCTGGATAAGAATTTAAGCTCAAACGAAAGACGGAATATGGCTAACAAAAGCCGGAAATTTGATCGGGTAAGAATCCTTTCCAAGATAATATTCAGGGTCAGAACCAGAAACGTACATCATATATACAAAGTAACTAAAAGAAAGACAATTAAGTTCAATGTAGCATACCTTCTTAATGAGTTGAATAAGAAGCTTGCGGGAATAGGCATGCATGAGATATCTCAGTCAACTATATACAGATACATAAGCATGTTCTTAGGCATGTGTAAGAAGAGTATATCCGATTTGTATGACGAGGTAAAAAAAAACAATGGAATAGCGAATGCCAAAGATAGGAAGAACGTAACTATCGGACACCTAAGACTATCATACAGAGGAAAGATAATGCATATAATCATCGCCGAAGATTTTATAAAAGACGTCTTTTTAGGGGTAAAAGGGTCCGAGATGAGTAAAGCTGGATGATTTGAGTATCAGATATAAAATTTAATATTTATATATTATTCACATTTATTTTTAATAGTTAATTATAACTATTCGTATCTTTGTACCATAAACCTAAAAAGATATGGTAAAAGAAGATTTTAAAAATGAAAACGACCTCCTTCGTCATATTATGACGGTGGATAAAAACGTGGAGCAAGGTCGTGCCTTGAAAAAGATTTTCACCACTAGGGAGAATCTATTTATTACCGGTAGGGCTGGTAGTGGTAAAAGTACGTTCATGAGACGTATCGTAAAGTTCTTGGGTAAATGTGTTATAGTAGCCCCCACTGGTGTTGCGGCCCTGAACGCCGGAGGACAAACCATTCACTCTTTTTTCGCTATAAAAAACGATCCTTACATCCCCTCAGTAGAGAGGAATATGTTATCAAATAAGGTTGATGTAAGTCCGTTCATGAAAAGCAAGGTCAAGAATCTTGATACTATCGTTATCGATGAGATTAGTATGGTAAGACCCGATTTGCTTGATGAGGTTGCCGATATACTTAGACAATGCAAACGAAGCAGGGAACCTTTTGGTGGAGTTAGGCTGATTATGTTCGGCGATCTGTCACAATTACCTCCTGTAGTGACCGTTGATGATTTTATTGATAAGTATTATGAAAGCCGATTCTTTTTCTCGTCAAAGGCATTAAGAGCCTCAGGATTCTCGGTAATTACCTTCGATAAGGTATTCCGTCAAAAAGACCCACAACTTTTGTCTGTATTGGAGGATATAAGATGTGGGGTTATTACCGAGGAATCTAGATCTATCCTAAAATCAAGGGTGATATACCCTGAGAATATGAATGATACTATAGTAATATGCTCAACCAATAAGGAGGCTTATGAGATAAACAAATCTAATCTTGATAAGATAGATAATAAGGTATTTAAATTCGAGGCTAAGATATTCGGTGAAAAACCTGCGGCTCCATGTGAGGATGAACTTATAATAAAAGTAGGAGCTAAGGTTATAATAACGAGGAACGGTAATGGATATGTGAATGGTTCTATGGGTGTAGTAACAGATATAGACCCATGTGATGACGCTATATCGGTTCAGCTTTCCGATGGAAGTGAGGTTTATATAACTAAAGAAAAATGGGATAAAATGAAATATAGGCAAGTAGATGGATCTTTAGAAGGAACGTCTTGTGGTTATATCATTCAATATCCGTTAAGATTAGGATACGCTATCACTTCTCATAAAGTTCAGGGGATGACATTAGACAATATATTCGTTGATATGAGTAGGGCTTTTGAGATCGGTCAGATATATACCGCTCTTTCAAGGTGTAGATCAATTGATGGTCTTTATCTAAAATCAGTACCTAATGATAACGCGATATTGTTAAGTGAGAATGTATCAAATTTCATGGAGAAGGTGGATGATAACGATGGGGTGTTCCTGCCGGAGAAGATATCTGATATCGGTAAGGGTATGATAAAGAAGCAACAGGATTTATTTAACTTTGAGGAATTTGGATTATAATGGCTAAGAAAGAACTTTTTTCAGACGTAGATGAATTAGTATCATCTTTAAATAAAGAGCTTGGAGAAGGCTCGATAATGAACTTCGGCGATGATAAGCCTATAATATCCATACCAAGGGAAAGCACTGGTTCGCTGGTGGTAGACAAGGCTCTCGGCGGCGGATGGGCGGTAGGCCGGATTCATGAGCTGGTCGGGATGGAATCTTGTGGCAAGACTATGATGTGTACGTTAAGTATGATCGAGTTCCAGAAAAAGCACCCCGATAAGCTGGTAGCTATAATAGACGTGGAGAATGCTTTTGATATCGAATACGCCAAGAAGATGGGATTGGACGTTAACCGGTTCCTTATTTCCCAGCCAAGCTACGGGGAATTGGCTATTGACATCACAGCCAAGCTGGTGGAGTCCGGCAAGGTAGGCTTTATTGTCGTGGATTCCGTGGCGAACTTGGTTCCGAAGAAGGAGATCGAGGGTGATATGGAAGATAGCAACATGGGATTACAAGCCCGGTTGATGTCAAAAGCCATGAGAGTTCTTACCGGGATCGTAAACAAAAGCGATTGTGTTCTGGTATTCATCAACCAGTATCGGGAGAAGATCGGTGTAATATACGGCGATCCGAAGGTAACAACCGGTGGTAACGCCCTTAAATTCTATGCCTCTATCCGTATGGAGATGTCAAGGAAGAAGGTTATTGTAGGAGAAGATGGCTCTTCTATCGGTCATGAGGTTAGGATAAAGGTATTGAAGAACAAGACAGCTATACCTTTCCAGATAGCAGAGACAGCCTTGTATTATGGCGTGGGGTTTGATAAGGAACTTGAACTTTTGAAGTTATGTGAGGAAACCGGTATCTTTACCCGTAAAGGATCATGGTACTGGTACGGAGAGGTCCGAGTAGGCAATGGAGTGGATAATACGTTAAGTATTATGAGAGACAATCAAGAATTGTGTCAAGAATTAAGAACTAAACTAAATATTTGAGGTTATGGCTATCGGAGCAAAATTTGTAGACGTAATACCTTCTAGTGTTGAGAACGCTATAGAGGTAAAAAAAGAGGATGTAAAGACCTATCTATTCGTAGGTATTCCTATGAGCGAGTTTATCGGCAAGAAACATGAGTTTGAGGGATATATATTCATGTGCTTACAAGGTGTAACCGGTGGGGTTGAGCTTGGCGGTGATATAGCCGTAGCCGTATTGAGACCGGTTCGCCCCGCCGTAGGGGAGGCTTCTTACCATTTGGTGGATATCAAGAAGTGTAAGTATAATAGAACTGATGTAGTTCTATTATTTAGAGAGGGAGATTTCAAGGTTGTTAAACGTGATGATTGTAATTTAATTTGATTATGGATGCTGAGAAGAGATTTGTTACAAAATATAAAATAAATGGAGAAGAATATATTGGATGGATATATGCGTCTAATATAGATCAGGCTAATGATTTTCTTAATCAGAGGAGAAATACCGAGGAAGTAGTTGGTGGTCCGTGTATAGATCAAGATGAGATAAATGATGTTATTAATCATATATAGTGTATGGGAACATATATATCAATAAAATCAACAGTAAACGCATTCAGGTACGGTATTGATCCTGTACCTGAATGGTTCGATAAGATATCCAATAAGACCAATGAAGTCGATGTTATGGTTGACGGGAATAAGGTAAAGGCATTGGATATAAGGCTAGAAAACGGCATTCTACGGGCTTTTTACGGTTATTATATAGGTATGTATCCGGATAAATCGATACAGGTGTTTAGACCGGAGGATTTTCATTCATTATATACGCTCAAGATATGAGAATATACACAGGACTGATAAAAGATCTAGGATGTAGATGCTTTTATTACGATAGCGGGATGAATATACCTATTGGGTTCGTATGCGCTGAGATACCTGATATTAGTTCTATATTATCATCAAAGAATGGATTATCTCATTTTTATGAACATATGATAATAAAATGCAATGATGATATTAGTGATAAGTTATTCTTTGATTTTAATGGATATACAGATCCTAGATCATTAGTATTTAAAGGATTTACATTGCCTGATGTTGATATCAAGAAGTGTATTGATTTTTCTTATAATTTTATCGTATATCCAGATATAAGTGAAGATCTTATAGAAAGTGAGAGGAATGTTATATTAACTGAAATTGATAATGATGAATCATGTATTAATATCGATAGACTTATAAAACTATCTGGAATAGATAAACGTTGTTTTATAAACACATTAGGTACTAAAAGGTATGTCAGCAAAATAACAAGGGATGATCTTTATATGTGCCGAGATACGATATTGAATAAGTCAGAAATAGTATTTCATTTATATGGATGTGATGATTTTATGAATAAATATGTATCAGATATAACGGAATTATCAAATGAAGTTGATATTAATACATACTATCGTAATAGTCTTAAATATTTCCATGTTCATGATCCTAAATATGGTATTTATAAATATACTAAAAAGCCCAAACAGTTATATGTATCATTTGTATTAGATAATTATGATTTTAAGAAATTGTGCGTGTTGCTTATCATATTATCTATGATGTGTGATAATTATAATTTCTCTATGTTTAATTATCTTAGATCTAACGGATTATGTTATTCAGTAAATAGGAGATATATAGAATGCACGAATAGAATAGTGGCCAACTTGATAATTGACGTAAGCCCAGATAAATGTGATATTACAAAAGATTATGTGGTTGATTATATTAATAGCTTTAAGCTTATAGCGAATAATGACAATATAGAATATGCTATAAGAATGATTAAATTGGATGATAGATTGAATATAATGAATATTGAGTATTACCACGATGCCTACATATCTTTTGTAAGATCAAGACTTAATGGGGTAATGGATTTGTATAAATCATATGACAATATATCTGTGGATGATGTTATGGATATGATTAAAGATATTACCGAGGATAGATTAATAATTCAATACTGCTCTTTATGAATATAGCGATAGGAATAGATCCGGGTATAGATACCGGAGGATTGGCCATGATCCCGGAGAACGGGGAGGTTAAGGTAATTATGACACCAAGGATATCGGCTAAGGGGGATATAGATCTTAGGGCTATATCAAGTTTCTTACTCGATGCCGCAGATAAAATCAAAGAAGGAGGTGGGGGGACGCTGGCGATCGCCGTCGAGGACGTCCACAGCATCCACAACAGCTCGGCCGCCAGCAACTTCACCTTTGGCGGGAGACGCCGGGAACCGAACGCCCTATTCGCTATGATGGTGGAGATGATGGAGCGATACGGATCTCACCCGGATGTTAGGTTCATGTTCGAGGAGGTGCAACCAAAGACCTGGCAGAAGGAGCTTCATACGACAGCCGATCGGGTGTATACGTCGGCGAAGTTAGACACGAAGGCTACCTCCATCCGATGCGCCATGCGCCTTTTCCCTTTGGTCTCTTTCGTGAAACCATGGTCAGGAAAAGGAGTACAACCTACTAAGATACAAGACGGAATGTGTGACGCTACGCTTATAGCCGAGTATATTAGACGTAAGTTTAAACTATTTTAATACTATTAAGTATTTATTGTATTTGTATTAATATAATTATGATTATATTTGCGATGTAATAAAAAGTTGTTCGTTATGCTTATAAGATGCTTGTCGAAGTCATTAAATGAGAAGTTGGGCAAATTGGAGACGGTTGTTAAGAATGCCGGTCCCAACTCCCTTTATAAGGATCTTAAGATAGATGTTGTCAATAATCTGGCTTATATCACTTCCGTAAATGCAAAGGTATGTGTTATAGAGCGATTGGAGGTAGAGGCTGACTCTAACTTCTCTTTCTTGGTAGAGGCAAGCTCTTTTATTAAGTTCATGAAAAAACAGAAGAATTGCGAGATTACGATACTGCTTTCAGATAAAAAAGATCAGATAACGATCTGCTATGCTTCTGGTGAGTATAGTTGTCCGGCTTTTGATATCAATACATTCCCGCAGGTACATAAGATACTTGATGGAGGAATTAAGGTTAAGATGAGCGATTATGTTTCGGTTCTTAACAAAGCCAGCGATTATACGGAGGTAGATGACTTTTATCCATGCATCGAGAATGTGGTAATTGATATTGATGATATTAATATTAATATAGTAAGTACGGATAGAAATACTATTTACAGGTATTTTGTCCCTAATCAGGATAAGGTAGAGAAGATGTTTATCCCGGTATCGAACGAATCCGCGATATTGCTTGATAAGCATATCAATAAGTCATCGGATATGTTGTCTATAAAAGTGGACGATACTAAGACTTATTTCTCTACGCCTGATATGGATATGTATGAGACCCATTTTGAGGGTAATTATCCAAATTGGAGGTTCGTGGACGAGCATTTTGTCAAAACAAGTACCTATGTCTTTGATAAGGATCTACTCGTCCAAGCCCTCCAAAACAATCTTAAGGTAAATGAGTTCGATCATTGCAAGTTGATATTTACCGATAAAGGATGCGGTATTATGTCAGAGAACCCGTCTTCCGGTAAATCATGTAAGGAGAGACTTGCTTCTTTGTCTTATCATGGTGAAGATATTATATGTAACGTATTATGTGGAAGATATCTTGGTATTATAAAAAGCGTCTCATGTAATAGGGTGGTTATCGAGCATGATCATAAATCTCATTTCAATAAGATTTATGGGGAGGATAATAAGAACGAGTATTTCTTGTCATCATCAGTTATTGTTTAATATTTAAAAATACATAAAATGGGAGTTAGAGAAAATTCATCAGGTGGTAATAACCATTACTTTAAAGTAAGTGGTAGCGGATTATTATATCAGTCATCAAGAGAACCAAAGGAAGGTTTCGAGGAGCATATAAACGAGAAGACCGGAGCCGTTTCTTATTGGAGGGTATTCTGGAACGGTATCGAAGGTTATTTGTCTGATATCAATGTGCGAGAAGTGGAGTTCAATGGAATAAATGCCAAATACTTATCCATAAAGATAAGTGATGAGGATGGTAATTACTTTATAAACGTTCCTTTGATGACTCAAAAAGGAGGTATCAATAATTACGTTAAGTCACTGGTAAGGTACTTGCCTAATATCGACCTGAAACGTAAGGTGGTGATCAATCCTGCTCATGCTAAGAAAGGGGATCAATATGCTCCCGGTAATTTTTTCATTTCATACGCTAGGGAAACTCCAGATGGGAAGGACGAGCTTATCCAGCAATATTATAAGAACGGGCAGAATGGATGGCCTGACAGGGTTGAGAGTACTGATATAATGGGGAATAAGAAGTTTGATTATACGACCCAAGACGCTTTCGCTTATCAGGTACTTAATAAATATATCCAAAGTATTAAAGCGGATGGCGTGAGACCGGTTAAGTCTCCAAGCCAAAACAACGCTGGTGAGGCTATAACGCAAACGCCCCCACCGTCATACGCTACGCAGGCTCCGCAGCAAGCGCAAGCCCCTTTGTTTGGAGGTCAACAACAACCTCCTCAATATCCTCCTTTTGGAGACGACAGTGATCTTCCATTTTAATTAACTAATTAAAAAACAGAAAGTTAATGGAGAGTAATTTCAATATATCTACTAAAGTGAATCGTGTCTCGATGCCTACCCAAAATAAGGTAGATACGGTTATGAAGAACCTAGGGCATCGATCTTGTATAGCGTATTCCGAGGAAAAGGATATGTATTATAAGGATGGAGAATGGGTAGCGTCAGATCTTGACGCTACTATCTTACCTCTTAGGGAGATGTTCGAGAAGACATCTGATTTGAAGTTAGGATTGAAGATCGTTTATTTAATAATCAAATTATAATGGCCAGTATTGAGGATATTAAAAAGCTTCTGGAAAGCAAGTCGTTTACATCAGCCAGAGACCTTGATGAGCTTGAGGAGAAGCCGGATGATAAACAAAACGAGGTTAGATTGAATTGCGACCCTATGGTAGGGATGATGGAGAAAGAGGGGAAGATCTTCCTTAACTCCGTAAGATTCTCGAAAGCATGGAACTCGTTGGGTAAGGATATTCCTATCAAGCAGGGTAATGCTTTCCCATTAGGACAGGGTGATGTCCTTGATATAGACACAGGGGTATGGGCGTCGTTTCCGGATAATACCATAGGGGTGTTGATGATGCTGCCGTCGTTTACCGGAGATACGGGACTTACTTTGGTAGGATCACCGTTCGTCTCGTCTAATAACGGGAATATCATGATCAGGGTCACTAATGTCCGTAAAGATATGGCTATAGTCGAGAAAGATAAACATATAGCTGAGTTAATTATAGTCGGCAAGATAAAAGCCGATATTCGTGAAACTTATAACAGCAATAAAGATGTTCGGATTGAAGATAGTAAAGAGTAGCTATATAAATACTCTAAAACAGGATCTTGATGAGGCTATTAACTATTCAAATAAATTAAGAGAAGATTACAAAAATGCTCTTGCGAAGGTATTTGAATTGAATGAGAAAGTAAGTTATCTTAATACGCTCATTGATTCTATTAATAAAGATATAGAATCAAAGGATTCTCATATAGTTAAGATGGGAAATGAGCTTAGTAAATCAAGAGAGCTATATAATGAGTCGGTAAAAGAGAAAGAAACTCTTAAACGGGCTTATATGGATATCGAGAAGAAACATAAACTATCATCTAAATTACTCGATGAGGCTAGAAGAAGATATAAGGAACTTGAGGACCAGAATAAAATTATGTCAGATCGTATCAAGTATCTGGAGGCAGAGATTTTAGACATCGATGTTCCTAATGAGGTTGTTGTTGATAAGGATAAGATGGATCCTAACTCAGGTCATATTGATATACCTGAAAATAACGCCCCTGAGGTCGCTGATGCCGGTATTGACGTAAATGTCGAGAATAAGGCGGAGGATAAGAAGAAATCTAAGAAACGTAAAAAATCTAAGAAAAGTGAATAAGATCTTGTTTTTCTTGTTAACGTTATTTACCTTAGCGGTTGTCGGATGCAGTACGTCAAGAACCTATTATACGGAATATGATACTACTGACATATCTTATGTAGTGGATTCTATAGTGTCTTCCGGGACCGTGATGGGCCAATGGAAGGAGTGGCGGTTTACGCTGGACGACGGCCGGGTCGATAACTTTGGCTTTACCGCCCTGTACGACGCCAAGGGGAAGGCTAGGGGGTCTATACAGGTAAGGCAAAGATCCGATACGTTTAATATCAAGATAATTGATTACCATAAAAAAAGATAAGTAATGGAATACGGACTAGGTTACATACCATCGCCAGCAGATGATAGGGACGCTATTATGAATATGCAGCATGAGGCTGTCCCTGATGAGTATAAGGTCAATAACGTTGATAGCGTAGTGGATCAAGGTTCTTCCCCTATTTGCGCGGCAATAAGCTTGGCTGAGATACTTAATTGGAGAAAGAGTATAATGGCTATTAAAAGACCGGCTAAGATCTCTCCCTACGATATATATGATCTGAGAGAGGATAAGGATCAAGACGGGATGGTTCTTCGTGACGCTATCAAGTCTATCAAGAACGTAGGCGTAGATGGGGAGAAAATAAACAGTTACGCTAGGATCATAGATCCGGTATCGGCTAAGGTAGCTTTGATGCTGAATGGGCCTTTGGTTATAGGTCTGTATTGCTATAATTATGGTAATCGATTCTGGCAAGGCCAAGGGCAGAACTTGGGAGGTCATGCCGTTATCCTCACCGGCTGGGACAAGGCCGGCTTCGTCCTACAGAACAGTTGGGGGACGGGATGGGGTAGGTCTGGCGTGGAGACGTTCCCGTTCGAGGATTGGTGCTATATGCTAGAATGTTGGACAATAGTTTCATGATATTACTATATAATTTTCGAGAAATTCCGATCCACATCCTCTTGTGAAAGCCGATGTGGTTATTTAGGACCCGTAGATCAATTGGTTGGATCATCTGGCTCATAACCAGAAGGTTGTCGGTTCAAGCCCGGCCGGGTCCACGCTATTTTTTTGGGGAAAAACTAGCATAGAGTTTTGTCATTAGATTTAGAGTTTAGATTTTGTTTGATACCCTTGTCCGTGAGGATCAGGGTATATGCCCCAATAGCTCAAGAGGAAAAGTAGCACATCTCTCCTAAAGATGGGATCCACGTTCGAGTCGTGGTTGGGGTACATGGTGTTTTTTAACATATTCCCGTAGGTCGGTAATTAACGATAACCGGTAGACAGCCTACGGGAATCAATAAAATCCTACGTGCTTGGGATCGCTTTCAGTTCTATTTTTCGTGTGTAATCTATAGGAGGGTAGCACGACCCTCCTATTTATAATAACTATTTGGGATGGATATTAATCAAATAAAAAAGTATCTACCAGCAGGATGGGATGTGGTTGATCTAATAGATCACGGTATAATCGATCTTGATATTATGAACGGAAAGATGATGGGGGAATATGTGGCTATGTTGATGATAAGGTCTTGTGAGAAGGCTACTAAGTCATATACCTTAACCAGTTTCTCGTTCCATGATAAAGATATGGATAAGTTGAGGATGTTGATAGGTAATGCTATAATGGCGGTAGGATATAGGAATAATCCTCTGACAGGAGATGGGAACACGGCAATCAAATAAAGGTACTGAATACACTGAAAGAGGGATATTGGATATCCTTAACAGACAGTTCTTGGTATCTCCTAGATGGATTATAAACAACTTATATGTCTATAACTGGGAGTCCGATTATCTGGCTATAACCAGATCCATGTACGCTTATGAGGTTGAGGTGAAGATCTCGTTGGCTGACTATAACAAGGATTTCGAGAAAGAGGGTAAGCACCAAGTAATGCAAGGCTGGTTCGAGGCCCGGAAGCAAGCCCTATACGAGACCGGGGACTGGGTCAGGTACGGTCGCCCAAATTACTTCTACTACTGCGTGCCAGATGGGTTGGTTGATCCTAAGGACATACCTCCGTACGCCGGGCTTGCTTATGTTTGTGGCAGGAATTTGAGAAAGGTCAAGGATGCCCCTATCCTGCACCGTGATAAATTTGACCCAGAAGCTTATAAGATGGCAGATAAATTCTACTATAATTGGTGGAATGAGAGACGTAAGGCCAGACAGATAGAAGGGAAGGATATGAAAGACGAGTTCAGGAAAAGCATGAAAAAGGTGAAGGAGAAGATAACCGTCGATGCCAAGATCAAGGCGATGGAGGCGTTCTGGAGCGTCTGCGATTATGCCTACTGGCCGTACGGGGGAAGAGGGGTGCCCGGAATGAGACCCAACTGTTCCGCTTGTGGCGAGGAATGTAAATTACAATGTCCGAAAGGAAAGGAATTTAAAAACAAGATACGATGAGTAAGATTAAAAATGTATTGGCAAGAGCCATTTCATTGGCGTCAGAACAACCAATGAGTTATAATGAGGTAAAATCATTACTTGAAGATATAGATACTTGTAAGGTCAAGATATGGCTGGAAGAAGGAGCGATATTGCCTAAGTACGCCCATAAGGAGGACGCTTGCATGGATCTGTTCGTCAAGGATGTAGAACTTGACGGAGGCAGGACCATATATCATACCGGTGTACATGTAGCATTGCCGGAGGATTATGAGATGGAAATACGCCCTCGTAGTAGCATCACCAAAACAAAGTCTGTTATCCAAAACGCCCCGGGAACCGTTGACGAAGGATATAGAGGCGAGATTATGGTAGTATGTAGACGTGTGGATTGTTATGATGATCCTTCTTATTCGGTTGGGGACAAGGTAGCTCAATTGCTTATCCGTAGGAGGGAACGTATCGTATGGGATCAGGTGAAGTCGTTGGATGACCTCGGATATACCGATAGAGGCGATGGTGGATTCGGAAGCACGGGGAGGTGATCATGAGCGGAAGGGTTAAGATAAAGATCAAGGATAAGAAACCTAAGATCGATGTATTTAAGATAATAGAGAACCGGTTCAAGAACATGAACGAGCTTCGGGATCTGATCGACATGGATCCAAGGAAAGGGCTGGTCAGGATCCGGGACGGGGCCGGCTTTAGGGAGGTGGAGAGGGGCGGATGCCTGCACCGGAACTACCTTAACCTGTTGGAGGAAGAACTGGGCGCTAAACTATCAATAGATCTGATAGATAAGTATGTTAAAAGAAAATAGCATACCACCTGCCCTAGGTAATTCCTAGGGCAGATCCGTTTTATATACCGATGTGTCTACCACTATCTGGTTATCCAGATCCTCAATCAACTCAATGATCTCATCCCTTATATCATAAGAAAGCAAGATCGGTATTATGGTTAGTATAAAAGATAGTATTATTCCTGATCCTATTATGATAGCAATATCATCGCACTCTATATCTAACATCGGCATGACAAACATCAACCCGGACATGAATATCATCACGAACAACGTGGATATCTCATTTATCATATCCCTCTCCATTACGTCCTTAATCATATCTCCTCAACTTTAGTATGGTTTATTATCCTACTGATATGACGGATGCTTAATCCAGTCCTGTCCTTTATCTTGCCATATACGTAGTTCCTTGACACGACAGTAGCCAAATCACCTAGCTCGTCCAGTATCTCGTCATACATCCTATGGATCTCGTTGTTGCGGATAACCGTACTGTCCCTTACATATATCTTCTCAACGTCGTCGTCGCAGAAGAAGATCTTAAGCTTATGAAATATGTATCTAAACATAATTATAGTTTTGTCCCAAAGATATGAAATTTTGAGGATAAAACCAGAAGGAAGCCAAAAATAACGGGAGGCGGAGGGAGGACGGGGGATGCCCGGAAGGATGGGAGCCAGCCCGTTCCCTTGGATTCAGCGACATGATCTGAGAATAAATCATATATTTGTATGTACAAAATGCATAATAATATGATATTAAATAAAATTAACTCAATGGGGGGGGGTATTTCCCGTCCTCCATAAAAACAATAGATTATGTTAAGAAGAAGAATGTTAAGTCAAATGCCATTTCCGCCGTCCGGTAACGTGAATGACGCTTATTTTTACGTGGAAGCTCCATGGATAAAAGATCTGTCAAAATATAATATGAATGTGGATGAATCTATGTATATGGATATTGATAAATATAATGGTAAATATGTATTTTCCATGGGAAGAGTAGGAGCCTACAATTCCTATATCAAATTTGATAATGACTCGAATATATTACCATGCCCTCAACCAGATAACGAAATATCCATAGAAGCGTTGCTCTATTTAAATACACAACAGGAAGGAAGATATTATCTATTCGCTCCATATGGAACCCAATCTACTACACAAGACTATTTATGTATAGGTGTTAATGTCTCATCATTTGGGACTAAACTTTTTTATACCAAAGGACGATCTGTAGATATACCAGCATATCAATGGGTACATGTAATGGCGTCGTGGAGAAATGGGTATTTAAGGGAATATATTGGAGGAGTACTGAATTATGAGGATGCGACTAATGTGATGTATACACGAAACTATCAAACATATTATTTTAATATAGGAGGATATCCATCAGCATATAACATGGGGCTCCCGGGAATGTTTAGGTATGTAAGGATCTGGAATTATGCTAAGAACTTTGACTTGGATAAATTCGTGCCGGATACTTGATCATACGATATTAAGGTGGTGGTCGTGCCACTACCTATCTATTATTCCATAATAAAGATATATACCAAGGGAAGTAGCCGGCGGAAGCCCCGATGGGTAGGCCCGGAGGGATGAAGGGAGGCCTACCTCCCTTTGGTACTAAATCCTCCTCATAAGATATCATGATGGTACTACAATTACTATATTTACATTATAGGTGTTATTGTAAATGTCAGTTCCAACGGCAACAGATTGGCATCCCTCACAGGCATTGGCTGTTATACAATGATCACTTGTTATAAGATGACCTTGCCAAGTTATACGATTGTTACTTGTAATCTGATTATAAAATTCAGGCATGTAAGTGAAATTGATGATCTCCTCAGGATCGGTTATCTCCGTTATAGGAGTAAATTTAGTTATCCTATCCCCGTATAACTCGGTATCAGCTAAATCACAATGCATACCAGAATTATATAGATACGTGAGAGTCCCTTTTGAAACACCTCCAGTCGTGCCTAATAAAATGTTGTACTCATATTGTTGATCCTTTGAAACTATCTGTCCACCTATTCTTATAACTTCTATCTTCTTATTGCGATATATATCAAGATAAGATCCGTTAAAATCAGATTGATATGTATCTCCATCAATATATATATCTACAGGATTAGGACACATGCTCTTGTCTATATTAATACGGTAGTGGATCTTACCGGAAGAAGAAGTCCTGCGCCTAAACATACCCCCTCCTTATCTGAGGGTTAAAATACCCCCCCCCACGAAGTTATCTGTAATATATTGATACATGATTAAATAATTTAAGTTACGTACAAATATAATAAATTATATTAGATGGGGGAGGGAAGATACCAAGGAAGGGGGCTGGCGTCATACCCGCCGGGAAGGCTATAAGGGATGGGAGCCAGCCCCGTTCTATTGGGTCAGTAGGGTGTATGATCACTCGATGTCACGTACAAATCGAACAGAAGAGGTTAGGCGCTTGTATCGGGTGAATGTGCGCCCATTGTTGAATAGTACGATCCATCCGGAGTTGGAGCTATGCTCTGAACTAGACCAATAATATCTGGTATCTAACGGCTGTCCACCAATAGCCAATAACGCGTTATTGACGCTAATCAAGTACATATATATCAATGAAAGCTGACCACATGATGGGATATACCAATCATCATATCCCTTAGCGTCAGCACTAGCTAAGAACGTATTAAGTACATGACCGGCTGTCGCATAGGAAGTATAAGAACCGCCACCGGTAGTCACCCCTTTTAATACATTGGAATTCGCTTTCCCATCCCAATCAGATAAAGCCCCATTCGTCCAGGAGCTAACATCATCCGGAAGATATGGAGTACCTTTGTATGAATCTTGCTCAGGTTTCAGGAAACCAAAATCATTGCTCCCGTCTACTTTGTCATAATTTGTAATGCCGGTCTGATCCGTACCATATTCACCCCAATAAAAAGAGTAAGTCTTGTTAGAAGAATCGGGCAAACCGGACGTGGCTGTTTTGTAGCTTTGATTAGAATCTTCATTCTTCTCAATCATGATCTTATGATCATCATGTACAATAGCTACGGATATACATTGATAATCCGCCTTTGACAAAGGTATTAATCTACCATCCTGTTTAACGGCATAAACGCCATTATCAACAGGGGATTTATAACTTGAATAAAATCTCCTCCTTATCATAAGAATAAATTTTTACGAAGGATATAAATACCCCCCCCCCATCATGTATTTAACTTCTTTATTCATAATATATTATGTTTTAATTATATCGCAAATATAACAAATTAAATGAGATGGAAGGTGATATGGTTGTGAGGAAGTATGAGGGATATTCGGGGAGGATGATATGCGGGACGTTATTGGAGAGATGGGGTGGGGTATGATGGGAGGGGGATATGCGGGACGGACCACCTCCCCGAAATCGGCCCGGCCGGGCTGCCGTTTTTGGCCCCGCCCCCCCCGCTAACAAAGGCGGGGAGACAGGAACGGCAAACGATCAACGAGCCGAAAAAAAGAATGCTTATTTTTGGTTTAACTTGTTGATTGTCAATAATATAAATCAATATTTTAATATACGTTTACATTTTATTAGATTTATTACATATAATCGTCGAATTTTTATTGCAAAATATTTGTTGGACAATAAAACATGTATTATATTTGCAATGTGAGATAACAATATTAACAAACGAGGCGTGCTAGATGCCTATACAAGTCCCTAGGGCAAGGGCAAATCTAATGACAAGTAAAGATCTTAACAAAGTACAAAACGAGGTAAAAAAAGCAAGTGAGAAAACATTAACAGGTGCGGTTAAAGCATGGTGTCAGCTCTTTAAATCCGGAAAAGAGATTAATGAAATCTTAAAAGAAAATGAGATTAAAGTAGATAAATCAATCGTCCCCGCTTTGGTCAATTTAGCTAAAGACAAAGAAGTTGTCATACAACTTTGTAAGGATATATTACCATGCGTAAATAACACGTTTTGCGCATACAAAGAAGTAGAACGTGAATACTATGATAAAAATGATCAGGATAAAAACAAAAAGCTTAAAATGAACGAAATAGAGGATATAGCAATACTAGGCTCTTCCCATAAACGTTTTGGATACAATGAGCCTATAGAGTTTGATTTTGGTATATATTACGAAACGTTTAACGGCATTGACAAACGTATTGTAAAGTGCGCCGTTCCTATCAAACGTTATACGTTTAATCTCATTGCAAAGTGCGTTACCTACTATTTAACGCACCCTAAAAATGTTCAATAAAACGATTTGCTCCCTATTTAATTACATAGGGGGCGTTATGGTGGCATACCTATGCGTTCTCGTCGCGCCACTGATTTAGACTAAATAGGTGCTATCTTTGATATTTTGATATAAACATATTGCTGGTCGTTAGGGTTCCGAGAGCTTGCAGTAGATAGGCCGCCGCTTAACAATGTGGTTTAAGTACTAGTCTGGTCTAGACTAGTACTATTATCTTTTGGTTTATATCAATTTGGTAAGTACGCTAGGTCAACCTAGTAGGCCGTGTAAAACACGGGGTATATTGGTGTATATACGCATATATAGGGCGTATGTTAGTGCGTTGTGAGAGTAACACGCATTGAGTGTATTACGGTGTTATTTCCGTGCTAATGTATCAATACGACGTATGTTAGGGTTGCTTAAATACCTAACATGTGTACGGATAGTAAATAACAACCCTTACGAGGGTATTTCGTGCGGTTAAATTGACGGACGAGGTACGCCTTGTCGGTACGTATCACGGATGGCGTATGTACGTATTTGGCTTCGTTCGTTCGGGGCAAAGGGACAAATCTAAAGGAAATATGGAGGGAGTGGTGTGTCCGGCTGGATGTATTGATAACGGCGGCCGTGTCGTCCCAGACCTCCCGTTTCTTATTGGTGTCATTTAAAACAAATAAATTATGTATAGGAGAAAATTTGACAATCTGAATAGAAAGCTAGCACTTAAAAAGGAAAAGGCTTTAAACGCTGCAAGAAAGTCTCAAATTGAGTTCTACGTTGAGCTTACCAAAGAGCTATACAAGTCTAATAAATTAGATTGTAGTAGGGAATCTGATAAATGTAGGCGGAAACGTGTTAGTTACATGGCAAACAAACTGCGGCAATAGATCGTTTGTTTTTATTTGATTTTAAAGTTTGTGCCCTTTCGTACTATAGTGATATAGGACGAAAGGAATTTTTTGTGCCTATATTTTACAAAATGATAGCATATGTATATATTTTGCTTACACATAAAAGTGTTGAGGCGGCAAATTTTAAGCCTTGATCGAAAATGTGTAAGTAAAATGCTTTATTTAGCATCATTTTGTATACATATATATCCATGCGGACGGGTATATTGTGCCCTTATGTATGGTTTTGCGCTTGAATCGATCCTAAAAGGTATATAATAGGCGGTACTTATTGTATATTTTTTATCTATATATAGGCTTGTCTTCCTTTAGAGGTAGCTCTAGGGGTTGATATATATTATTTTATTGATACTCAATTAATTATGTTATTTGTGTTCAATTTTAAAGTCGCGGTTACTTATTGTATATTTTTTTATGGAAATATTGATATATTTGGCGCTTACCTTGTTTTGTTGGTATATGGCGTTTGAGTTGGGGCGGTATGTTATAGCTACGGGCGACGCCCCGCCTATAATCATAGTTTCTTTATTGGTTTTATTATCAATATATTGTATTAGGCAAGTATATAAGGCAATCAAGAACAAGGATCTCGATATCCTAGACTAATCGGGCGTTCCACGTGGAACAATCTGGAGGAAGGTCTCGGTTTTTGTGCTGGGAGTTGGTGGGGTTGATTTGTTTTGCGGGAGGGTGCACCTCCAAACAAGGGAAACCAAGGAAAAACCAAGGGAAACCAAGGAAACAAAGAAAACCCCTTCAATCAACAAAAGAAATACCTTCCAATCAATGGGAGTATCTTCAATCAATAGGATTCCTTTCTAAACAGGGGTAATACTTTACCGTTAAGTGGAAACGCAAAGCGGTTGCGAGCGATGGTGGGTAGGGTGTTATTGGTGGTAGATATTGTCTGTTGGTGTGGGAGTGATGCGGAGGGAACCAAGGGAAACGGGCGGCTGAGGGGAGGCTGGACAGGCCTTGTCGTCAGCGCCGTCCCTTTTCCATTGGCAACAATAGGAATAAATATGGACGAAATAGAACTACTAAGATTACAAGATGAAGCGCTATCTTACCTTCGTGATAATATTACAAAGGATGAGGCGTATTATATCCTTACGACCGATAAGGATATAATAGAGATTCTTATAGCTGATAAGAAGGACGGAAGCAAACGTATCAAGATTCTTGATATGGAATATACTGTCGAGAAGGATGATATGTTATTGTTATTCGATACTGATGGGATAATAGACGAATGTCTTTTGGTTGCCACATACATAGGGGTAAATATGTATTTTCGCAGACAAGATGTCAACGCTATTTTGAATAATATCAATAGAGAGAAAGTTATGAAATATCCTTACATAGCTATTCAGTTAGATAATATACAGGCTGTAGAAAAGCGTAGGGTTATATTCGAGATAACCGGTCATAGGGTGGATTATGATAAGGTGGATTTTATGTTTGTTTATTTTATGGCTAGAATGTTATGAGGGCGAGAAGGACTGTGAAAGAAAGAGATATTGTGAAGATATTGGTATTCGGGTATGATAGGACGCTTATAAAATCCATTAAGGATTCCGGATTCAGAAGTATGTCGGATGTAATATCGTACGCCAATAATATGGTCGGGGATAAGCCCATTGATCATATTAGGGTGTCGAATGAGGCTCGTGGATGGTGTGGGTCATATACTAATTATGGTAAAAGGATAGATTAGTTTGATAGGAGGATATGATATGAGAAGGATTATAAAAGAGAAAGACGATATCAAGGTATCTATATTTAACGGGTGTAGGTTGGCTCGTGTTTTCATTGATTCTGGGTATAGGAATATAGCTATGGTGATAGCCAATTGCGGTAGAATAGCTAATGGTTGTTATCATATACATCATATTGAGGTGGTAAATATGGATAGGGGATGGTATGGCACATATACCGCTGATGGAAAGAAAATTAATTAATATAAATAACATCATGAATAATATCATAGAGAACAATGATGGGGTAAAAAGAAAGGTAAGGGTATATGATTTCGGCGAGAAGGTCGCTGATAGATATACTATTGTATGCGTAAGTGACAGGAATAAAGATTCAAGAGGAATCTTATTTTATCCGATGTTCACTTGTAACGAAAACCCGTCGCATCCGCAAGGAATAGGGATGTATGTAGGGGACTATTATCCTCATAAGGGAGGTATGTACAACTTAGGTAGAAGGGTGAAGGATATAATGTCTTTGCCTAAAGAAGTGATTAGATACATAAAATGGGTAACAACAACATGAATGAAATAGTTTACAACAATTACGATTTGGTTGCTTTCGAGCAGAATGGAGAAGTGGTAGTAGCCGTAACATTCTACAGGTATTACAAGAAGAAAGCTAAGGGCGAGGTTAATTATAGATGGAGAACCAGATGCCCGGAGTTGGTGGATAAGATCGTAAAACACCGTACCAAGGTATTTACCGGTCAACTTATCCAGTTAGCGAAAGCGTATGGGGAGAAAAAGGTTATAAAATATCAAAAGGAGGAGGAAGGAGTATGTCAAAATACGATAGAGACGCTATAGAGATATATATACTGGATCATATAGATACAGATAATTATGGTAAGCAGTTTAAATACGATAGGGAATATATGTCTTTTATGCTTAGTGTGTTCAAGAATGAGTATAAAGAACATATCAAAAGGGATGGAATTAAGAAGGCTTTTGAGGATTACATAATGAGCGTTCCGTCTATATTCAGGATTCATATAGCGGATTGTGATATTAGATATTTATTACGTTCATGGGGAGTGGAGTTTGATGAGGATGATGATGAGATATACATCTTATACAAGAAGATCATAAGAGAGGTCTTTTTTAAGATGTGTGAGGATATGAAAGTTTGTTAATGTTGAACCAAACCTTGGCGGGGCGGAAGGATATATCATGATCGTACGTGTGCGGATATGGTCCGGGGTCGGTTCCCGGCGCCTTGGCACAACTTAATTAAATATAGATAATATGGACAATGTTTTAAAAAGAGCGGCAGCGGAACTGAAAGAAGCCGGTTGCAGGGTTTTTGCGTGGCAGGATGATACTTATAATAGAAGTTGGAGTAAGGGTGATTATATAATGTTGTATTACGCCTTCCCTGATTCGCCTAACATCGGGTATCTGAGTCGTGTGGAATATGGGATGAGCGTAGCATATAGTAGAGCCTATATACCGAGCCGTGGAAGTGGATCGGGATGTCGTGTCAAGGAGGAAGCTACGTTTGACCTTGAGACGGCGTTAGACGTGCTGAACGGGCCGTTACCTAGGTGGTGTAGGTCTTATGGGGTTTATCCAAAGCAGTACGATAATATTGATAAATGGTATAATAGCGATAATCATAACAAAAAATTATTTAAGGAGATTTAATATGGAGGTAAAAGATTGGGAAAATCTGGTTTTAAACACAGAGGTAGGATCACATTGTTTTGTTACGCTGATTGATAATAATGACATCAGTAGAGGTTACGCACAGATCAGACGCGCGGAACATTTCGGGTATAACATCTGCTTCACTCGGTTATATGGGAATAAGTTTTATTTCGAAAAAATAAAAGAAGGTCGTACACAACAATATATCAATAGGAGGAAATGATATGGTGATAGAGTTTGATTTTGAGATATACAAAAACGGAGATTATGATAAGGTATATCTCCGCAACGGGAAAGAGGCAAGAGTATTATGTGATAATGGGAAGGGCGATCGCCCTATAGTCGTGATGGTTGAGAATGATAACGCGGATGATTATATTATTCTACGTTATAACGAAACTGGCAGGAGGAATATCAATAGTCAATCGAGTCTTGATCTTATGTTATCGGTAAAAGAACGGGAGCCAGAGTTGTGGGTTGTTGTTATATCTTACATGGATAATAAAGATAAGAGACAAAAGATGGTCTTGCCTAATTTTTTCTCAAAGAATATAAGAGGGAATATATATCTTCAAGGAAGCTCTAAATCAAGTGTATCATATTATGTTGATAAGTTAGAAGAAGATAAGTGCTTCGATGAGCTATGCGAGAAGATAAGGGTAAAAAGAGATCGTATTTACAACATAGAAATAATATCACTATCAGATGACGAGGCGACAGTTTAATCAGTTGATAAATGAGCTAGACGGCAAAAGCCCGTTTATCGTATTACATAGGGATTCCGTTGCGCCTAAATACGTGGGCGTGGAGGTGTCGAAGGATGGGGCGGTATACAGATATGCGATAATAGGGATAAACGATGAGTATAAGGCTAAAAAAGCCCTTATTTCGAAAATATTAGGCATAGCTAGTTACCTAAATGGCAATAAGCCCTTAAAAAAGGGTTAATTAGATGTATTTATGGCCTGCGGCATCATATACGATATAATGCCATAAATGACGTTGTATAGAGGATATGTATGATAATATGATAGATAACGCATTCGTGTCTTGATATCATAATATTATGCCATTATATCCTCTTTTTGTATAAAAAAGATAACAAATGATACAAACATCTTGAATATGGATGAAATTAAGATAGGAGCTGAAATTGTATTTAATATAACCGGCAACCATAATATAGGATATGCCAAAGGGGAAAAGTATATCGGGACGGTGTTAAGCGAGGATCACCGATCACGTCTTTATGTACAGACAATAGGAATGCCTAGGGCTTGTATTGATGAGCGGGATGTAGAGTGGGTTATTGATCCAGATGGGGATTTTGATATGGATGAGGCGATCCCGAATCCTATGGCAAGGGAGTTGTATAAGTTGATGGGTAGGTACGTTTATACGTTCGGTAGGTCTCATGAAAGTATCAATGGCTATATCGTGTACGAGTGTATGATGATGGACAGGGATTTAAGATATAATGTTATGTATGCGTTGCATGATCATGGATTTGAGATACGGCATATTGATAGTTATTCTTGGTGGATGACCAATGAGAGGTTAATGTCCGAGGTAACATACACGGAGGGGGATATTCATATAATTGTTCATGAGTGTATGGAAGATTATGTGGATAATGTGAAATTCGGGGAGGAGTTTTATAAAAACAAGGGAACGTGATAAGATACTTACTTGTGATGACGATGATAATATTGACACCACCAAAAGGGAACGGAGGCATGCCCCTCGCCCCGAAGCCGGCAGTGGTCGAGGCACGGGTATGGGATAAGCTGGCGGCCGCCCTATCTTTCGTGGAGTCAAGGGATGACGATCGGGCGTACAACGCAACTTCAGGGGCGTTAGGGAGGTGGCAGATGAAAAAGGTGTATGTAGATGAGGTTAATAGGATATTGTGTCTTAAACGGGAGAAAAAGCGGTATAGATACGATGATAGAACAAATCCTATCAAGGCTAGGGAAATGTTCGAGATATATCAATCTCATCATAATCCGAACAAGGATATAGATCGGGCTATAAGATTGCATAGGGGACTACATTCTACTAAATATGTTAAAGAGGTTAAGCGTAAATTGAGAGAATAAAAAGAATATAGGAGGATAAAGACATGGACGAGAATAAAGTGATACGGCCGATGGATTTTGTTCGGCTTACAAATATTGACGAATTAAATGTGATTAAGGACACTAAAAACCATATAGGGCTGGTCAAGGAGGTCAGTCGGGACGGGAGTATGAGTATAATATGGATAGGTGAAACTTACAGTCAGTTGGCGTGGTTCAAATCGAGCGAGTTGGAGGTGGTGGATAACCTTGTGAGCATCCTGACATGCGGGCTGGCTAACTTTCGAGGAGACGGGAAAGAGAGCGCGGATAAATTTTATCCAATGAATTTATGTTATATAAAAAGGGGGTGATATATGAAATGGGTGATAATAAAAGGAGTTAGATATCCTAGTTCCGTGATATCAGCATTTGCGGCATATAATATGGATAACCCCTTCTTGAAGGTCAGGATAAGAAACAAGTATCATATAGTGCCTTTTGATGATGTTAATAAGATGGCTAGTCAGATGGTATATTTAATGGACAACTATCCTGATTTCGTTCAGATAGGGAGATGGTGGATATCCAAGAAACATGTGATGTCATGGACGCCCAAGGGGGAGGCCGTGGACGGATCGGGTTGGGTTATATCCTTCACCCTGTCCTTTGGTTTGGATAATGGGACTCAAATTAAGTTTGATGAAGAAGGTGAATACCTAAGTGAGATAGATAGGTTAAACGAGTTGTTTAATGTAATATTATAAGGGAGTATGTTGATAGATGTAAATAAATGGATTGAGAAAAACGGGAGCTTCGAGGAGGTCAATGGATTGGATTTAGTGAGACACGGATATGAGTGGATTAGACGAATGCGCAAATTCGAGAATAAGGCAGATCGTCATACTTTCCAGAAAGTGTTTGGTAATAAAAGAGGTAATGAGTTATGGGACTGTTTTTTAGAGGTAGGAAAATCTATCTTCATATTAGAAGATAACTATTTTATGATTAACGACAGGAACGTCTTCTCTTTATGTTTAGCAGAGTGTAGTGATTATGATCTATATGAGCTTGTTCATAATATTGAGACTGCTAGTGATCAAGGCAAATGATGTTGTTTAATTTAAAAAAAAATAAATTGTTATGGAAATGAAAAAGTATTTATCGATTTATCTAGAGAGTGGATATCTTTTTGACGATATGTCAGGAAAATTAAAGTGGTTTGAGATTGATAAGATCTTGATCAGTTTTACATATGGAGTAGTTAGATATGTAGGAACATGGGGAGGATGTAGGACTGAGAAGACATTAGATGGGAAATTATTTTATTCGTCCGAAGAATGTTTTAAAAAGGGCAAGAGCATCCCTAAGACAAAACTATCAATATATGATGTTTTAAGTCATTATATGGATTCGCTCCAATAGGTGATGTGTGGAAATACAAAAACGGAAGAGCTGTCAAGGGAGAGTTGGAATATTTTGATGTTGAAATAGATAATAAAGGAAAAATTTATTGTAAGGAAACATATTACAGAACATGTGAAGATGTGTATAAATTCAATGACTTAACTGTAGTTGACAAGAATGGAGACATAAGGTTAGTGAAATCATCAAAAAGTAGATTAATGCTTAGTGATGATCAATTGGATGTTGTGGAGAGAATGAAAGGCATCATTGATGACATGGTTAGGTTAAAGATGATTATGTATATTGATCAAGACTATAATCTTTGTTTTCTGCCGGGAGATAAAATAGAAGATTTGACAATGGATGAAACGGATGGATTTGTGGATACCACCGGTATAGTGACATCTATAAAATCTAAGGATGTAGTGGAGTTTTATGTAGAAAACCCATTCGTAAAGATAAAGGATGAGTAATACTTGGATCGGGATTGTAGTGGTTCGTGAGAATAACTACAATCATATCTCTAAACGTGAACATAGATTGGGAGGTACGTATGTCATTCGATTGACATTAGGGATCTAGTTATATTAAAAGAGGAGGAATTATGAAAGAGATTGTATTAAAACTGTGTGAATTTGATGAGCTGTCAAAAGATTCACAAGAAAAGATCATAGAGCGTGAGCGCTGGAATGTAATGGAGCAATGTATGGATGCTTATAGTATAGAATATCAAGAGTCGATGAAAGCCTTTGAGGATATGACAGATACTAGGGTTTATAATTGGGAAGTTGGATACGAGAGATATGATTTTAGTTATGAGTTTAAATACAATGATCCTATTTATGAACATCCTACAGATTATAATCGTGATATATTCCCTAAGAATCTATGCGGTAAATTATTGTTCAGGTATATCAATAACAACATTATGCCACATATCACGAAAGGTAAATATTATTCTATAGGCAAATATATAGATGGGAAATATAATTACAAGTGCAGACGCAGTCGGGTAATATTGGGATACGAAGACAATTGTCCATTAACAGGGATGTGTTATGATTATTATCTCCTGAAACCTATAATTGATTATTACAATGCATGGTGTACTTATCCGGAGGGTTTTTCTTTAGAGGATCTGATGAGACAATGTTATGATAATTTCTTCATGTTATGGCATAAAGAATATGAATATTGGGTTGATAACGAAGACGCTATACGTGAAGAGCTTCATCATAATCAGTACGAAGATCAACTTTATTATGAGAATGGGGATGTGTATGTTGAACCATTAAATGAAATAGTATGAAAGCAATATGTACAAGGTGTGGCGGAACAAATATTGCTTGTGAAGCGATCGTAAATCCAAACACCGGGAAAATAATAGATTATCTTGATGAATCTTTTATGCATGCTAATTGTGGGGATTGCAAGGAAGAGGTAGTGATAACGGATGTAGATAGAGTCAAGAAAGATATTGATTCTATGTTTTTCAAGTTCGTTAAAAAGAATGGGAAAGAACCTGAATACGTAGAATGTCAGATCGTATGGAAAGACACAGGGGATGATCAAAGAACGACAATAAAATTATCATTAAGCATCAATGATGATGATAATGATAATGTTTTCTATTACTGTAATGGGATAGAATCACTTAAGTCACTTGTGGAATATGGAGTAGGAGAGTTTATTGTAATAGATTGTTGGAGTTTTTTTAGTATTGATAATTTGTAAATTGATGAGATTATGAATATAGAGGTAATAAGATACAGGCTTCCAGTTTATTGGGCTTGCGCTCTGATAAATGATGACTATACTGGATTATGTAAAGAAGAATGTCAAGAAATAAAAAACTTCTTGAACATCGCAGATGGCTATCCGGTAGATGTGGATTGGGAAACAGAAGGGTTCTATCAATATAATGATGCAGGAACACTTCCGGGAAATTGTGCCGATTTTATTTTTCATAAGTTAAACGATTAAACATAAAAATATGAAAACTGCAAATAAACTAACTTTTTTAAGTACAAAATTCTTTACAGAAAACAAAAGGGAATACAGAATAACAGTCACGATATCGTTAGATGATGATTGTCATAACAATATGTGTGATTGGAGTATAACCGCTGACATTCGTTGGAAAAACGAATATGGGATATATGAAGAGTATATGGGAGGCTGCTGCCACGATGAGATTGCGAAACATTGTCCGGAATTGGCGAAGTTTATACCATTACATTGTTGTAATCATTATGGTGCTCCTATGTATCCGGTGGAAAATGGCATGTATCACATAAAGAATAGCGATAAGTCTGTGGCTATTGAATATTTACGTATATCAGACAAGGAATATTCCAAATTATCTGAAGCGGTGGATGATAAGATGTATTTCAAGTATCTGCTTTTCAATCTGGGGATTGTGGATAGATGGAAACGTGAATCAGGCGAGCTTATTGCGGAACTTGAAGACCTGTGTGGAAAGAAATGGGTTAATCCATATAAGCCAGAAGAAGAAAGATTTACCCTGACACTAACGGACGAGGAACGTTTGCTTATTGAAGAGCGTATTAAAGCCGGGTATTATTCCGCAGAAAATATCGAAAAACGTAGGGAGGAAGCTCATAAGGCAAAGATGTTGAAAAAGCGTACTGAAATTTGTGAGCGATACGATAAGGTAATCAGGAAAGCGGAAACAGATAAAAAGATAATGCTCTGTGTGTTTGATTATGGATTGTCAACCGATAATGTGATATATTATAATCACACGAACACTTTATCTTTCAACTGGCGTGATTATGGGGAAAAGATCACACAAGAAGAGTTTGATGATTTCGTGAATAACGTGGATCGCTCCCAACTCCCGGAAGGAATTAAATTTGAGTTAAAGTAATTTTTAGTCTACACATAATCACTATCAGAAAAATGAATAAGATTATAGAAGATTACAAAAAGATAGTTGCCGGCAACGAGGCCGGCAAAAACATCTGCTTTATGTCAAGAGGAGAATACGCTGATCCGAAAATAGCGTACAACGGTATCCTCATGAATTACTGGGATGTGTATGATTGTATGGATGAGGTAGAAGAACCGACAGATGATGATTGGTTGAACGCGGTAAGTAATTTATTTGACTCATATACATATGATGTTAAGAATACGGATGTTGATAAATTCAAGATGTCGGATGTAATGAACGTATATCGTATTATTAATCTGTAGTTGTATAACAAAAAAATATTGATATGAACAACTCTATGGTCGCTCACTTATGGGCAAATGAAAAGAAAGAATCCGGAAAAGGTAGTAATCTTTTCTTTGAAGGTAGAAGTATTTATTCTTATGGTTATCATTTTGAGGTTGGAAGAATCGTAAGGAATAAGCGTGGGGAAAAGGCGTATTTGGTTAACGATAAGTATTATTCTTCTTCTACCTGTAAACATCAACGTTGTGTTCGTAGTGCAATACCAACTGGTTCAAAGGTATTTTCTGTTGGATATAATATGTCTGATGATGGCAGCATGGCTTTTATCACCAGTCGATTGGAGCTTATCAAAGAGGTTATCGAGAAATACAAGAAGGTTAGAACAAGTCTGTCTTATAGGGATGTTTGGGGAGTATTTAGAAGTCTAATGGATTATATTGAGTTCTTTAATATGGGTACTCCCAAGAGCCTTCTTAAAAAGAGCGCAAACACCTGGATCGGAACTAAACATGAGTTATCTTATGAATCGGATAAGATTAAAAGTGAATATGTCCATGAGTTAAAGCGTGTGTTTGAGGTATTGCTAAATCATCAAGCGTTAGAAACTTTAGGAACGACCAATGTGATAGTAGATGAGATTTGTGGTGAAGGAACGTGGGCTGAGTATGTGGCCAGATGTCAGAGATGGGAAGACAGTCAGGCGAAAAAAGAGGCTTTAATTTTTGAAAAAAGAAGAAAAGAAAAAGAAGATCGCAAGAAAAAATTTGAAGAACAGATCGAGATGTGGAAGTCTGGCAAGATTCTGGAATTATATTCACATTATTATTTGGAGGATGACCAGCCTAACGTATGGCTTCGCATTAAGAATGGCATAATTGAGACTAGCAAGAATATCAAGATAGAACGAGCTGAAGCTGAGAGACTTTGGAAATTGATAAAGCTCTTCCATAATGGCGGTAAATTCCAACACGATATGGCATTGGATATAACCGGTCACAAATGGAAGATCAATGGATGTCACAGGATCGCGTATAGCGAGATGAAAGGTATTGCGAGACAATTAGGATGGAGTTAAACAGCTATCAAGTAACATTTGAGAGCTGTGACGATCACTATCAGATTTACGGGAGAGACATCCAAGATGTCATGGGCGGCGTTACCGGTGGAGCCGGCGTGTATGGGTAAGGCGGTAGGGGAAGCGGGGCGTCCGCTAATGCTTTGTGGTGCAAGGTTGTATATAATTACCTAAGAATATATCCCGGAATATGAAAATAAAGGCGATCAAGTACAGAAATGATTACAGGGTATGGTTGGACTATGCAGGAGATTGCAGAAACGAAAATATAGAATAACATGAAATATCAAAATTTTATGTGCCCTTATGAGCTTGCATTAAAGTTGCATGAGTTGGGTGTAAATTCAGAGTCGGAATTTTATTTTGTGAAAGAGATGAAAGGAGGGGGATCTAAAACAGAATCAGTTACACAAAATACAATGAGATATTCATACAGAAAAGAAGGAGACCTCATACCGGCTTATATGAGTCATGAACTTGGAGAGATACTACCAAGTATGATAAATATCAGTAAATCAAAAATATGGGATGACTGGTTGCAATTGACACAATATTTCCCGAATAAGGATAGCGAATACTACGAAGCTGCCTATGTTCGTTACAATGCCTACGATTCGCCAACAGAAGTATATAGCGGATTTGGGGAAACAGAGGTGGAGTCAAGGGCGATGCTTCTCCTTGATTTGTTGGAAAAGAAGATATTGACACCTGATGGTTTGAATTTAAAGGAAGTGGATAGGAGAAAGGAATATGAGAACGAATTTGAATAGTACAAGTATGAGAAACACATGTCCAGAATTCCCGCTTTTCGGTGCGAATTATCCAGACGCGACTTGCATAGATGGCATATTGTATGATCTGGATAATGTAGGTGATGATGGTGTTCTAATCAAGCCATTGGAAGAGATTCCATGCCCATTCTGCCGAACAGAGGAGTTTATCAGATACGATCCATTCAATAAAGAGTATAGCATGGATAGTGAAGAGGATATAAGAGATTGGTATATGAGCTATATTAATGAAATGAGAAATAAGTATGGGGGAAAATAAGAAGAAACAAACACCATGCCGGAACTTGAAAGATTGGCATACGAACAAATGAAGGAGGTAAACGATGGAGACAGTAAGATTATCAGATTACTCTTCTTATGATAAAGACAAGGGAGGAATACAAAAATTGCGTCACAAATTCAGGAATCAAATACTTGAATATTGGGGAGAAGATACCGGAATCCTAATAGGAACAACCATGGTATATGAAAGACATTTGTGGAACGAGGAAGTTAAAGTAATATGATTATGGATGATAATAAGATAATGGAAGCGGCTAAGTTAATAGCCAACTCATCAGCGGCCTTGATCGAGGCTATGGGGATGATGAGCGAAAATATCGAGAGAGCTAATAGGGGCGAGTCTTTGGCGTATACCGAGGAGGCCTTTAATAAAGTGGTTATGAATAATGGAATAGATTATAATAGTGTTATGAGTAGAAGTTGGATATGAGAAATGGAGGAGGACTATGGGTAAAGAAGTTAAGATAGATGTAGGATATAAAGATGTGCTAGAAAAATCATTATCAGCCATCCAATATCTAAGAATACATGGATTCTCGACGTACATGGAATCGGAGGGGATTGTAAATAGGATAATGATGTTCAAGGATAAGAATGAGATGAGAGATCAAAAGATCAGATCAATTTAATAGAACTAATTATGATAGTAGAGTATAAGTGTACTGATGTTTACAAGAAGCCGGAGAATCCAATGGAATGGTTGCCGTGTCCACGATGCGGCCTCTGGTCTGGGAGTTCGATAACGGGAGAGCCACGGCGTGTGGGTGCGGGACAGACTGTTATAGTCATTGGAGCGTGCAAGCGGAAAGTATTATGTCGGTCATAAAAAGATCTGATAACGGTAAGTCGGCTGAGGCGTATGATATTGATGAACTTAAAAATAACTGGAATCACTGGGTGAATACAGGAGAGATCCTGTTTACGCCAGGGAATGGGAAATGGTAATATGATTAATAATTTAAGATATGGATCATTATTTGGCTATAATTCAAACGATATTGGATAGATGTGAGAACGACAATACATCTCCTGATATCCATGACATGGAGATAATAAAAATAAATCTATGTAGAATAATTCAGACTCGTTACGGATTAACTCAGTTATGGTTCATTCCGTTGATAGAGAGAATACAGAATGCTTGTTGTAAACATCACAATGACGTTGACATGTCATGGGAAGATTTTGTTAAAAAAATGACTGAATAGGAGGGATAAATATGGATGAGAACGAAAGAAAGAAGGGTATGAACCAAGGAATATGGCTGGCGGTTCAGGAGCTAGTCTATGACGGGCGCTGGACGCAGGCCGCAGAGGAACTGGTATCTTCTTGTGGATTGACCGAGGATGAATGTAGGAAGCTGCAAGAAGAAAGCGAATCATTCAATGATGAGATGATTAAGTTTATTGACAATATGTTTGGACGTGAGAATATGATAAGTGAAAACGATACTATATGTATAAATATTAAGTATCATAAAATAGGGGAAGTTTTTAACTATAAAGTTGGTATGTCTGAAATGACATTAAGAGTAGATAAGTGTGATAGATGTTCGGGATGCGCTTTTGAAAATTATATATATGATTGCGTAAAATCAGGTTGCTTGGGATGCGAAAGGGAAGATGGGGAGAGTGTTAGATATACAATAGTTAATACATAATTTACAAAGCATCATGAATGGAGAAAATATAATACCCAAGATAACGGATAAGCGTGGGATGTCATGGAATCAACCTCATAGGAGGTACATAGAAATCGATGAAGAGTATGCCTTAATGACCAAACAAACCTTTGAGGGTCTTAGGGAATATTCATTGACAATCCCATCAGGGAAATATGAAGGGAAGATGTGGAAGGCTAATAGAGGAGGTACATGGTATCTATATTGGTATGATCATGACGATAATCCGGAGATGATCAAAATAGAACGAAGAGAAATATTGTTACTTAATTAATACAAAATAATATGAGAGATAGAGTGCAAGAGGCTAAGGAAGAAGGCATAAGACAAGGAATATGGTTATGCATACAAAGATTGGTACATTTGGAGAAATACGACATGGCAAAACATTTTATAAAGTTATTCGGATTTGATAGAAATGAGTGTGAGATGCTATTGGACAAGAATGGTTCGGATGATAAAATGGAATCATTTATTATTCAGATGGTATTTAATAAAGACGATAAGATAATCTTGGATGATATAGAATATCATAAGATAGGATCTATATTTAAATACAATATCGATTCGAAAGAAGTAGAACTGGAGGTGGTTGAATCCAGTGACGCTAGTTGTGAAGGATGCGCATTTAATAATAGTAAGAATTATTACTGTAAGGATACCCATTGTATTGATATAGATAGGAAAGATGATATAGACGTTATATATAAAAAGGTAAAAAGATCATGAGTTTAATAGATAAATTAGAGGATTTGGTGGTTAAGGTAGACACCGAATACCAAGAGAAGATGGAGGCGGTGATCCGGGAGATAGTCCCGGGGATGCCGGAAGAAAGTGTCCGACACGCCGCCGAGTGTATGTGCACGGACAGGATGGGGAGTATGATGGACATCGATCTTTATATATTAAGGGAAGAAAATAGGCCTTACAAATGCCATTATCTAAAGGATCTGCTGAAAGATAGGGTAGCTAGAATAAATAAGATGCATGAGGATAAAAGTTATACATATGATATAGATGATAATTATTGGTGCGCTACATGTGGTTCCCATTCTCATAAAGAAGATTCCAAGACAGGGTATTGTTGGCATTGCGATACAGATAGTTGGGTTAAAGAGGATGGGGCGGATGTAGGGATATAAAAATAGGCGATTATATAATATTCATATTTACTAGATATGGGAGAGAAGAAGATAAAAATGTGCCAAAAAAAAGACGAGTCTATTAAAAAAGTGCTTGAGGAGATAGAGGATAAGGCTATTGAATCTCGATATACGAATATGTATGATTGGCAGCGCAGGGAGCTTTCAAAAGAGGATCTGTTTGAGTATGCGGAGGAGATGAGAAAATGTCTTGATAAGATATTTGATTTGGCAATTGGTGAAAGGCTTAAATAATTCAACACAAAATCATATAAGATGATAACTTCTATAAGGATAGACGACAACAAGAAGACTCCATTTAAATATATCCCAAAGATAAAAGCGTTCAAAAATGGCTCTGAGTTTATATTCAAGCCAGGCGTGAATGTGATTGTAGGCAAGAACGGGAGCGGGAAATCAACCCTCCTGAATATGATATCGAAGTACATGTTGTGCGAGAAAAAGATGTGTTCTGAATTACCGTCAGAAGCATTGTATTTCCAGGATATATTTGATGATGACAAGGTGCTTGACGGGATCAGTATTAAGTCGGATTATATTGGGAAAGTCTTCCATCTCATACAGCAAACTGAAATGAGAAATGATGATATATTGAATAATATCAATAATTTAAGTTTGTATATGAATGGGGCATCTAGGTCCTCTGGGGAGAAGAACCTTCATGCCATGAACTCGCTTTTTGATTTTATGTTTAACCAAGATGAGTATGCGTTTCCGATACAGAAGCTTATGGAATTTAAGAAAAAGTCAAATGAGTTCTGGGCAAACAGGATCGACAATCTTTTAAAATACTACAAAGACAATCGTGTGGTATTAATGGAGAAGGATTTTGAGTATACGATCCTTATGGATGAACCAGATAGGAATCTAGATATTGACAATATCATGGATCTGTACAATGTACTGTCATTTCATAAACCACAAACACAAATTATAGCCGTAATTCATAACCCGGCTTTGATTTACAAGTTGAGCAAGTTGGATTGCGTGAACTTTATTGAGATGACAAGAGGGTATTTGAAGAAAATTACTAGTTTTATGAATAAAAAATAAGAAAGGAGATGAGAGAAGAATTGAGAACAATAGGATCAAAAGGACGCCACGTGTTTACAGCAACCTTTGTTAGATTTGGATTTAGGAATGGATACATTGGACCTGTAAAAACGATGCTTTTACAAGATGTGACACTTGATAGCAAAATAGTATCAGATCATTTGTGGTTCGATTTAACAAAAGGATTTAGTAGTGCTGATTTATCGCCAGGCGATGTGGTTGAGTTTTGCGCAAGGGTTAGTGCTTACGAGAAAGGATACAAGGGGCACAAGGATGATGTACTTAATAGACCGATAGAAAGAGACTATCGATTATCAAGACCGACAAAAATTAAAAAGATCGGGAAGAAATTAATATTAAAAGATGAGGGGGGGGGAATAATACATGATAATTATATGCCTAAAAAATTTATAATTTATTAAAATATAATGATATGAAAATACAAGTAGAATTAAATTTGGAAGATGTATTCAATGAAGCTATGTACAACGAAGCGACGTTGAAAGAGGAGTTTACCAGCTCGGTCAGGTTAGCTGTAGTACGTGAACTTAAAGAAAAGTTCAAGAATGAGTTGATGAGGGAAATATCCAATCCGATATCAGAGAAAATTGAGGATATAGCGAGGGAATCAATAAGTGATCTCATCGAGAACGCCAGCGAGAAGAAATATAGATTCAGGCTAGATTATATGGATGATGAGTTGACGGTGGATGAGTTTATAAGAGGTAGGATGAAGAAAGTTGTAGACGGAGGTATTGGGACAATGATAGAATCAAGAGCTAAATCTTTTGTTGATGAGTTAAGGAAGAGGTATGATATGGCGTTCGCTACCTTTATCGTGGATAATATGAGAAAACAAAATATGTTGAAGGAAGATAAGATAGCTGAGCTGTTAAAGGATAATCCAAATGAGAAGTAGGGAAGATGCCAAAAGAAGGCGGCGATCGGTGCTCATGACGCCGCCAGTGCCGAAAAAGGTCGAGGTATTATCCCCGGCATGGTATAGGGCGGCGGTGGAGTTTCAAAGCATGCAGGAGCGGGAGCGACTAGTTTTTTGCTCGTGGTGCTGTTGTCATGGAGGGTGTAATTTGTGTGCGGATATAAGTAAATACAATATAAAAGGGCTTAAGATATATGGAGGATAAAGTGATTATACACCTAAAGGATATGGTATTCGTGCCGATGATTATCGGGAGATAACTAGGGTGGATAAATATTGTGCTGAGTTTATCAAGGAGTAAAATATGGTTGATAAAACAAAAGAATAATATTAACTATTAATAATGTTTATTTAATTTAATTCAAAAACAAAATGTCTACTTTTGTAGACACATAAAAATTACACATATGAAAAAGAGTGAATTTGTAAAGGAGTTAGAGAAGATCATCGATATGATTAAGGCCGAGGATGATGGTTTCGAGTATGGTGGTAAAGTCATTTTCTATAAAGAAGATGATGATAACTATGAAATCTCGGTAAAGAACATTGAGATGGATCTGACGGTAGAGGCCAATACTATGGCTAGTATGAATGATAGGACTTTCGCCTGCCTTATGAGTGAGGTCTATAAACAAAAGTTTACAAAGGCTATAACGATGTCGGAGGATGATGATGATGAAGACAATTGATAAGATGACCGATCAGGAGATATATAATCTTACTGACGAACAGGTAGAGAAATTGATCGTAACAAGATGTGTGGAGGAAGGCGTAAGGTTCATAGATGAGCCTCCAATCATGAAGACATATGACTATAAGCCTATTTCTCCATCACATTTCTTCTACTATTTAGAAGGTTTGAGTATAGCCGTTCTTGATCAGAATGATGCTATTAAGATAGCTAAGCTTTTAAGTGAATTTGATCTATATAGGACTAGCTATGATTTCGTTGTATCCAATGAGGAACTATGCGGTAAGTTAGATATAATCAATATCAAACATATTCCGATGTTTGACACGAAAGATAAGGAAACCTACAAGTCTATCAAGGATAAGAACGGTGAGATCGAGAAGGAATATAAAGATCAGGTAGATAAATATAAGGAGAACACAAAAAAGATGTGTGAAATCCGTGCCAAGATATGGTCAAAAGTAATTGATGTAAGGCGCAAGATCGATCATATGAACCATCTTAAAGTTCTTTTCGTAAAGGAATATCTCCCGTTGGTGGATCACGATACGGACAAGGCTATGATATTTTTCAAGAAGGCTTATGATGTGGATGATGATACGGAGAGATATATTCGTGAAGGAATAAAAGATTATCCTTTGTTTAATAATAATATAGATTAAAATGCACAATTGGTTTAAATGTACGGTTTCTTACGAGACCGATGCCGAGAACGGCATGAAGAAGAAGGTAAAGGAAGAGTATTTAGTAGATGCCCTTTCTTATACCGAGTGTGAGGCTAGGATCATAGAGGAGATGAGACCATTTATCTCCGGTGAGTTTAGCGTGGATATCAAGAGGTTCCGGATAGCGGAATTGTTTGCCATGGATGGAGACCGGTTCTATAAGGTCACGGCTGATTATATTACGATAGACGAGAAATCGAGCAATGAGAAACGCAAGGCGTTTAACTACATCGTTCGGGCCAATGACCTTGATCATGCCAAGAAGAACTTCGAGGAGGGCATGAAAGGGACTATATCAGACTTCGTGGTAACCTGTATTAAGGAGGAGAAGAAGTTGATGGATTTCTATGAGTTTGACGGTAAGATCAGGAACCCGGAGAAGCATGAGGATAGTAAGCAACAAGGCTAGCTACGAAACCATGTCATCCGTCGCCGAGAAGTTGATGGAGATAAGTAAGATGGAGGGTACGATTTATCGTATCCTCACATTATCTAATAAGACTTATCTGGCTTCCAAGTTAGGGTATAGTAGGTCCGGATTCTATAAAAAAATACAGAACAGGAATTTTAATATCCGAGAGCTGGCTCAGATATTCGATACGATCATCAACTTCAAGGATCAAGATTGGACTGAGGGTAAGATTAATAGGCTTAAGAGGTATAGGGCTATGAGCCTTATGGAGTTCAACAAAAGTTATAAAAAGAAAAAGGCATGAGAGGTAGGATGTTACCGTGTGAGAGATGCGGAAGGATGGTAACCATAAGGAGTAAGGGGTTGTGTCCCGCGTGCAGAGCCAAGGAGCTACCGCCAAAGGAAAGGGCGGCGATACGGGTGAAGGCCAAGCCAAAGGGGAAGAGCATAGCCGTTTTCTTTGGCGCCCATGTGGCTAGATTGAGTATGACAAGGAGATCTGCTACCGGCGCATACATACCATGCCCGGGGGTAAGCAACATATGCCACTTATACCCTAAACGGAAATATAAATCGGTCGCCGAGGATAACGATAACATTATTTACTTGACGGCTGATGAGCATACAAGATTCGATTATCTATTAGATACGATGGATTTCAGCCGGCTCTTGGACGAGTTTGGCAACGTATGGCTGTTGGTAGCCAGAAGGATGAGGGATCTCGCACCTAGAGTCGAGGAGGATGGTAAATTAAAAACCAGATTATTATCATGGATAGAAGAAAACAAAAATTACTTTTAGCTCTTGGATACGAGGCTATAAGTGATACGATATATAAGAAAGGAATGGATATGGAAGTCATAAGCGATCAAGAATCGTTTGATGATATGAGAGTTCGTTTATCCAAAAAACATCATGTGGTTATCACAGATGATGGTGTTGTAATAGAGTTTGTTCATAATAAGTCAATGGACGAGAATGCGCCATCATATTATTGGCGATCATCATTACCAATATTAAGATCATATCATACAGATCCTAAATTTACCGCTTTCTTTGGCATATTAGACGTTTTGTCAACGATCCCAAAGAAAGATATGATCGAGGAGAAAAAGCCTGTTGAAGAGCCTAAAAACGAGCCTAAGGAGGAGATGGAGGTTGAGTATGATCTGGAGACAGAGCAACAGTATTATGCCGCTGAATGGATAAGGGATATCCCGACACCAGTGTTATATAGAATGACTGTCGCTGGCAAACGTGTGTATTATGAGATGGATGTTGATGGGTATCCTATCATATACGATGGAGCCACTAACAATATCGCCAATGGGTATTGTGATACGTCCGGCGCTTTGGAGAAGTGGAAGAATGAGATGAGGCTCAAGGGTAAGGATCCTGATGAGTACGCTAACTACAGGGCTGACTTAGGTACTATCATGCATTATCTATTTGGGTTGTATCTGACCGGGGTTAAGATAAAGCTGATCCCGACGTGGATAAGGAAGGCTGTCAAGGAGGCTAAGCTGAGAATAGACAAGTATAGGATGGAGCGGATATTAGTGGATAACATTGATGAGCTGATAGAGGATCTAATATCATTTGCCATATTCTGCAAGGAAAGACATGTAAAACCTGTATTGATCGAGAAGATGTTGAGGTCAAGCAGGTTAAAGATAGCTTCTTCGGTGGACGCCGTGGTGGAGATGGACAGCGAGCCGGAGACAGTGGAGATAGAGGTCGAGACAGGAGAGTTCTATAAGACGGGAGCCAAGAAAGGTCAGCCTAAGACGGAGAAAAAAAAGATAAAGAGATGCAGGAGGATATTCGCTATATTGGACTTCAAATCAAACAGGAAAGGCAATTTCTATGACGAGTACGCTTTCCAGCTTGAGTTATATAGAAGAATGATACTGGAAAATTACGGAAAGATATTGGAGATAGAGGAGATATATAACTTCGCTCCGGGTGATCCTACCGCAAAGACCAGCCAATATAAGTTGAAGAGACAGACTGACAACCCTATATTGAATATGGCTACCGTAGTATATCTTCAAGGAAAGTATAAGTTCGAGAAAACTAATTATACGGTTACATCAAGAGTCGGATCCTTGGACATAGAAGGCGAGTTTGACGTTAATAAGTTGATAAGAAAAGAACCACTGAGGGACTATATATATAGAGTCATGAATGAGAGGAGAGGATGATGGAATTTAGGGAGTTCAATAAGAGCGTTCATCGGTATGAGCTGGATCATAGCAAACCAAGGAGGAAGCTGACGTGTCCGCAATGCGGCAAGGATAAGTGTTTTACGCCGTACGTGGACGTAACCACCGGTCAGATCGTTGGAGAGCAGTTTGGGGTGTGTGATCATAAAAATAAATGTGGTTACTTTAAATATCCAACAGGGAGCGAACTTGGGAACAATGATCTTTTTACCGATTCAAACAAAGTATTAAGGAGGTACAGACCTCCTATGGATCCGGATATAGCCAACTGCATTCCGGTAAGCAAGATGTTTGAGACGCTTAATCCTTTCGAGACATCCGATCTTCAGGATTATCTATCCAATATCTTCGGATCATATCATACCAATAGGGCATTTAGCTTGTATAAGGTGGGGATGATGAGATTCGGGGACTGGGGTAAGTGCTGTGTGTTCTGGCAACTGGATAAGAATTGGGTAGTGCGGACCGGAAAGATAATGGACTACGGGCCTGACGGGAAGAGGGTAAAGGTTCCCATGGATCACGTATGTTGGGTGCATATACTGGACGGTCAGGATTACCTGCTTAGGCAATGCCTGTTCGGGGAGTTTCTTATCAACTTCTATCCCAATGACGCTCCGGTGTATATAGTAGAGTCAGAGAAGACGGCTGTTATCTGCAATATTGTGTACCCTAGTAGGTTGTTTATGGCCTGTGGCGGTATCCATATGTTGAAAAGGGAGATGATAGAGGCATTGGGACGTAGGAGAATAGTCCTATATCCTGACAAAGGATCGGCGTTTAACGAGTGGAAGAAGAAAGTGGATAGGGATATGAAGGGAATGAATATAGAGATAAGCGATTTTCTCGAATCAAAACCCAATATAAATGAGGGAATGGATATAGCGGATTATTTTATCATTAAACAAATTTACAATGGCAAAGGTAGTTAACAATTACAAGAAATTCAAGGTGCTTGAAATAACAAGGCAGGAGATGATGGATAAGCTCACCAGATATGGGTGCTTAGGTATTTGCGATATGTGTAACAGGCCTACGTCCGTGGGCTATTATGTAGCGGTAATCAATCAATGGATGTGCGAGGACTGTTATAATGATTTCATTAAATCAGTTGACAGGTATGAGGAGGATATGAGAATAGAGAACAGAAATTTTGATAGATTCTGCAATCTATTTAATGTTGAGATAGAAGAAAAGGTATGAAAGAGCTGTCTTTAGCCCAGAAAGCTATGTTAAACGGATCTGTATGCCCGTATTGCAAGATCCCATCCACTATAATAAATACGGTGGAGGGGAAGCAAGTTGGGTGCGAGAAGTGTGGGGCTTGGATGAGATCCGATCCTTTCGGGAAACCGATGGGGAGGCTGGCTAAGCCGGATCTTCTTAGGAGTATGGATATGGTAATGACTGAGATTAATATATTTGCGTATAGAACAAAACGGGATGTACAGGATATTTACAAAAGCCTATCTGGTGAATTGGATATACCAATAGAACATGTATCCCCATATAAGATGTCTTTGCCATCATTACTTAATACCATGAGATATATTGAAAAATATGGTGATAATCATATACGGATATATGATAGAACCATGGTAAAGAAAGCTTGCCCTAGGCACGGAGCGGTGGCGATCGGGAGCAACGCCTGCCACGGGTGTCCGGAGTTCCTGTTCCATGTGGTAAACGACACGACCGATACGGTGGTGTGTGATATGGATATGAGTTATGGAGATCGCAAGAAGGATAAATATGAGCATTAGAGCTAATGATAATGGAACATTTGAGTATCGAATCAAATTGGATACCTTTAATAAAATAAATAATACATGTAAAATGAAGAAAATTTATTTTGTTCACAAACCAACAGGTTTTTATATTGGAGGCAATGTGAGTAGCGTAGAAGCTACAGTTTATAATAAAATGGTTAATATGGGGATGAGTAGCGAATTAGCCGATAAACTTAAAAAGGTAATAGGTACATTCCCTTGCACATGGGAGATACCAGATGAATTTGCGTCTGATCCATATTCGTATATGATTAAGCGTCTGGGATTGGAATATCCATCTTTTTTAAAGGAAGAGGATTTGGATATACAAGAGAATATAGATTTTGATGATGAGGAGGACGAAGAGGATGGGGAGATCGACTGAATATTATAGGACACATCCGGAAGCCAGAAAGAAGAAGGCTGAGACGGATAAGAAGATCAACGCCAGACCTGAGCAGAAAGCCAAGAGACGGGAGTTGGGTCGCAAGAACTACAAGACCGATAAGCTAAAGGGTAAGGCTTATCGGAAGGGGAAGGATCTATGCCATACGGCTAAGGGGTTAAGATATAAATCAAGATCAGCTAACAGAGGATCTAAATCCGATACGGCTGGCGATAGAAACGCACGAGGATGAACGATAATAGGATATGGAAGACGTCCAAGGAAATTATCATGGACGCCTATGAGAGGATAATGAAATACCAGTCGGGAGAACTTCTCCCGGCTCGTACTGGATACCCTTATCTAGACAAAGCTTTGCTGGGGGGATTTTACCCTCAACATGCGATAGCCATAGGAGCTAGACCAGGGGTTGGAAAATCCTATTTGGCGCAAAAGATCATGAACAATGTGATGAATGTCAACATCAATCCACAAGCAGATGATTATGTATGGTTAAGATGTGAGTTCGAGATGAATCCGGAAGACTTGGTATTACGTTCACTATCAAAAAAAATGAACAAAGACATAGAAGATATCCTCCTTCGTAAAATGAATGAAGAGGAGATGCTAGAAATGCAAAAATGTCTTAAACAAGAAAATTCAAACAGAATAACGTATATACCCATACCTACAACAGTTGATGAGCTTAAAGATTTTCTATGGAATGTATATATGCCGGCGAATAAGGATAAGAAAATTGTATTTGTATCCATAGACCATACAGCTCTTATACAAGGTTCGGGTGATGCCAAGAGGAATATAGATAGTTTGATGAATATGTGTAATATAGCCAAAAGAACGTTCCCAAACATCTTCTTCCTTATCGTATCGCAACTTAATCGAGAGATAGAGGGCAGACGTGATCCGAAGGATCATATGCCAAGGCAGTCTGATTTCTATCAGTCTGACTCATTGGGGCAGCTGTGTACGGCTATGGTAGTGTTGAATATCCCAAGGAGATACGGGTACTCCTCATACATGCAATTTCCGCAAGGATGGTATCCTAATCTGGAACGTTTCAAGAGCGAGTCAAGACGATCCTTCCGTGTGGATGGATTATTGTTCCATCATATCGTAAAGGTCCGTCAAAGATCATTGGAGGAGATTGACGCTATACATGTAGATATCATGAAAGGATATGAGCGATATTATCCTGATGGAGGGGTGGTGCGCCAAGAAAGACCGGGAGGCTCGGATGCCCCCGTGGGTAGCGGCAAGCCGGACACGACCGTAGTGACGCTTCCGCCCCCACCTCCCGGTGTTCCATTGGAGCAACAATATATACCGCCCAGTGATGATTTCAATGTAGTACATGACGAAACACCTTATTGACATGAGATTGAGACATAATTACTTGCTTGTAGTGATAAAGGTGCTGGAAATGTTCTTAAAGACCGTATTGTCGGTTGAGGATAAGATGGGGATAAAGGAAATTATATCCTCGTTAAAGGAAATGGCTAAATACAGCATCAGATATATCATAAATCGGGAACGGGAAAAGGAGATCATGAGTATCTGTGATGAGGTATCCAATAAAGTACAGGAGTATAAAAGGATAAATGACAACTCAATGATATTGGAATTGGAGAACCTAAAAAGGGAAGTTGTGGCGGTGGAGGATCTTCTTAGCTCATACAAGGGGGTTCTTGACGCCGAACTGGTGATAGCCGAGGATGATATCAGAATCATACGGGACAAGATCGCTATAAGCCTGAGGGAGGACGGAACATGTAAGAGCATGACTGATGCTGATAAAAGGGCTAGGGTGGACGTAAGATACGAGAGGGCGTTAGAGGATTATCGAATCCTTCTAAGATGCGCCAATACGGTTAGGGCTAAGATGTCGGTTGTAGGGCATCTTAACCAATCTATAAATCAATCTATATCAGTTGGTAGAGTTGGTATGGCTAATGAATCTTATACGGTAAAACAATATGAAAAAGGGAAAGAGATTATCGAAAGCAGACGCCCTTAGGGTGTTGACAAAGGCTTACAATTTAATAAAGAATGATAATTATGCATTTATATGCATAGCAATAGAAAGAACAGCGATTGAATTATCACTTGCTGAAAGATCATGTGTGGCGTGTTATCTTATACCAGAACTGAAGATGTTCAAACCTGTAAACAGAAAAAATGGAGATTTTTGGTTTCATTCATCAAAGAAAAACATAAGGTTACATATAATAGAGACGCTAATAGATATATATAACGGAAATGATCATCCCGATATAGTCGAGAGGGTAGCCAGAAAGATCAGGTCAATATTTTAACTCATTAGCTTATGTATATAAATTTTGAACAGATGATGACATCAGGATTAACGATGTCTGATGTCGGGTATCTCTTGATGATCCGGCAGAAAGAGGAGATGGCTAGCGTCATTCCAAAGGAGAAAATAGATAGTTATAAAGCATCTGGTTATATCGAGCTTCAGAAGAATGGGAAGTGGAAGATAACGCCAAGGGGAGGGTCGCTGCTGATGCTGATAGAGACACCCGGCCTGACACCGGAGGTCGAGGGGATCCGGGACCGTATCGTTGGTGTGTATAACGATATGGGTAAGGATACAGGAGCTATCAAGGAGGTAGAGAAACGGCTCGTATGGTTCGTAGCTAATACCAACTTCAAGGAGGGACCTATAGTAAGAGCCGTAATATCCCACATAGATCTTAAACGTGAGTATACGATGAGATTGGATAACTTGATATGGAAACCATCAAATGTATATAGTGTGCATATGAGTTTATCGGAATCAACGTTATTCGATACGATCATAAAAATGTATGGCATGACGTCTGACTTGTATCTTAGGGAGAACAAGAACAAGGAACTGGCATGGTTGTTCGCCATAAGCCGGCTCCCGGATCCTCCCAAGAAAATGGATAAGGAATACGCTATCACAGGCGATGTTAAGATGGACATCGAAAGGATATCGGATATAAAAAAAGAATTAGGTAGAAGATTAAAAATGTCGATTTAGTATGGAAAGAAAAGAAGTTGAAAAAGTAGTCAAGGAAACGATATTCGAGAAAATGGGTGAGTTTACGGGTCTTAATCATGCCGCCGAGATCAATAACGAGGATGATCTGGAAACTGACATGGGTATGGATCCCTTGGATTTCGTAGAGGTGGTGATGGGGATTGAAGAGAAGATGGATATAAGGATTCCGGATGATGTCTTTGGCGATAAATCTGTCGATGAACTAACTGTAGGGATTTTTGTGGATATGTTGTATGATTGGGTTAAGGGTAAGTAATGGATTTCGGATATGATGATTGGGAAGAGGGGTTAGAGACCCCTCTTGTCGATGATTGTGATGACGATCATGAGGAGGAAGAATATGATTTCAGTTAAGGAGTTAAGACCGGGCAATCTTGTAAAAGACAAAGCTGGTGATATATGGAGAGTAGGGTGCGTTACCGGTATGCGTAATGAAAGTGGATCATTAATCCTTGAACGTGAGGTTGATGATGGGATAATGAAATGGTATTCAGGGGAAGATGATGTCATGCCTATTGAGATAGACGATAACCTTCTTGACGCTATCGGTTTCAAGAGTGACAAGAATAGGGACGTATATCGTGGACACGGGATGACCATGGAGGTTTTTGGCGACGAGTATTATCTCGGACTTAGGGATATGGAGGATGACCTGAGCGAGCTTATCCAGATAAGGTATTTGCATAACCTACAGAATATTTCGATGGATTTATATGGGCGTGACATAAATACGGAGAGGCTTTATGATCGTTCCGGAGAATAACTTGCTATGCAAGACGATAGGCGGTGAGAAGGTGCTTGCCGCATCCTACTCACAGATAGACACGTTTGTTCAGTGTCCGTATAAGTGGTATAAGACTTACGTGGAGGGTCACAGATCCACGGAGAAGCACGAGGCTACGTCATATGGTACGGTTATCCACCAGACAATGGAGTATTTCTTCAAGAACGGATGTAGACCTTCTTATGAGGATATGAGTAAGGCTTTCAATTACTATGCGGATATAGAGAAGATTCCTTTTGATAGCGTAAAATCCCAGATCGAGTCTATGCAACATGCGGCTAGGCTAATAAGATGGATTGTGGGGTTGTTTGAGAAGGATGCTGCTGGCAATTATAAGAAGGCATGGTCTGATCTTACGCCAATGGAGAAGGTGATCCGGGGGTCGAGACCGGTAGGCGTGGAGGAGGACTTTGTCTTGCCCTATAAGCTGCCCAAGCCTCTTACTTTGGATGGCGTTACGTACGATAAGGTACATATCATAGGATCGGTGGACTGGCGTGGAGAGTATAAGACAAAGGACAGGATAGCCATGTATACGATAGACTGGAAGTCCGGGAGAAAGTTATTCGATGAAGATAAGCTGCTTCATAATCTCCAACATCCGATATACGCCTTTTACATACTCAGAAAATATAAGGTATTGCCGGATATGTGCAGCTATTTCTTTACCCGCATGCTGGACAATCAGAACGTGAAGGTAGATAAGGAGAAAGTAGAGAGATCGGTCAAGGAACTTAACGATATTCTCCTTGACATGTATGATTTCGAGACAAATAAAATAGATAGCTATCAAGCTCACGTTTGGGACGACGCCAAACAGGGGTATAAGTACGAGAAGCGCTACCTCATGGGACGCCAGCCGGCCTGCCTTGAACCCCGCCCCAAGCCCTTGTGTTTTTGGTGCGATTTCTCGATCCACAAACAAGGGACATGCAGGTACTCATCGGATTGGGATGAGTCAAAAAGAAAGAATAAAAAAGATTAACTTTATTAAAAAGCCTAGGTAAATATCTAGGCTTTAATTATATTTGTGCCAATAAATAAACGATTATGGATAAAAACGAAAGAGAAAAACAGGTATTGGATCTTCTGATGTCTAGAAAGGATATCAGGAAATTGGTAGAGAAATCAAATGAATGTTATTCTAAAATGGATTTCGTTGGTGCCATGAAATGCCGGCAGGAGATAAAGGATATCGTAGACCGGGAATCGAAGATCATGTTGACAAAAAGCGAGTCTTTGGTGAGTTTGATGAACAACGCTGATAATGAATATAAATTCAATATGTTGGTATGGCTACATTCCATGATGTGTATGGCAGATGTGTTTAACGGGATATTGGAGGATTTCAAGGATGGGGTAAGGAAAGCCAATGGCAACTCTAAGTTCGTTAAATTCGATAATCTGGATCGGTTGATGACAGAATGCAAGAAGGAGATTGATTACCTAATGAAAGGTACAAGTAAATCGTTTCAGATATCTTTCGCCGTAAGAAGCGATGAGTTAAGGGAGATGATAGAGAATATGGTTGGAGACAATATCCGAGAAGGGTATGACATATTCAAGGAAGAGGCTAAGATGACCAAAGAGACAGACAGGAGCAAGATAGAGGAATTTAATAAAAGGCTGGACCATGAGTAAATTTGATGTAAAGATAGGTGATATAGTTCATACCCAGATAGGAATAGGAGAGGTGATAGCCATAAGCAAGACCAAAGAGACTTTGATGGTAAAAATGGACGATGGGCGGGAATGTGCGATAAGACTAGAGTACGTGAAAGACGTTTTTGATAACTACAGAGATGACATATAAATTAAGGCCATATCAAGAGGAGTGTGTTAAAAGTATCTCCGATTACATAAACTCTGATAGACATGATCCGGTATTGATCATAGGTCCTGTAGGTTGCGGTAAGTCACTTCTGATAGCAGAAGCGGCTAGATTGATGGGAGATAAGACGCTGATTTTACAACCATCAAAAGAATTGCTGCAACAGAACCACGACAAGATAACGTCGTATGGCATACCGGCTACCATCTACTCCGCTTCCTGTGGCAAGAAAGAGCTATCTAACATGATATATGCCACGTTAGGATCTATCAAGAAAGTTGTTGGTCAGCTTAAGGAGATGGGAATCAGAAACGTATTGATAGATGAGGCTCATGCCGGATACAGTCCTGAGGATGGCAGTGAGTTCATGACATTCATGAATGAGCTGAAGCCGAGAAAGGTGATAGGGTTTACAGCCACGCCATGTAGACTTAAAAACATGTCGATAGGACAGACATCATATTCCCAACTTAATTTCATCACTCGTATGAGACCGGTGTATTTCAAGAATCTGATTCACGTGATACAGGTAGAGGAGATGATAAGGCAAGGATTTTGGACGCCTCTTAAGTATGAGACATGGGATTTCAATGGAGATGCCCTTAAACTCAATTCTAACGGCTCCGAATATACGGCTGAGTCTATTAGTGAGGCGGTGAGAAAAAATGGCTTAAACAACCTTATTTTGCGTCGATTGATGGTATTAAAAGACGTATGTAGATCTATACTGGTGTTTATGGATTCTGTTGAGAGCTGTAATACTGCCGCCGAATGGATAAACGCCAAGATATGTGCCGGCATGGCGGAGGTGGTTCACGGAGGCACGCCAAAGAAACAGCGGGAGGCTATAGTCGAGGGGTTCAAGTCGGGTAAGACGAAGGTAGTGTTCAACTATTCCGCCCTCGGTACGGGATTCGATCATCCGGGTCTGGACTGCGTGATAGTAGGGAGACCGACGTTCTCGTTCTCATCGTATTATCAGTGGCTTGGAAGGGCAGTCCGTATAAAAGACGGAAAGGATAGTGCTTTGGTCGTTGATTGTTGTAACAACTCGTCAAGGTTCGGTGATATAAGGAAACTTAGTATAGAGAACTACAAGGGGTATGGATGGGGAATGTTTATCGGCGATAAGCTAATAACTAATATCCCGATGGGGGATAAGGTAACGAAAACAGATCTGGATATCAAAGCCGCCAAGAAAGATCGTAGGAGGGGGCTGGCGCAGGGCGTAACCGCCGCCCCTGTTCCCGGAAGGCCGGATCATCCCCTTGGCTCTACGTTAATGACATTCGGCAAGTATTGTGGATGGATGTTGCATTCGATCCCAGTATCGTACTTCAAATTCATAAACGAGACATTTGACTGGGATAATGACAGGAACAAGGATATAAAAGAATACATAGATTTTTTAATCAAAAACAACAGATTATGACAGGATGTATATATCATGAGGCTGATCTTGACGGAGTAATGTCAGCGGCTATAGTAAAAAAGTATTTCAAAGGGGACATTGATCTTCTTCCTTACAATTACGGCAAGGAAATACCTGACGTGAATAAATATGATAAGGTGTTTGTAGTTGACGTGTCATTTGGCGATAGAACGATATTCTTATTCGACGAATGGGAAGACAAGGGGATAGATGTCACATGGATAGACCACCATAAGACGGCGATAGAAGCTGTGAAGGAATATAATGTCAAAGGCAAAAGACGTATCGGAACGGCGGCTTGTGAGCTTACGTGGGAATATCTTTTCGATGATATCGAAACCCCTGACGTGGTAAAATTATTGAGCGCTTATGATGTATGGGATCATGATCGCTTCGAATGGAGTGACGTTCTTTCATTCCAATATGGGATGAGAGGGTATTGCGGGCTTGACGTTGACATGGTCAGGGAGGTGCTAAACAAGGCGAATGGCGAGTTTGTTTCTGATATGATAAGAAATGGCGAGGCCATAATAGAATATATCATCGAGAAAAACAGAGGAGAAATGAAGATGTTCTCATTCGAGGCAGATATATTTGGATACAAGGCGATATGTATGAATACTACGGAGTTTAACTCCACCACATTCGAGTCTATGTACGATCCTAGAAAACATGATTTGATGATGCCATTTTGCTGGAACGGCAGATTCTTCAGATGCTCGTTCTATACCACCAAGGAGGAGGTGGATGTCTCGGCGCTGGCACGCAAGGCCAACCCCGGTGGCGGCGGTCATAAGGCGGCTGCCGGCTTCCAGCTTAGCGTGGAGGATATGATGGGATTTTTGAAAGAAAGGAGGATATGATATGGTAGGGTTGATATCTATTATTATAATAATAGTAATCTCCTTTGCCATGATGATGGAGGGATGGGAAAAATATGATTCACAAAAGTTTTACACAGGATTGCTTGTAATAGGCATAAGTATCATAATGATATTTCCAGTAATGCAATATAATATGGAGAATATGAAAAGCGTATACAAATTCAAGAAACTTAAAGAGATGAAGCTAGATGATTATGGATTCGGTCTGTTCGAGTACAATGGCTCTCTTTATTTCAAGGAGGCAGAGGGTGAGAGATGCTTTGATGTAAGAAGCGGGAATGAGGTTGTTATCGGTAAAGATAAGATTGTAACGGTCTTGGAGGATTGATCATGAGAAAGCTTAATGACACCAACAGGACAAGGAAGAGGAGCGTACGGCACTCGTGGATAAAGGCGGGTCCGGGGATCCAACGCTGCGCTATTTGTGGGATCACGAAGCGAAGTGAGTATATAGACGGGAAGACCGTTCATTGCGTGCATCTATCATCTGGTGAGCTTTACTCTATGACAGGTGAGACGCCAGAATGCAGGGATCTTAGTGAATTTTATTAATCTAAATTACGAAAATATGACATGGTATAATACTTACGAGGAGATAAAAGCCAAATATCCGGATACTGTTTTTGAGGAATATTGGTTGGTAGAAGAAGATGTCGCTAAATTAATGAGGCATGAACCTATTATAAAAGGATGGGCTATAATCAAAAATGATCCTAATATAGATAGTAACATTATATCTAGTAACAAATCAAATATCAATGCTATTGAAGCCGATAAAAATGAGGGCGATGAGCGCAATATATTGTTGCATATTGGGATATTATCCCCATTTAATGATGATCCAGTAATAATAATAAAACAAAAAGGAGTTTAAAATGAAGGAGGAATTTTATAAGTATCAAAAGGTGGTCTATGATGGCGATGTGTTTGAGGTAGTTGAGACCGCTGATAAAAGTGGAAGAATGAGAATCAGACTATGGTCGGATGAAGTAGATGAGATTATTTGGGTTGATGAGGAGATGGTCGTATCATTAGGTAGGGCTATTAAGTTAAAACTTATTGATGAGGAAAAGGTAGACAATGTAAACGCTTACGATCTTTCCCGTTTCAATAATATTAATAGTGCATCCATCATTAAAGCCCACCAAGAGGAGGTAGCCAAGGCATGTAAGACTGCCGTAGGGAAAG